GTGCCTTTTTTAAATAATTTTGATAATGATTTAAATTCATTATCAGTAACTTTATTTTCATTTGTAACTTTATTTTCATTTGCCGCGTTGTACATATCATTAATAAATAAAAAAATTTATATTATTTTGTCTATTAATAATGAGAGAAATATTTGGATGGTATGCAGGTTTTGTTTATTCATTATATTTGTTGCCACAAATTATAAAAACTTATACTACAAAGAGTGTTGAAGATTTATCAGTAGTGTCTTTGTGGATAACATTCAGTGGTGGATTGGGTATGTTTATATATTTAATTGGACAAGATAATTTATATCCAGTCAAATTTAAAAATATTATTGGATTATTATCAATTACTACTCTTTTGGTTTTATATTACAAGTATAAAAAATAATTGTAAAATGTTAAATAATAAAATGAATTTACCATTAGAAATTGTGAAAGATATATGTGATTATGCTGGAATCTGTTGCTATATTTGTGAACAACAATTATATCCTTGGAATATGATTTCTAATTCACAATTTTTATTATGTAATAAAGAATGTTATTTATAAATTAAAAATCTATTTTGCGATGATTATCATTCATCCAATCTCCAGACGCATTTTCGGCATCTCCGTCTGCGGTCTTATTTCCATCAACGGGATCTGTATCATGTCTTACGTCTGTAGTCTGTCGTCCGTCGTGCGTTTCTGCAATATAATCAAGATGTATACCAGTATTTGTATATTTATCTGATTCATAATCTATTTTATATCCTCTATCTTCTAAAATACCCAAAATCATTGATGTTATATATGAATATCTTTGAGACGAGAAACACATTATATCATTAGGAATTACAGGATGTATTAATGGATTCGGAGCAGATATTTGTTTAACATCATTAATTAAATCAAGACCATAGTTCTTTAGTCCTGAGAGTCCCCAGGGCCTCTTACCATCGTATGTTTTTGTGTTTTTATGGTGTAGTAAGCCAGCTGCCACTGCGCGACTATCATAAACAGTTCCAATCGGCGTATCAGAGTCATCATTATAATTATTTCCAGATAAATCTTTCCAATCATCTGGCATTGCGGTCCAGCCGCTAAACGGAAAATTTGAGCCTGTCAATACATCTTTCCTACCTATAATTGCATGATTAAGAGAAACCGGTTGTACTTTTTTTTTAAATTCATCGAAATGCATATATGCATTTCCTGAACCATCATCGTACCAGGCGACGGTATTTTGAGCTCGTAAACCTTTTTCAAAATGTAAATTCCCGCTTCCAGGTCCAAAATTATCTTCAATCGGTATTCCGACTAAATTATCAAAATGATTTAGTTTGTTTTTCATGTCATTTATGACGGCATCAACTCCTATTTTTACTCCATCATCGTCAACGAATTCTGCAACATCATCATTATTCTCTGGAATAATACCATCCCAGTGAGCAAAACGTCCACCGTCCCAATACATTTTATGTTCTTTGTCTACAGTACCATCTGGTTTTCTTGGAGTCAAAAGTCTTTTATACTCTCTTAATCCAGCTTTCCCTGTATAATAAAAGCGCCGATCGTCTGCTCTATTTTTTCCTGCTATCTCATTCATTAATGTGGCACTGGAGCCATTGCCCGAGGGGTCATTGAAGTCCCACGCACCATTGTGGGTATTGTTCACATTATCCCACGAAGGATTACCGTCGGTGCGAATATACCATTCATCAGGCCATTGGAGCGATCCAAAACCAACCCACGGCGCCTGTGTCTGTGAATCTTGACCGTATCCAGAATTATTTCGATCTTCCAACGAATAAAACCCATCTCTTCCCTCTAACATACTCAAGTTGTAGTTATCTCTATTAGTTGACATATCACCTCTCCATAATTTAGGATAATATGAATTATCTCTTGGTGTAACATCCTCCCAAAAATCATCGTATTGTGTTCCAACACCCAATGTGTGAAGTATTTCATGAATAATAGTCATAACCATCATATTATGTTTGTTATCATTAATGTAATAATCGTCCCACACGGTGCCGCTGCCGTCAATTGCGGCTTTGGATCTTTCTACAACACTATTAGATATAACGATTCTAGCAGGACTAACTGTTATTATTTCGTTTTCGTCGTCGTCGACGTATATGGATTCTTGTCGAGGGACGGCAGCTCCAGCAGAATTCAAATCGGCTTGTTCAATTGTTATTAACTCATTTGCATCTTTAGATGCATATGTGTCATTTCCAAAACTATCTTTTTCGTTATATCCAACTAAAAATCCATGAATATAATCAAGAGCAATGTCAACAGAATCCTTCAAAGCTTGTGTAGGTCTTGTTGAGCCTGGTGTTTGACCACCACGCGCTTCGAATTGATCCTCTGTTTCATTTTCATCTGGTTGATTTACAGTTCCAGTATATTTATCTCCGTTCGCGTCGAGATACAATCCGTAAATTATTTTAACATTTAATCTAAATGGTTCTGGATTATATTTTGGAACATTATAATTATCAAAAAAAGATTCGTAATAAGCTTTTTTATCATTTAAATTGCTCTCATCAATATTGTTGATTTCGGATTCTTCTTTGAATTTTTCTTTAATTGCTTTTAATTTTTTATGCATCTCAAGTATTGCATCATTACTTTCTGTCTCAACATCACTTTCAACAGTGTCTTTAATATATTTAACACACTCATATAAACCAACTGACTTATCTTTTAAACTGTTTTTAGTTTCTGCATCGTTAATATTCATATTTTCTGCACTTTTTTCAATAATTTTTTTCAAAAAATTATTTTCATCAGTAAAATCCAATTTTCCCGAAGATTCAGATATTACATTCGCTATTGCTTTCATTGTAGCTATTTTAATATTTTCTTCAGTTTCGCTAGTGTCATTAAAAACATTATTCATTCCAGACAATAAAATTTCCATTTGTAATGCACCCGAAGAAAACTTATTTGCATTTTCGACATCTGTAGTTGTGTCGTAAGGATTTGTATTTATATTTATTCCAAATGCTGTTTCAAATTTTTGTTTTTGACTCTCATATGATCCAATATTTATTGATTCCTCAGACTCTTTTAAACCGGTAGCTAAAATTGATGATAACGCTGTCGCTTGTGAATATTTTGTACCAGGTATTCCAATTGCACTAAAATTTTCACCAATAATAGATTGTTCTTTCGTCAATGTATCAAAGCCTGATGAATCTACACAAGATGTATATATCTCAAATAAATTACCATTGTGATTCAAATTATTATATGGTATATTGAAAAATCCATAATTATCTGTTCTTATTTCTTCTCCGTCATAAATTGAATTTCCTGAGAAATCTTTGAATTCAACTTTCCAATTCATTTTAGGACCACCTAAAGATGTTCCTTGTCCATCTTCTAAATCATCTATAATACCTTCTAATAATATCCAATATCCAACATCCAGATCTAATGTCAAATTTTCATCATATGTATCTAATCTTTCCCAATATTCACTTGTAATACTAGTTCCGTCTGGAATAGATTCACCTAATGGTAATCGATAAATATATCTATAAATAGAATAACTATTTAAATTCCAATAAGAAACTGCATTGCTCCAACTAATATTATTTTCATCACTTAAAGCTTTCATAACCCATACTTTTTGAAAGTCACTCATTAATATTTTTTATCAACAACTTTCGTGTACTTTTATTTTAAAAAAAAACAGAGAATTACCTAAAATACTAAAACAGGTAAATATATTTTATCTATTCAAATTGATTAAATTTAATTGGTCTTTTATCATCAATATAATTTTTGAATTCTTCTGGAAATTTATTTGCAAGTTTTACAAATTTTTTGGGAGTGAACAGTGGATTTGGATTATCTAACATAAATAGATAATCTTCAATAGGAATATAGTCTTTTTCATCTAGTTCAATTATTTCCTTAATAACTTGCTGAATATGCTTTTCTAACAAATTAGAAGTCATTTTCTAGTATTAATAGTATATTTGTATATTAATTTATATAACGATAAGGTTCATTTTTATATGATTTATATAAATCGTTGTTTGGTTTTAACCAATAATCCAATAAAATCAGGACATATATGTGTGTTTTTGATTTTAATAATTTTACCAGTAGAATGATTCCAATTGTCTATAACATTATTTACACAAAATGTAAGTGTTAAATCAAATTTTTTTGCAAATCGATTTTTTTTATGTACTTGATTGGAAACATTTTCTAGCCATTGATCATTATTTGAATCAATAATATCATAATTATGTTTTTCAATTTGCCATTGGTGTTTCATAAAACACCTACATGCTTTGCAATCACCTGGATAATATAACTCATAACTCCAGTTATTTTTTTTTAAAGATTTGATAAAAGCACCAAATTTTTTTTGATGTTTTTTATGTTTAACATAAGATATAAATCTATGTTTCCATTTTTTACATATATTAATATGTTCTTCCAATGTTAATTTTGGTTTAACACTAATATCAATTTTATAAAAATCTGAATTTTTATAAAATTTATTATAACATATTGTATAATCTTCTTTATATTTTCCAAGGATTTGTTCTTCAATAGTAAGTATAGAATGTTTTTTTGAACATACATAAGAAAAACTATGTGAACGAAGCATTTGCATAATATTTTTTTGAATACAAATTTGTAATTCAAACATTTTATTCAAGAAACTATTGATATTAGTACAGCAATGAATTCCATTATTTAAACATTCTAGTGATTCACTAGGCAATGAAAAGAAATCATTTTTAGGTATAAGCCACGGAATAATATTGTGTATCAGATGTGAAGGTATTTTACCAATTGTATTAGAACATTCGGGTTTAAGTTGACATAAAAGAATTGTATGAACAATATTTTTAACATATTGAGAATGTTCTTTATGATTTTGAATAGTCCAACAATAATCATGAGAAATCCATTGTTTACAATTTGGTATATAATCATGAATAATACACATTATAGCTTTTAATAAAACAGAAATGAGTATTTTGGATTGTTTGTAAAAATAATTGTGTTTCATTTTAAGTAATTGATACCACGTATTATTCCAACTAGTAGCAGATTGTGACTTTATATTTTGAATATAATTATGAATATTATCATTGTCTTCTCTAAAATATGATTTATTAATTGTATATTGGTTGATAAAAGTCAAAAGTTTTGTAAAAGTATTAATTGCTTTTTTAGTATTGTTTAAATAATAATAATTCATACACAAACCATCAATAACATTTTCTAATGGAAAATCATCTGGAATGGAATTATTTTTATACCAAACTAGTGAAATTTGAACATTAAATTCAAGTAAAAATAATTTAAAATGATCATTATCAATTTGTGAACATCCTTCAAAACTTATGTTATTTAACAATGAAACGCGGCGGTCGCCTTTGGTTAAAGCGCCGAGATTTTCTAATTTATTGGTTAATCCGTGGAAAAATCTTAATTCACTTGGAATATTTGTAACTATAAAAGTAAATTTTGGTAATTTTGATGAATTTGATCTATGTGTCCTTCCGAATTGTTGAACAAGTATGTCCGCTGATTTCGGTGGTTCAACAATAATATGATGTCGTATCTTATTATTTATATTTTTCTGTGAATGAAGTGATATACCAGATGATCCAGATCTAGTAATAATTGCAATATTTTTAACACCATTTTGAAATTTTGAAATTTCTGAACGTATATGTGGTACATTTATCCACTGCTTACTTGTAATATCTCTTCTTTTTGTTCTTCCAGATATTTCTGCAACATTATCTGAACCAAATTCATCTATTATTAAATCAATAGGATTTCTAGAAAATTCAATAATATTTCCAAAAGAATCTAATATTTGTGAATTGTTATCAGATTGTTCATATTTATTGAATAAATCTTGTAAACATGAATCATAATTTCTATTGCATGATGATTCTCCAGTCGTTTGTAAGCCAATTATAACAGATTCATTGTTATTAATAGATTTTCTTATTTCCTGTATTGCAAGTTTAATTTTAAATCCAGTAATAAGATACTGATAAAAATTGAAATTATCAAAAGTATTAACATATTGTATATTTCTCCATTTGTGAGTTAAAATATTAAAATAATCCTCTTCATAATTCGACAGTTTATAAGATTTAACATCAATAAATATTCCATCAAATCCCAATTGTCTGCTTATTAGCTTTCCAGAATGTTTTAATTGTAAAGCGGTCATTTCCATTGCCATCGGTCCATAATGCTCCAACAGTTTACAAAAATTTTGATGATTGCATTTCCATAAACCAAGCCGATCCATATAATGCATTTCCGAAATAGAACTAGCTGCTGTTGCGGTACTGTAAATGACTCTAGGATTGTATATTTCATTTTGTAATGTAAGAACCATGTTTGCTTTTTTTGAAGAATATGATTTTGCAATGTGAGCTTCATCAAATATTATAGTAACATTATTGTTGTTATAACCTAACCAGTTTAATATAGTATTGTAATGTTTTTCATTTATCAATGAACCGTAGGTTGTATAAAATACTCCGTTTGATGATTTTTTTAAATCTTTTTGTTCTAACCAAGGTGTTTTTTTTGTTTGTATATCTTGAACTATATGAAATTCATTTTTAGCATCATTTTTCAAATTTTTATTAATACTAATCCATAATGCTCTATATTCTTTATGATTTCTTAACCATAACTCAGTCAGAATACCACTAATTGTTCTACTTTTACCTACGCCAGTTCCATCTCCTAAAAAAAATCCTCTTTTGCAGTTATTGATTGAATTATCTGATTCAATGCTATTAATTGCATAAGCTATAGCTTCCGTTTGCACGTCAGAAATGTAATGATTACATTTATTTGAATTTGTTTTCAATAATAGTTTAGTATTTATAACTGGAAGAGATACGGATGCCATATTTTCAGATTCATATACAAGACTGGGATGTTTTATCGATCTTTTTCTTTTGTATGATGAATTCCATTTACTGTAAACATTATTTTGCATTAATTAAAATAATTTACTTTGTTTTATGTTAATTATTTAGATTCATAAATTAATAAAATGATATAAAAGGATATAAAAATGAGTTACATTTTTATAATTAATTGGTATCAAAAATGAGCATTTCTCTATCAAAGATAGATGAATATGAAGTATTATTTGATATTAATGGTAAAACAATTCAAAATGATGTGGAAGACACAAATAATAAAATAATTATTTGTAAGGACTGCAATATTCCTGGAACAACTCATGGTTTAGACATGTGGGAATGTCCGAGTTGCGGCGCTTATTTAGAATCACTTATAGATAATAGTGCAGAGTGGCGAATGTATCCTGATGGATCAAGACCAGAATCAATTCGATGTAGCACAGTTGTAAATAATTTATTGCCGCAATCTTCAAAAGGAACAATTATTTTATCAAATTCAAATTCAAATTATAGTATGAGAAGAACACAAAAAGTACATTCATGGTCAGCTATGACTTATAAAGAAAGATGTTTAAATAATATATTTCAAGATATAACATTACGTTCATTAAATGGATGCATATTGGGAAATGTAACAAAATTGGCTCACGAATACTATAAAACAGTGTCCGAATTATATATCGCGCGCGGAGTGATGCGTAAAGGTTTAATTGCAGCCTGTTTGTTTATGGCATGTAAGAAACAAGGAGTTCCTCGAACATGTCAAGAAATAGCCGAAATATTTCAAATCAGTGACAAATGGGTAACTAGAGGAAACAAAAAATTTACAGAATTATGGTCTAGAGCTGGCAAAGAACATATTAGTTACAAAGACGATTGTCAATCGATGGATTATTTAGCGAGATTTTGTTCAAAATTATACCAGGATGATGGAGAGCTTTTAAAAAAATCGAGAGATGTGAGTTCAATATGCAAATCGAATTCAATATTATCACAAAACACACCTGTATCAATTGCCGCAGCTTCTATTTATATGGCCACAACATTGTTAGATATAGATACTAAAGTTTTAAGAAGTGATATTGCAGAAGTAGCTAAAACATCTCAAGTTACAATCGGAAAATGTTACAAAGAAATGTTAAAATATCCACAATTTTTCGATTCGCAGCGCAATAAGAATATAATGTAATTAATAATTAATGAGTTCGAACCGTTTAAGATATGATACATGTGCTTATGAGACACAATTATCCGAAAATGTTGATTATTTGTCCTATTTATTGGACCCAAGTCGTTATTATAGATGCAGTCCCTGCAGACCGGAATTAGGTATTGTTGGTGGCAACAATGTTAGTCAAGTTAAAGGAAATTTAGTTGATTTAGAAAATGATTTACGCGGACAAACCCGCTTAAATACTAATTGTCCAGCTAAGAAAAACACATTTATGCCGACGCAAGATAATATGATAAGAATACCAGGCGAATTTTCTAAATCAGATGTTGAAATTGATGCAAACAAGTTACATCTACCACCATGTCAGATGATAAGGTACGAACCTGTGCCTTTACCACCAGGTTTAGATTTACCTAAATGCCCACCACCCGCACACCAGATGCAATTTCCTAAGAAATATAGTTCTTAATAAAAATAATATTTTAGAGTTCTAATAATGAGCTTCAATCGTTTGAACTACGATATGTGTCAATACAAACAATCTATTTATGAGTCAGCTGGTCCAGGAAGTTATATGCTGGCGACTCCATCTACTAGTTGTGACTATTGTTATCCAAAGCCTCCAACCGTTCGTTTACAAAAAGGTGGTGATAGCATTAATAGAAACAAACCATTGGTAGATACCGACGGCGAATTAAATAATCGTCATCGTCACGCCTCAAAATGTCCTGAAAATAGACTTTTTTCTGACATGAAAATTCCTAAAACTGCTGCGAAAATTAGACCTTCTTTGCGTGAATTGAAAGAACCAAATTACGCAAAATTTGAAGAAAGTTTCACAAACTTTGAAGATAATGGACAAGGATTAACACACTGGGATGATTGTTTTAATCATACAATTGAATCAAGACATGTAGATCCAGCATCTAATTTAAGAGGAACGGGATTCGATAGATGGGAATATTTATGCTTCAATCCACAAGATAAAGCAACAATTCCATTTGATTATAATGTATCAAACCGTCTTTTGGTAAAAGATAACCACAGACCTTGCATTCCAAAACCTATTGATCCAAAATCAGGATCACCACCAGCATCGGGTAATCCATTATGTGAAAAAACTATTCCAGTTTGCTCAGTTCCAACAACACCAAATAGTTTACCTTGCAAAAAACACCCATACTATTCTTCTTAAATGGAATTAAACAATTCAATTTGCGTAAAATTGCTTAATATGAATTTATTAATAATTTCATTATGGATAGCAAAGATGAAAGAATTGTTTTTTTAATCAGACAAGAATATCGTGATGAAAATAAGAACAAATCTGAAATCAAAGTAAAATATAACAATTTTGCTGAAAAGTATCCTAAATTATTTGATATGATTTGTTCTGATAATTGTGATGATAATCTACTAAACAAAATGTTAAGTGCAAAACGTTTAGTCAACAATGGTTCTATGAGTCAACATGACGCTTCAGTTAAAGTAGGACAAGATTTAGTAAATAAATATGTAATTCCAAATCTACCAAATGATTCAAATAATTAATTGATTAACTTACAATTGGACCTACATTTTCGAATGAAGTCCAACCATGATTGGCAGGTAATGGCTTCGATGTAGATAATTTAGCATTTTCAGTTAAAGTGCTGGTGTCATGCGCAGCACCGTAATAACGCGAAGGAAATCCTACTGCGCCACCTTTTTTAACAGCCTTTTTAGTATTTCTCTTTCTTTTAATAGTCTTTTTTTGACGTTTTTTCAACATGGCACGTTTTACCTTGAGAGTCTTTTTTTTACCACCGGTTAATGCAGATTTTCTTGGCATACTAAGTTATATTAATCTAATATAAAAATAATAACTTGTTTATGGAAAGTGTCATCAAAATGTCTATATTGTTTGGAGTGATTTCCCTTTGTGTTGGATATTTTGGAGAGTTTATATCAAAAGATGTGATTTTAGAAAAAAAGCTAGAGTTAGAGAAAAAGAAACAAGAAACTTTTACAAATATTATTGAGGAAGATAAAAAATCTCCGAGAAATAAGATAGTATATTTGGATATTGTTATAAAAGATTTTATGACAGATGATAGAACTGTAAGAATATTCATCGAACTTTTTTTCAATAAAGTACCAAAAACTGCTAGAAACTTTTATGAATTATGTAAGAAGAACAAATATGCAGGTGTTCCTTTTCACCGTATTATAGCTGGATTTATGGTTCAAGGTGGAGACATAACTAATTATGATGGAACTGGTGGAAAATCAATATATGGAGATAAGTTTAATGATGAAAACTTCAAATTGAAACATGATAGTGAAGGTTTGCTTAGTATGGCAAATAAAGGACCAAATACAAACTCTTCTCAATTTTTTATAACCTTAGCACCATCATCTCACTTAGATGGTAAACATGTAGTTTTTGGTAAGGTCATTGAAGGAATGGAACATGTTAGAAATATTGGAACATCACCTACGGATTTTTCGGATAGACCATTGCAAGATGTATTAATAATATTTTCTGGAGAAAAGACCATGGATGCAAAAAAGAAACAAAAAAAGGAAAATTAAATTCTTGCTGGAATTCCAGGTACTTCCAATTCCCTTCTATTAAGCATATCTTTCATTTGCTTGTCTAATTCACTAGCTTTTTCACTCATTTGAATGCTACCAAAATTAGAATTAATGTTTGATGAATTTGATAATGGGTTTTTGTAGTCCACTGGCATAGATGAACCACCTGGACAACCGGGAGGCATCACTATTGATCCAACAGATGGACGACTCGCATTTAGTTCAGGACTTAATATTTCAAAATTATGCACCATTGACATTCCACCATCACCTTGAGCTGAAGTGTCTACATCAATAAACGAATACATATCAGAAAATGCATTCATTTCATTATTGTGCCATGCGTTCGGTCCAACAGGTTCCTTTGGTTGTGGTGGTGGTGGTGGTTGTTCAGATTGTGATTTATTAGTAGTCATTTTCATCCAGCCTAATATTTGATTTCCAACAAATATTTGATTTGTTTCTCCAACAACTAGAGCGGGAACACTATTGATATAGTGAGGTAATTTAGATCTCACACTTTCAGAATCAATACATATATATTTTATTGATAAACTAACAGGTGAATTTTTGATTTCATCAATAATTTGTTTACAGTTTTGACAATAATTGCTATAAAATAATAATGAAACTGTCATTTTTGATTTCTTAATCTAGTTGTTATTAATTAAAATTAATCTTAAGCGCAATTTTATAAATTATTTTAAGTAATATGGAATACTTGTGATTTTGAATTTGTTTTTTAATTTTTCTAATTTTTCTAAAGTATTTATAGAATTCATTCTATTGATTGATTTCCTTAAATCATATAAACTGATAATAATATCTAAAAGATTTTCTAAATATTTATTAGCATTTGTTTTGACTAATCTATTATAAACAATATTTACTATGTATTCTGTTTCAATTATATTGTATTGCTCATTAATCGTATCCAAATTGGCTTTTTTATTATTTTTTAAAAAACTATTTAACTCGATTTTATATTCGTTCTTCTGAACATAATCTTTAATTTCTTCTATAAAATTATAAAATTCCGGATTCGCAATAGTCGAATTGACAAATCCAAACCAATCTTTCATATATATCCAAAAAAACTGTTCTTTATTATTAGTACAATCCAGACTATATTCTGGAATATTTATTATTTTTGAACCTCGATTAAAAATCCATTTGTTGCAAGAAATATTTGATGAATCTGATTCTAAATAATTCTTGTGTGATAACATATGACCAAAATCTATAATTTTCCATTTGAAATCTTTTGTTTTTACAATATTTGCTGGTTTTATGTCATGATGAACGATATAATTTGAATGAAATGAGAAAACTTGTTTTACTAAATCAAATATTAATTGATATATTTGCTTAATAGAATTATTATGATCACATTTCATTGGTATAACATTTTTTAAATCTGTTTCATATTTTGGTATTATCAACATACAAGCATTTTTTACTGAAAGTGAATTCATATTTTCATAGAATATATCAGAATAATATAGTTCATTTTTGTATTTTGAACAAGATTCAAATATTAATTTTATTACATTTTCTTTATATGTAAATACTAAAACTTTAGAAGTATGTTTTAAAACACTAATTAGTGTATTATCTCTAATAAATTTAGATTTTTTGTATTTTTTTGTAAGTGATTTATATAAAATTCTTTGTTTTTGATCAAGTAAATATTTTATTTTATGATAATGTGGAAATAATGAGTCATTCATAACAAAAAGAGATTTTTAGTGATATTTTATAATTTAAAAGAGATGCGTTTTTATAAATAAGAAAAAAGTACTATAGTTTGTTAATGGACAAAAAAGCATTTTCAAATTTAATAGTTGATTCATTAAATTCACCATTTAATATACATATATTAAACCTCATAAATAATGTTTCGAAAATACATTCACACAAAAGAATATCTGAAACGTTAGATTTATTTTCAATTCAAAATATTTTTAACAAAAATATATATTCTTTCTTTAAAAATATTAATTTATCTGAATCATTATTTGAATCTGATTCATTTCTATCAATTACAAATTCATTAGAAACAATATTTTCAAATATCTTATTATCAGAGAAACTACATAATAATTTGAGGATAATTATCAATAATATTAAGAATGTTTTAACTGGAATAAAAGAATCTTCAAATTCTAAAGAATTAGAAAAGCATTTTGAAATACTTGAAGATTCATTATCCTTTATTGAAGAAAAAGCAATTATAGAATCAATAAACAATTTGGTGAATGACGAAGAATATGCATTTCTATTGTGGAATTCGCTTATTAATTTTTTTACTTCATTATACGGAGTTTTAGCCTCTTTAAATGAAAACACAAAATGGTCAAATATTATTGTTGATAAGAATAAATTTGAAGAATTTATAAGAGAATTGTCAAAAATTGAATAAATAAAGTATATAATAATAATGGACTCAATAATAAGTGGTTTTTTCGAAAAAAGAAAAGAATTAATTAATAACACTGAAATTATTGCAAACAGAAAATATTTGAAATATCTTGAAGAAATCAATTCATGTAATAAAAATATTAGTTTAATAATCTCATATCTTTATGCATTAAAATATGATTTAGAAAGAAAAGAAATTCCTAATTTGGATATTATTGATAATGTTAATAACATTTTATCTGAAATAGTCGAAATTAATACACAAATGTGTGCTATCGCAATATACAATTCGCCTGAAAAGAATCTTGTTGACATGAATGTTGTTAATATAATAACTGATAATCCATGTGCAATGAAATTATATGTAAAAAATTCAAAAGATATATTTAGTGATGGTGAAAGAGATTTTTTTGGTGTTATTAAAGGTGATAAATTTCAAATTATGATTAATGAAAATACTATATTAACATTACCGAAAGAACATCTTCAATGCAATGGTGATTTTATTCAAATTTTGTATGTCAAAATACATTATTATAGAGATAAATTTGGGAAACTAAGTTTTTATAAATGTCCTTGTATAGATAAGAATAAATTGCTTTTGTTAAAAACAATTTTGGATAGAGAAATCAGTTTAGAAAATATAAACGAAGCAATCGAAATAGCGACACAATTGTATGTAGAAAATAATAGTTAATTAATTTTTGGAGGATTTGAATAAATTGACTATTTTGTCATAAGCATTTTTTATAAACGTTTTAATATCACAAATAATAGAGTTTTTGTTTTTTAATGCCGGCGCTTCTTTATTTTGACAGTTGTGAATATGCGATATATATGGTTCTGGTTCAAATTCGCAATCTAATTCATCTGAATTTGTGACATTACTTGATTGGTCATTTTTATTTTCGGATATTTCATCAAAATCATGTATTCGTCCTGAAGATCCTCGTTTAATATTAGGTTCGTCTGAATAAATATTACTATTTACTTTTTTGTAAAGGCTATTATCTAAAGAATACGATGACGATAATGCTTTTTCAACAATTTTGTCAATACTTTCTTCAATATAATGAGATTCGAATTCTTGAAGTGATTTTGCAGTGATACCTGCTTGATTATCATTCGATTCATCATTAGATATTGTTTTTATATGCCCTGACAGAGTATCAAATTCATTATTTTCTAAGTTTGCTCGATCTATATTTGTTTTATTTGTATTTTCTGCTATTTTTATAATGGAATTTACATATTCTTCGATATTATTTGATTCTAAAGCTAAAATTGCTTTTTCGCTTAGAACCGCATTTGCAACATAATTGTCATTGTCATGAATTTCTTTATTTTCTTGTATTTCTTCCATAATATTATTTATATATCTTTGAGCTTATATATTTTATAAATATTAAAAAAAAATGAACGCTAAATAATTATAAAAAATTAAAATGGTTATCCGAAGGAGAAGAAAATGGGAAGCTAGATGGTATGATAATAGAAAACAACGTTATAAATTCTTTGATAATGAACAAGACGCAATAAATTGTGAAAATGAAAATAAAGCAAAAAACAAAGAAAGGAAAAAAAAGGAAAAAGAAAGCAAAACAGATAAACAAAAAAGAGCTGAAAATTTATTAAGAAGCGGTCATAATAGCGAATGTGAAAGCAAAGCAATTTGCAAATTAAAAGAATTATTAGAAAATAATTGGAATATTAAACTTATACGCGACGGAGCTCATAATGACATTGGCATTCAAAGAAAAAATAGTTTTCCAAATAATTTATATTATGGAATCCAAGTTAAATCGACTTCTAAGCAAGTAGCATATGGAACTGCTAAAACACCCAGAGCAAAATTTGGACACATTAATCATTATCCAAATTCTCTTTTGATTTGCATTTGTTTACAACCATTAAAGATTTGGTTCTTTCATGGAAAAGATTTGTTAAAAAATAAACCAACATTACATGAATGTCAAAAACCTTATTTCAAAAATGCGCTATGTTATGATGAAAAAGAAAACATTAACAATTTAGAAGCATTTTTAACAAATTATTTGGAAAAATATGAAACATATAAACTTGATTATTATAATTTGCAAATAGACACTCCTAAATTTCTAGAAGATTATGCAAATCGTTTATATAAAACTCATAAAAATCTACCTAATGAATCTGTAATAAGAGAATTTAATGAAATTGAAAATTCTTGTGTAGATTATATTGATGCAAATAATTCAAGAATTCAAGAAAAGGTTTGTTTTGTTATAAAGAATAGCACTGGATTTTATGTAAATTTCACTAAAAATAATGGTAAAAATCTAAAAAGCAAGTGCACTAAAGGACCATATAATGAAAATGATTTTGATATATTAAGAGTGTATTTGTTATGTAAAGTTGATGATTTAGACAATGTTAGTTTCAAAAGAGAGAGATATAACATAGAATATAATGGAAAAGATTATGATTTAGCCATAAACCATATTAAGTCTTATAAGCTATTTGGGTATTATGATATTCCAATGCATAAACTAATAAGTGAAAACTATGTTTCAACAGAGAATCAAGAAGGAAAACAAGGTTTAATGGTATTTTTACCTGAAGAAGTTGCTAAAAAATATCATGAATTACCGAAAAGAATTCAAAAAGATACTCCAATTTGGACTAGAGAATATTTTCATAAAGTGTATTGATTATATGCGCTTTTTTATAAAAAATTTTTGAAATTTATTCATATAATGAACAATAGTGAAAGCAATTTATCAAAATTATCAAAATTAGGTCTTTCAGATAATCAAATTGAAATGGTTTTAAGAAGAATTTCTCCTAATTCTATAGATTTATTCATACAAAAATGGCAAAATGAGAAGAATGTTAATATGTCAAATTTGAATAATAATAATCCTTCTAATCAATTTTTTTCGACGAATCAAATTCCAAGAAACAACACGTTTGATATACAAAGAGGGTATTTTGAATCTAAAAAGGACCCCAGTCACCATTCCGTTAACTATAATCGCCAAGAGCAATTCAATAATAATCAAAATATACCATATATACCTAGATTAGTCCCAAACATCACTGACAGAATATCGAATGAACAAATGAATCAGCAATATCAAGAAAAGACTCAAGCGCGCGGAGATCCTCAAGCAAATCTCAATATATTATGCGTGCAATTATTCGGTGCTGAGCCCCCAAATGGATATTCAAGAGAATATTTAGATAAGAAATATAGAGAACTAGCCCTTTCGCTTCATCCAGATCGCGGCGGCTCTGCTAATAATTTTCAGATGCTAGTGACTTGTTATAAGCATCTAAAAGGAAAAATACTAAACAAAATAGATAATTCTAGTAATACATCTAAATCAAGAGATTTACCTAAAGCTTCGCCGCCACCAGATAGTCTCTTCGACAATAAATTTGATTCACAAGTGTTTAATAAATATTATGAAAAAAATTCATTTAAGCGAGAATCCGGGGGACATGGTGATTGGTTGAAAAATACTGAAGAAAAACCGCTGCCTCCGCGACCATCAGAATCAAATTTCAATTCTGCTTATGAAGACCATAAAAAAAGTATGATGAATAATTTAGATTTAAATAGATTGCAATTAATAGAGAATCCGAAGGTGCCTAACGAAATGATACATGATACAAATACAGAAATTTTGGGGCACGTTGATGATGAAAATACTGATTTTACTGGACAAACTACAAAAGGTACAAAATATACTGATATTCGTCGGGCACTAGAGACACCACATCTAATATATTCTGATAATAAATTTGAAGAAAAAGATGTTTCACGAAGTTTTGCTAATGCTAAGAGTCAACTAGGAATTCAACCGCAAAAAATGACTCAAACTGAATACGAACAATATAATGATATGAAAAGATTGGAAATCGAAGCTGAAGAACGGCGTCGATATAATTTAAGCCGTTATGATGAAGATCTTGAACATCATTTCAAACAAACGAATTCAAACAGATTAACAATGTAATGATATATGCAATATATTGCGAAATATAAAAATAAAAAATTAATACAATAACAATTTGTTTATGAATAGTTCTAAATGTGAAAATGTAATGATCGTTTCAAGATACAAAGAAAATATAGATTGGATAAATGATTTATTTGAAAACAATTGTTTAATAGATAAATGTATAATTATAAATAAAAGTGATGAAAATATTAACATAAATTCTAAAAAGATAGAAATAATAAAATCCAACAATGTTGGTAGAGAAGGAGAAAGTTATTTGACTTATATAATTAATAATTATGAAAATTTGCCCAATAATATTTGGTTCGTTCAAGCAGACCCATTCGACCATTCGCCTGATTTTATGAATTTAATGGAAAACACAACAATTAACAAATATATACATAAAAATTTCCAATGTTTGACATATAGATACAATGAATTTATTCCCCCACAAAATATAGAATTTGATCATCGATTTTATATCGACAACAATCGAATTATACAATATTATATAGATTCAAGAACACAACAAACATTAGAACAACATGAATTTTTTGACTTTTTTCATTCACAAAAAGTTGAAGAATTAAGACAAAAAACACCTATGCCTTATGGTAATTATTTACATTTTATGTGTGGGACATCAAATATACCAGTTCCAAAAAATATTATACCATATTGTTGGAGTTCAATTTTTTTTGTAAAAAAAGAATCAATATATTTAAATAAAAAAAGTTGTTATATCAAACTGCGAGAAATTTTATTGAAAGATGATGATCAAGGTGGATTACAAGGTTTTGTTTTAGAAAGACTCTGGAATTACATATTAACTCATAATTCATATGATTCATTAGAAGAATTAAATAAAGTAAACTGGAAATATTCTAATTTTTGCGCATTGTGGAATAAAAACAGTAATCTTGTGTTATTTTATACTAAATCACATGAAATTCATCCACTAATTAAAAAGCCTGAATATGATGCGAATTATGCAATGATTTACTATAATAATATTGAAAAAAAATACGAAGTAAAAGATGGTATTTACTATATTTTTGAATCAGATTCTGGTATGTTTTGCTTAAATTTACAAACTGCAAAAACATTGTTATCTATGAAAATAGAAACTGCGAATTTATTTGGTCCAATTTCATCATTTGGAAATATTTTGAGTAATTTGTTTAAGCCGCAAACAAAAAGTGTTAGTTTTGTTGATTCACCTGTTCAATGTGTATCTAAAATTGATAACAAATTTAATAACTCTGATAAATTGTTAGATAAAAAAGGAGCTTTAGCTCTTAAAAAAAATTTACTTTCTCATGACAGTAATAAATATCAGAATCATTGATAAAATAAACAAATGTGATGAGAGATCAATATTTTCATAATCCTCATCTTTGTTTGTAAATGGTTCTTTTATGCAATAACTTGATGAAAATGGTATTTTAAATGTTTCATTACCATATTTTTGGGAAACGGTCGGTTGCCTAGGAATACATTTTTCTTCTATCCACCACGCTTGCTTTTTACCATAAGAATCATCTTTTGAATTAACTTGTTTTTTGTCCATCAGCAAACCACTACCAACTGGTAATCTTGCATTCATACAATCATCTGACGCAAAGACTCCTTTATTTAGCATTGATTTAGTAATGTCTGTAATTGGTAATGTATAAAGATCTTCTTGTAATCCACCAATAAGTGATGTTTTACCGATAATTGGCAAACCTGGACTAGTAGAATAGCTTCCATCTTTTTTTTCAATACATGTTGCTATACTACCCAGTGGATATGATTTTAAATACATATTTCTTTCTTGACCTACACAAACTGGATCACTTGAACTTCCACATGTGCCACCAATTGATACAAATGAATTATTTCCCAGAGCAACTTTTTTTGAAACTTTATTATTTGTTGTACCAATGATGTCTCCAACTCCGACATAATCCATTGCATACAATTCCATTCCAGGCAACCAATTTTTCAAAAATTTGTTAATACCATATCCCTTATTTTGTGGTGGGCATTTTATTTGTTTTAGTACCATGATTTATAAATTAAAAATAATTTGAAGTTATAATGAAAATAGAAATAATTGAAAACACTTTAGTATTTTTAGTTCCATTATTAGTTGCTTGTATGCTAAATGGTTTCAGTAAAGAACGTGTTCGTGCAAATTTGAAGGTTGTATATTATAAATTCTTCATATTTTGTATTATTTTGTTTATAGCATCTCAAGTACCTATAGACATAAGTGATGATTCTGGCATGAATATTGGAATAAGAATACTTGGCGATATATTTATGGCAATGTTGGTTTTCGAATTTTTTATAATACCTAGTAAAGATACACATCCCGATGATGTAGCAATTGTTCATAATTCATTGCTATGGTTAGTAACATTTATTTTATTAGTAACTTGTTGTTTTAAACATTATCCAGACATTTCAGAAGAAACAAATGGCTGGAATTTCCATCCAATATTTGGCGTTGTCGATATCAGTAAGAAAATTTATAATGATTGTACAATACCTAGAAAAAATTCAATTCCACTACCAATGTGTAATATATTTTCGTATGTCAATAAAATAGAATAATTAAAATCATAAAAATGATTAACAAATTGTGTATTAGAAAATAGACAAACTATTCGTTTAAGACGAAATCGATATAATTATATTAATATGAACAAGGATCAAGAACGATGTTATCAAATTTATGATTGGTATTGTGTTGATGAAAATATAGACAATGATGATTCTTCAGAATCAGATCAATTGGAATTTTCTGAGAAAATCTCAAAAGTATACATGATGTATATGTTTGGGGTATCAGATAAAGGTAATAATGCTTGTATTAAGGTAACGGGTTTTGAACCTTTCTTTTGGATTGAATTGCCTGATAATTGGATTGATTCTTGGACTTCTTCATTATTGTACGAGTTAAGAGATAAACTGCCGCGTCGTATGAAGGATGAAATTATCACAAACAGGATAAAGGATTGTGTTCATTCAAAATATCGTTTTAGAGATTATCAATGGGAAAAGAAACGTAAGTTTATGAAACTTGAGTTTAAGAGTGAAGCCGCGTTAAGAAGTGTTTATTATAGAATAAAAGAGGGAAAAACAAATCCTCGTAAAAGAATTACTATTAATACAAAAATTAAAAATCATGTATTTCCTATTTATGAGAAAAACATTACGCCTGTTTTGAGAATGATTCATATGAGAAACATTAAGCCAACCGGTTGGGTTAGTATAAAAAATGCTAAATACACTAAAACGAGTTTTTCAGAATCTAATTTTCGTAGAAATTGGACTGTAGATTGGAAAGATGTGTATCCTGCTGATAATAATTCTATTGGTCCAATAAAAGTAGCATCTTTTGATATTGAAGCTGATTCTAGTCATGGTGATTTTCCAGTTGCAAAAAAAGATTATACTAAATTAGCTCAAAATATTTATGAAGAATTTATTCGCACTTTAAAGCAAAAACAGAGAGTTAGTCCATCAATGGTGAAAAGATGGATAAAATGTGCATTTAGAGACTATTATCCTTCAGAAATATATGAAGATAGTATTAAATCTTCTATTCAAACAATTATTTTAAAAAATAAACCAAACATTACAAATAGAGAGTTTGATACTATTGGTCTTGAATGTTATCGTGAATTAGTAAAGACAAATTCTTCAACAGAGAATATAAAAGCGAAAGAAATTGCTGAAAGTATCAATAATTTATTATGTTCTGCATTACCACCGGTGATGGGTGACAAAGTTATTCAAATTGGCACTGTATTATATAGATATGGCATGGAATCTACTACGATTCAGAGACACATTGTAACTTTGGGTGGATGTGATGAAATTGAAGGAGTTGAAGTAGTTTCATGTGAAACTGTTTCAGAACTATATAATGAGTGGGCGAAATTCATGGCGAAAGCTCAACCAAATATTATAACTGGATATAACATATTTGGTTTTGATTTCAAATTCTTGTGGGAATGTGCAGAAGAATATGGTTGTTTGAATAAATTAATAGGAATGGGTCCTATGAAAGGTATTGAAAACAAACTAGGTTCAAAAGAATTATTTTCCGCGGCGATGGGACATAATTTTCTGTATTATTTCGAAATGCCTGGTATGGTTACGATAGATTTATTGAAAGTTATCCAGAGAGAGCATAATTTAAGTTCATACAAATTAGATGACGTTTCAAATGAATTTATCAATGGATCAATATCGAGTTTTGAATTTGAAGAAAATAAAATGATTGTGAATACTCAATCAACTTTTAGTTTACGTCCAGGACATTACTTAGCAATTTACAAATCGAGCATTATTGGTAAAGAGTATTTAGGAGAAAGGAGAAAAATATTGGAAATCGTTGAGAATGAAAAGATTATTATGGAATCTAGTACAAATGACCAAAATATAGAATGGCCGAAAAAGTCGGTATATTGGTGCGTGGGTAAGGATAATGTCTCGCCACAAGATATTTTTGAGATGCAAAGAGGTTCGGATTCTGATAGAGCAATTGTTGCAAAATATTGTGTTCAGGATTGTGAATTATGTCTTAATTTGATGCAAAAATTAGAGATTATTACAAATAATGTTGGTATGTCTAATGTTTGTTTAGTTCCATTTTCATATTTGTTTATGCGAGGACAAATGATTAAAACACTAAGCTTAGTATCAAGCGAATGTTCTAAGGAAAATTACATGATTCCGGAATTGCCGGGAAAAACCGATGAAAATTCTAAAGATTCATATGAAGGTGCCGAAGTATTGGAACCAAAACCAGCAATTTTCCTAGACGAACCGGTTAGTGTATTAGATTATAGTAGTCTGTATCCATCATCTATGATTGGATCTAATATTTCTCATGACACAATTATCAAAGATAAAATGTATTTGGGTGAGACTGGTGCAAAAATATTGGAAGATATGGGAATTCAATTTGAAGACATTTCATATGATAATTATGATTCTGTTTTGATTGGCAAAACGTGGCATAAACGAGTTAATGAATCAGAGCCAATAGTTACTTGTAGATATGTCCAGCCACCTAAAGATGAATCTGGTGCAGTAATTGACAGCAAAAGGGGTATATTGCCTAGAATTTTAATGAAACTGTTAAAAGCAAGAAAAGAAACTCGAGCAATGATCAAAAAAGAAAAAGATCCATTTCGAAGATCTGTTTTGGATGGTTTGCAGTTGGCATATAAAATTACTGCAAATTCACTGTATGGTGGTGTTGGTGCGGAGGTTTCTGCATTATATTATAAAGATATTGCTGCGAGTACTACTGCTGTTGGTAGAGCTCATTTACATCTTGCAAAAGATTATGTTAATGAACACTATCCAAAGGCTGAAGTCGTTTATGGAGATTCAGTTGTTTCAGATACTCCTTTACTATTGAGACAGAATGATAAGATTATCATAATGAGTCCAGAAGATTTATATAATCAATTTCAAAAAATTGGTCCATTTGAAAATGATGAATATATGAAATCATATGTAGATTGTCTTGGATATGATGTTTGGACTGATTCGGGTTGGACAAAGGTTAATCAAATTATGAGACACAAAGTTAATAAAAAAATCATTAGAGTATTAACTCATGGTGGATGTGTAGATGTTACAGAAGACCATTCATTGTTAGATAAAAATGGTAATGCTGTTACACCAAAAGATTTGGATGTTGGTGACGAATTATTGTTATCATTTCCAAAGGAATTTGATAATGTGAATTCTAATACAAATATTAGTCCTGGATTTGCTAGAATTTTAGGATTCTTTATGAGGAATGGGACTTGTGGATTTTATAAATGTCCATCCGGAGATAAATCATCTTGGAAAATTGCAAACAAAGATATTGTTAAAATCAAAGAATATTTAGATTTATGTTCAAAAGAAATTCCCGAATTTGAATGGAAATTTTACAATACAAAAAATCGGAATTCGTTCATTTACAATTTAGTATTCTCATCAAACGTATATGGTAAAAAACTTGAATATATCAAATATTTTAGAGATTTGATGTATCATAATATTACTAAGTCGAAGCAAGTCCCTAATATTATTTTAAACAGTTCAATTGAAATTAGAAAACAATTTCTGATTGGATTGTACGATGCGGATGGACAAAAATCAATGCATGGTGTTCATAAGACATTTGATTGTATGGGAGTTACATCTCAATCTAAATCATCTTGTGGCTGTTGTATTGATCAAAAAGGTAAAATTGCCGCATTTGGTATTTATACATTATTAAAATCAATCGGTTACAATGTTTCTATAAATACACGGGATTCTAAGCCAAATGTATATAGAATTAGCTTTACAAATGGTAAATTAAGAAAAATTGAAAATAGTATCAAGAAAATAATTGAATTAAACTATGATGAACAATATGTATATGACTTAAGTACAGAAAATCACCACTTTCACGCAGGAGTCGGTTCGTGTATTGTTCATAATACGGATTCAATATTTGTAAATTTCAAATGCACTGACGAAAATGGAAATAAAATGAGTCCTGAAAAAGCATTACAAGCTTCTATTGATAAATCAATAGAAGTAGAAAAAGGTATTCAACCATTATTGCAATATCCACATTGTTTAGAATACGAGAAAACGTTCTTACCATTTGTATTATTACGAAAGAAAGGATATATTGGTAATAAATATGAATTCGATGTTAAGAAATACAAACAAACATCGATGGGTGTAGTAACTAAACGTAGAGACAATGCACCTATATTAAAATATGTATATGATGGTATAATCAATCGTATAATTAACGATCGTGATATTGATTCAAGTATTGATTTTCTAAAAGATTGTATAAATAAAATTCTATCTGGTCATTTTCCAATGCAATATTTCATAATTACTAAAAAATTGAATGCATTTTATGCATTTCCAGATCAGATTGTCCATAAAGCCTTGGCAGATCGAATGGGTGAAAGAGATCCGGGAAATAAACCACAATCAAATGATAGAATACCGTATGTTTATATAAATACAAAATGTGCAGTTAAACTGCAAGGTGATAGAGTTGAACATCCTGATTATATAAAAGAAAATAACTTGAAAATAGATTATTTGTTCTATATTACCAATCAAATTGTAAAACCATGTTGTCAAGTGTATGCGTTAACATTGGAAAGTTTAAGAAAATATGGTTATAAGAAAGAAAGTGATTATTTTGAACGTTTAGAAAATAAAATGAGAAGTGATCCTAAAAAAAATAAGAATATTAGAGAAAAAATAATGGCTTTAAAATCCGATGAAGCATATAAAGTTTTGTTTGAAAAAAGAGTAAAAATTGAAGAAGGTAAGAAATTTGGACAAAAGTCAATAACAAATTATTTTAAAAAAAGATAAATCATTTATTATGATTAATCAAACTAATACCCAATTTCACGAGATATGTTGTAGCTATTCAATGGTTCATATAAGAATGACCGTATATTACTAATAACATCATCATTCAGTTGATGTATATTGCTGTCTTTTTTTGAATTTTGCAACATTCTATCAAAACGTATAGAATTAATCCATCCATTGCATATTTGTACTGTATCCTTTACTGTAAGTTGATTCCCACGCGGGTTTGCAGGATATAAATAGAATGCGCGCCTATTCCTATTTGAATGACCTTTTCTAAGTACTTTTTTTAACTTAAAATCATTCAATCCATATTTAATGCACATTTCAAAAATTTTCAAGAAGAATATTTTTGAATGCCATTTGTATTTGAAAATCATATTTTCTAAAAATACTGTTTCATTTGGATCACAACCTTTTTTAAGCAAGAATCTTAAAATGAGTAAAGTTTTTCCTTCTAGTCTTAATATTCTATCCGAATATTTTAGATCTGGAATTGCACTTTTTCGTATTACAATTTGTCCGTGTGAACGATGGATAGCTGATTTTGAATTTCTTGAAAACACATCAATCTCATTTGGATATATTTCTGGTCTATCAAGCAAATGATCTCTAGAATTATTATTTTTAGACGATCCCCAAAATGCTCCTTTTCTTTTCCACATTTCAAATTTCCTACCTTGATTCTCAAATATTTGATATAAACATTCTCTTTCAAGAACAAATTTGTACTTTTTAGCCATATTTTTAACAGCATCCACATCAAAGGCATGAATTCTTCCATAAAACAATGAAATTTTTCGTAATCTATAATTACGATTGTATTTCAATTCACGAATAAATCTTAATGCTATTTTCTTAATTAATGACAATTCTTTCCGAGACATTTTAGTTTTTTGTTTATTCGGTTTCCAAAAGGTTTTTACTATTCGTTTTGTATATGGACCATACAAATTGTTGTCTCTTTCTTCTAATACAGCAGCAGGAGGTCTATTCCATTCATGGTCTTTAAAATATGTATTACGCATATTTATCCAATCTTTTTGATTAAGATTCCGTTATTATAGAAATAATAACGGGTATGAATTTATAAAGTCTTTTACCAACTCTTCAAAACTCTGATAAATTTAACGTATCACAAACAGTTACGTTTATAATGATACTATCGCTCCTAATATAAATGACTCCGCATAAATAAATCTTACTTTCGATTATTAATAAAATATAATTCGATTTCATTTTTTTGACATTACATAAATTACAAAAAAATGAAATCGAATTATATTTTATGATTAAAACAAACAAATTTTATAAATATGATGAATTGTGAATATGATTCTAATAACAAGAAGCGGCTAATACATATTAATAAGCCAAATGAGCTACACATATTTTGGAATAATTTCAAAAATGAAGAATATACATTACCAGTTGTACCATTTTACGGTCATTTTTCTGGTACTTATGCATGTTTCTCCAACTTTTTCCGAAGTCCATTTGATTTCGAATTGCCGAAATGCTGTTGTGAAAAAAGGACAATAATTCGAGTAGAATTTGGAGAACAAGCAATTATGGCTTGCAAAGCGGCACTGATGAAAGATTGGGAAAGCTATGCAAAAATATGTTCTTCTAATAAAGATCCAAAGACTTGTAAATCACTTGGTAGAAAAGTTAAACCATTTAATCAGAAACTTTGGTCAAAATCAGTGTTAGAGATTGCAATTGCTGTTGTAACACAGAAGTTTGCATCAAACAAATTTCTGTGGGATATTCTTAATAAAACAGAAAATCGTGTAATTGCAGAAATGACACAAAGAGACAAAAATTGGGGAACTGGTATCAACAAATCACATGTGAATGCAAATAATCCTCCTCATTGGAAAGGCACTAATATTCTTGGATATGCTTTAATGATTGCTAGAAAACGTTTGCGTGAAGATATATAATTTGGTGTAATAAAAAAGTTGGAAAATATTTGTTTTTTTATAATAAAAAAAATCAATAAAGGTATTTGAAGAATTCGGAGAGCCAACTCCTCATCAATATATCAACCTAATTGGTTATATAATAACATTTGCTCACGTGTACTCGCTGCCGCTCGGCGGCACGCAAATGTTATTATATAGATAACTAGAGTGAGTTATAATATTACAATATTTCTGACATACATCAATTGTACCAGTTAAATATTGCAATATTATAATACCCACCGCATATTTTTACACAAATATTTATATTATTACTATATTTCTGACCTATAATAGCGTTTCAAAAGCGTCCTTTTGATACTATTATAGCAGTTAAATATAGTAATTATATAAATACTTATGCGAAAATATACGAATTTATATTGGAATTATTTTTTCACACAAAACGTTTTAAAGTAAATGTGTAATCCGACGAATTTACGCACTCGGAAGTATTTGGTTAATCAATTATTATTTGATGTTTTTTAAGATAACCACTCCTAAAACCCACCAGTTAGTATTCCGCAAGAGCAACTTTGCAGAATACTAACCATTGATAACGAGTTAAAAGCATGTTCATTTTTTTGGATTTATACATTTTATAAATTATTAAATATACATATAAAACACAATTAATACAATGCGTCCAAAAATAACTTTCTATGAAATTAAAGATATATTAGAGTCAGGTTTTCCCTTATCAGATAATATAATCAGTTACTTGGTAAATAGAGATGTTTTATTGGGCGTAATTGACAACATATTACCTAATTATCGTGAATCAAAAATAATGTTTGAACCAACATATAAAAGAGATTGTCAAACTGGTATTATGAAATTAGAAAAAAATAAAAAATTCAAAAGGATTGGTCGTCTACCAGGATATGCTGACAGAATATTATATAAATTAGGAAATCCGTCATTAAATATCAAAGAACACATATATGATTCAATAAAATTGACTGGAAATGATCATTTTCCAGTATTATATTTTTGTAGATTACACTCATTTACTATTGGAATAGTTACTTGGAATATAGGTTCTGCTGATAAGAATAATATTTGCCCAGCAAAATTGTTAAAATATTTTGAAGATTTAGGCGAATATACTGATATATTAGTAATTGGTTTTCAAGAAGCATCAATATATAGTATTCCGTGTTTAGATATATGGAAAAATATTTATAATAAACAAATACATATTAGTGGAACAAATTTCAAATCTTATTTTGGACATTTAATTGGTTATGGGCTTGAAACGTGTATATTTTGGGATGACAGTGTTGTACAAATTGATGAATTAAAACAAGATTCAAGTAATGAAAGTTTTACAAAAGCAAGTCATTGTTTTAGTTTTAGGATAAAAAATAATAGACATAAATTGGTTTGTTCATTTGCAAATATTCACGCACCATTTACAAATAATAAAAATAAATATTATGATTTCATTAAAAATGCTTCACAAAAATTAGATAATCTTGGTGTGTCTGATATATATTTTATATTTGGCGATTTAAACAGTAGATCAAAGCTTCCATTGTGTTCCAATTGTTTAGATTTATATATTAAAAATATATATTTAAATCACAAAATACCTCCTATTAGTTATATAGAAAACAAATATTTGTCAAGAAAAGTGCCTAATGAAATGCGAAAGAATATTGGAAATAATAAAACGTTGTTATTATCTCCAAGTCGTCCACTTCCAAAACTAAAAAATTCAACTAATCTTTTTTCAAAACAATTTTTTCTATAATTTTGTTACAATTATTTTTGTGAACCGTTCTAATACCTCGTTTGGGTTTCCCTTGAATAACACATCTATTATAAAGAGCTTTACTATATTGTTTGCAAGGACAATCTTTTGGTAATTCTCCAGTAACATTGAAAATTTCTTCCCACATTTTGAAATATTTGTTATTTTCAGAATCTTCAATATTTTTGTTTCCGCCAGTTTGTTCTTGTTTTTGAATAGGTTTTTCTTCAATAATGTTATCAGTGTTTGGCAATATTTTGAATAATTCATTCAATGTAGAAGGTAAATTGTCTATATATTTTGATACAATTTTATAACTATCATTAGCGAATCCACAATGTTTTTTGTTACTATCTTCATAATAAATTGGATATGCTTCTAATTTTGAATTGGAGAATAATACCAATGGAAATTTATATGATTTTTTATTATCATAAATATCTTTAATAGTTTTTTTTAATGGACTAAAATCGAATATGATTGGATTTCCACCGGCTTTTTTGTAATAATACATATTAATATATTCTAAATTACTTATATCAACATATGAACCACCATTATTTTCATCTATAATTTTTGGTTTAATTCCATCTTTTACAATAATAGAATTAGATAAGCTTGCACTATTCAAATAAAACGTTTTATCCGATTCTTCTTTTGAGCGATGTGATTTATTTCTATGTATTTTACTTTTTGGGTTTAGATCAAGTATTTCGAAAAGCAATCGTTCTTCCAATTGTTTGATTCTTGAAATGACATTTCCTTCTAAACTTTTTTTTGATAATTTATTAGCAATAACAGATACATTTGGAATATTTTTTGCAATTTTAGATTGACTATTTGTCATAACTGATTATTAATATATACATATTAGGATTTAAATAAATTCGCATAGTAGTTTCATTTTTTTTCAAATATTAAATTTGGTAAAATAAGTTTTCTTGTTTTATTGACCTTATTTTTTGAAAAAGTCGTATTCTTTTTAAAAAAACTTTTGAAAAAATTTATAAATGACCTCATTTATTAACACATATTATGTTAAACTTAATATGATTGTTTTAAACACAAGATCCATTTCGTAATTTTTTGTTATTTATAAATATAGTGTTATCAACTGAATCTTTAATTTTTTCTAAATGTGACACTAATATAATAGAATCAAAATTATTCAACAAAGATTCTAAAAATCCAGGTATTTTAGATAAATGATTTGTATCACAATATGTAAATCCTTCATCAATCAACAATTGTCCTCCAAATTTAGTATCTCCCATAGTCAAACTAATAAAAGCCAATCTTAAACAAATTGCTAATATAAAGTATTCAAATCCACTTGTTTTTTCCAATTGTATTTCTTGTAAATTATTAATAGCTTGAAATACAAATGAATTATCTTGTTTTATTAAATAGTCTAATTTCAAATTAGGTTCAACTTTAGATATGAATCTGTTTGTAGTATTTATTAATTTAGGTAAAATATGTTCTTTATAAAGCCAACATCTGTATTGTTCATATATATGAGCCAATAATTGTAGATGATCCAATTTATTTTTAAAATCATTGCTTTTTCTCTTATTTTCATTATTAATCGCAGAAATTGCATTATTTTGTTTTATCATTGTTTCAATCACTGTTTTTTCAGAATAAAGTTCTTGTAGATTTAGTTTACAAATATTAATAGTGTTTTCTATTATTTGCTGTTTATCGAATGTTGCTTTATTTTGTTTTACAATATTCCAATAATCGATATGTTGTTGTGTTTTAGATATATTTTTGTTGATTTGATCAATTTTGCTATTGATTCGAGAAATGGTTTTTGAATTAGAACTACAAATGTTAGTATATTCAGAATATTTTCTTGCTTCTTCCAAATCATTGAATGCATTTTTTCCTTTGTGAAAATTTGCAATAGCTAGTTCATTTTCTTTGTATAGTTCATACAAATTCCATTGTGCTTTAATTGATGCTGCAAATGCAGCTCTTTCATCTAATAAATTTTCTTTAGAAGAAATAGATTCATATTTTTCAATTATATTTTTAGAATTGTTTGATATGTTTTCTAAATCTTTAATATGATTTTGTTGTGATTCAATTTGATTTCTCAAATCACGGATAACATTTCTTGTTTTAATTAGTTCTTTTTCATTTAATTCTATATTTTTTCTATATTCATCATATTTATTCCATGCTTCTATAATTTCTTTGTAAGATTGTTCTAATTTAATGTGTTTGTCATATTCACATATTTCTAAGTTTAGTTTGTCGTATTCCATAGTTGGGCATGGTGGGACGACGTAATTCAATAAAATATGTTGTAAATTATTTTTTTCAATTATGAATTTTTTCAATTGTTGTCTTAATGGTTGTTGTATACAAGCATTACATTTAGGATTGAATGGTATATTTTCAAGACTTTTTTCGATATCTGTTATTGATATACAAATATTAGATAATTTATCCTGATTTATTTTGTATAAATTTTTATGTAAATTATGTAACGTTATTTGTGCCAAATATTTATCTAATTCAATTTTTAAAGAATCTATGATATCTCTTTTTGATTCGATAATTGACAAATAACTTAAAATATTATCTTTATTTTCTTTAGGAATTGAAACTTTTTCAGTAATTCTCGAAGAAAACAAATTTTCTTCAATATTTAAATAGTTAATCAATTTTGTTTTGTTTTCGTCTAGTTCTTCACTTATATTATTAATTTTATTAATAGTATTAGAATAAGTGTCTTTGCATGAATAATATTCTGTAGTGTCTGGTTTATTTTTTTGTTGACAAATTACATTCTTTTCAATTTTGTTTGCTTCTTCTAAGTCAATAATAGGAATACTAACATAATCTAGCTGAATTGGTTCAGCTATGGGACAAATACTTGTTAAATATTCTAATTCTTTAATAGTTTTAACTGGTTTTTTACATGGTGGGTATAAATTTTCTTTGATAGTGTTTGCTTCTTCTAATTGTATATTAAGTTCATTCAGTTTATTTGAATCTTCTTTAAAGCATATTGAATAAGTTTCTAAAATAGAGTTAATATATTCAATATCTCTTTTCAAATCATCTATTTTACAATTATTCCAGTCAGTAATCAGATTTTTTGATAGATTATCTAATTCATTAGATTTAATTTTATAAATTAAATTAGCAGTATCTAATGAGTCTTGAGAAGCATTTGTTATCAATGTTTCTTGCGAAGCACAAAAGACATCATAATGCGATTTAAATTGTTTTATTGCCAAATATGATTGTTTAAACAATGATGCTTTAGAGTTTGCAATTTTCATTCCAAAAATTTGTTCTAAGTGATGTTTTTGTTCGGATTGTTTCATTGATAAAAAATCATCATCATTGGATTGACTAACCATCGTTGTCATTAAAAATCCACGAATATCTCCTAAATTTTTTGAAACCCATTCATTTGTTTTTGGTGGGTCTGAGCAAATAACATTCCATTTATCGTTTTCTAGAATATAAACACCTCCTTTACGTGCTTTAGGTCTCCCTAATTTATCAAAAAATCTAGAAATTTTGTATATTTTATTCTTTATAACTATGTGAATATGTGTATAAGGAATACAATTTTTTTCTAAATTTTTTGAAATTAAAGCATATGCATTGCCTTTAACATTTCTAGACGGAATTGGTTTTCCAAATATTGATACACAAATAATTTCTAAAAAACTTGATTTACCACCGCCATTTTTAGCTGAAATTAGATTTGTCTTATTTTTTAAAATATCAAAATCAAACCAGTTTTTATCAGAATAGCATAATAAACCTTTCCATTCAATATATTTGATGCATATTTTTTCTAAATTATTGGTTCTTTCTATAGAATTAAGGTATGTTGTATATTCTTTGTCAATATCAATATTTTTTTTATGAGAAATTTTTTTAAGTTCATTATTCCATTTGTCATCAATAGGAATCTTTAGTTCTTCAAGTGATGGTATTTCATAGTCACTTATATTATTTGATTTCATATACTCGTCTAATAAAATATCTGAAGCAAAATCACTAGATTGAGAGTTTTCTGATATATCATTGATTATAGTATCATCTAATACAAAATCTTTTCCATACAATAATTTGCGCAAAGATTCTCTTAAAAGTCTATTTGATTCTCCAAAAATACGTATTTTCAAATTATTGGGAAACGAATTATTAGAAATTAATGATTTTAGCGTTTTATTTTCACAAAACCATTCATTATTTTTAATACATAATTTCAAGTAACCACAATTATTTGGTATTTCTACAGGAATTGGGTTATTATCTTTTTCATTGATTTTCCATAATAAGTATCCATGATTGAACAATGATTCGCCGAAATTTTGTTGTATTAAAGAACCACTATAAGCAGCTTTAAATCCAGATTTACGTACAAATATTTGCTGTTTGTGAACATCACCTAATAATCCTAAATCATATCCAATATCCATCCAATTCCATGGATATCCTTCTGAAGTCGTTCTATTTTCTGAAAACTTTGAATTAATCATTGTTCCGTGAAAAAGAGCTATTTTTGTACTAATATTATTAGAAAATAATTTTGGGTTGGGAAAATCTGGAAGAACATCACACATACCTGATCCTGCACCTAGTCTAAGTGTATCTTTAACAGATACTAAACCAAAACCTATATTTGCAGATTCATATAATCCACTATTTTTTAAATAACAAACGTTTTGAAATGAAACATTTTCAAATGCTTCTAGAAAATCAATAGAACTGTCAATTTGATCTTGTCTGAAATCATGATTTCCTAAAATAATGTATACTGGTGCCAATTTACCCAAATTTGTCATAAGTTTGTTAAACAACATAATACCAGGTGTTTCTACTTTTGATTTATTATGGAAAGTATCTCCTGTTATTACAATAACAGCACTATTTAATTTAATTGATTCTAGACTATTTATATTTGAAAATAATTTATCAAATACATAATTGTATTCATTATATCTACAACTAATTTCATCGCCATTTCTTATATGAACATCACTTATATGTATTATTTCTGTAATTTTTCCTGATTTTGGAGGAATTAGTTTTGTAATATTTGTCATTGTGTCATTACTAATATATACGCGTGTTATACTTACATTGTTTATATGTTATCTTCTTGTATTACATTTTTTACATGTTATCTTCATATATTATGCGTAATTATGATTTATTTAAATTATATAATTTATAGTAAATAGATGTCAACAATTAATTCAGATGTATTAATTGGCACATATGCTACATTGGCTTTTATGGCGCCGATATATCCATTGCTTTGTCTTTATAATGATACTGTTGATAATGGAAACGGATATTTTTATTTAATTCCGCAAATATTGTTACCATTAGAACAACGTCCACATGCTTCAGATGTTAGTTGGCCAGGAATTTTACCTTTATTAAATGTTGGTAATAATTCAAGTTCAGAACCTGAAATAGAATCACATGATAGTACTCATGTATGTGAACCAGAACCAGAACCAGAACCAGAACCTGAGTCACAACCAGAACCGGAGCCAGAACCGGAACCGGAACCAGAAAAAGAACCCGAATTAGATTATGCAAATAGTCAATTATTTGAATTGCCTACAAATATATCTATTGAAGATCCTTCTGACAAAGTAACAATTGCCAATGAAATAGGTGGTGATGATTCAACAGATATAGTTCATACAATATTATCATCAAACGATTTAGATTATAAAATAACTGAATTAAAAATAATTACATTATCATCAGAAGATAGTATGATTCAATGTACTTTATATAAAGGACATCCATATACATGGTATTCTGAAGATCCAGATACAAGAAATATAGAAGATTTTTATGATGCTTCAAATGAAATTGCTAGTGTAACACTTGGTGGTGATGATGGTTTAAAAGTCGATGAAGATATAATGGCAACTATTGCTGATTATCCGGGAACAGATGACCCTAATTCTATTACATTAAAGTTCACTACAGTAAATTCAAATTTATTGTATTACGAATTAGAAGCATCTATAGTGTTAGCTTAATTAAAATTATAAACTGCTCTATTTGCTGCATAATTTTTAAGAACAGTTCCATAAATATAGTCAATTTTTTGACATCCTTTATTAATCATATTTTCATTGTGAACGCATGGTAAATCTGTTTTAATATCATTTGTAAGTAAACTTATACTATTAACAACATAGGATAACAAACTATTAAATTTCGATTTATCACAATTCATAATATACAAAGCTCTCCATGATCCGATTATATCTTCTATATTTTTCTTCTTTCCTAAATAAAAAAGAAGATCCCATAATAAGAAAATCCAAGAATTCCAATGTTTTTGTTGTAAACCTTTCCAATTTCTAGTAGCACATTTTATTGTGTTTTTATATGATTTGTGTTTTTCTAAAAATAAACAAATACTTAATATTCTAAAACAACCACAATAATTGCTTTCTCTAATGTTTTTTGCTAAATTTGATAATAGTTTTTTCATAATAATTGAGTCTTTTTCCATTGATACGTGTTGTACTTCTTTAATAACTTGAATTTTATCTATTGAATGAAATAATTCAGATCTATCGGATTCTGCAACATTTAATGGTTTTGGTATATTATGTGGATTGTCTTTTGGAGAAAAAACACATACACCAACAACGAGTGCAATAACCTGTCTTGTTTCATTTGAGTTTGGATTACCAGGCATTCCGCGAAGAACAGGATAATCCATAGACATTTTCCATAAGAATTTGCTAATTTTTGGATTTGAAATATGAATATAATTAGCACAATATGAAACGATACCTATCCACCATTTAACTATCCATCCTGAAATATGCATTTCAACTGACCATAATGATGCAGATTGATAATCTCCTCTAGATAATGATTTTGTTAGTTGTGATAATAAATATTTTTGTGTGTATCCTGATATTGAAAGTATTTGAGAATTCATTAAATAGTATAATTTTCATTTTTTTTTCATGTGTCCGCATTAAATAGTATCAATCATATCTACACAACACAAGAAATGACGTCTACAACACATTCTAGTTACATCTAACTCTTTTAAAGCCTTACATTCAGCAGTGGGTTCTCCTAAAGGTTTTGACAATGAATCTGTGTCTAGTAATTCAATATCATCTTGTTTATTATCTTTTCTATATTTTTCTGTAAGCTCTTGATATGGTATCCATTTATCAGAAATAACAGATCCACACGTAAAACATCTAACAGGTATAATCATTTTCTATTTATGTATAATAATATTAAACAATTTTAAGTCATTTTTTTGACAAAATTTATTTTAACTTTCAATATTTAAGAATATGATTAATATTGATTATTAGTCATGCAATGAAGTGTAATTTGTGTAAAATCAATTTGAATTATAAAAAAATTTATTTTTACGAAGATAATTCTTATTGTAGTAAATGTAAGTCATGGGGATATGATTATGATACTACGTATTATAACAATAAAAATAACATATTAGAAAACATACAATATAAGAAAATAATAAGAATTCGATTTTTTACTATAGGTATTTTATATACATATTATATTTTTATGAGATACAAATCTAGAACAACAAACCGATTACCAATAAAATCAACATAAATGATTCACCAAAGGTAATAGGTTCATATTTTTCTTCATATAATTTTGGTGCAATTGAGTTATATGACACATAAACGATATATGTTTTCAATAAATAAGCTATAATAATTATTAATAATAATAAGCTCAAAGGTATTGGTTTAACTTTTTTTGCAGCTCCTCCAATTTGACCAATTTCTTGAGATATATTAGATATTATTTTAGAAATACCTATCATTTTAGTATTATAAAATATAATATATTTCTACATATTGGTATTTATACTAGACCATCTAACATTGTATTGACAATATCTTCTGGTGCTTTTGATTCTGGTTTTAAAACACCTTTATTTATCAATAAATCTCTTTTTTGTGAATTATTCATTTTAGAAACTTTGTCGCGTAGTTTTCTAGTTTTTTTTCTAGTTTTACGTATTGTTGATTTATCCGGATGATCTATTTTCAAGGTAACATTTTTTTTACAAACCCATCTTTTCTTTCTTTTATTGCTTAGAGTAAATTTGATATTTCCCATAGTATAAGCAATATTTTAAAAAGTGTAATGTTTAAGCTAATTAACAAATTTTTGTACAAGAAACACCATAATTTCCAGCATCATAATATGATTCATTAATTTTTGCGAATGGTTTAATAATATTTTCTAATTCCCCATTTTCAAACACATGACAATATCTTTTAAGCACTATAGCTCTTTTGTCATCATCTTTTATTGCATGATTCGGATACAAATTATGATTTTCATCATAATCTGGTCCATGTTGCCGAAAATGAAATGGCACAAACACATCTGAAGACTTGAATACATGATTTGATCTAGAATTATCTTGTTTTTTTGCCCAAACATAAAATAGTGCAATACCATTAGGTTTTAAAATTCTTAAGGTTTCTTTAATACATTGAATACGGCGTTCTTTTGTGCTCAAATGATGTAATACTGCAATATTTAATGCAACATCAAAACTATTACTCCTGTAGGGTAATTTAACTCCATCTGCAACAATGGTTTCATATTTCTTTTTTGAATGTTGTTTTTGACATATTTTTATTAATTCTTGAGAAGTATCACATGCAATTGAAAATGCATTATTGTTACAAATATATGGTGCCATTTTACCGTTTCCACAACCAATATCTGCTACAATTTGTCCATTATTGCAATAATTTTTACAAAATTCACCAACAATAGGCCAAGCTTTGTATCGTGTACTATGCCATTGCTTTGCAATGAAATTATATACTTCTCTAACGTGTTCAATTTCTATAGAAGGAGTTTTATTGTTATGGTTTTCTAATAAATTCACATCTTCTGTGTATTTTCCTTCTTTTTCTGATGTAAAACATGTATTATTCATTTTGCATATATTCTATTATTTTCAAAAATACTTTCATTTTTTTTGTATTTTAATTTAAAATATAAAAAAAAGTATTTACAAAAATAATGAATTCGCATACAGATTTGGTAAGGAGACGGAAGTGTATTAATGTATACAAAAATTCAAAACAAGATCAAGACAATATAAGTGATTATAGATGCGGAAAAATACTAATGACTGATATTATAAAAAAACCAAAAAGTTATTCCAATAATATTGTAAATAATGTAAAACAAAATTCAACATGTAAATCTCATAATGATATAGTTAAAGATCGTATTTGTAATCATATATATAAAAGTGGATTAAAAACTACAAAAAGTATTATTCAATATCGTCTTGGTAATTTATACGATTTAGAATCGAAACAATTTGAGTCACAACCATTAGAGTCACAACCATTAGAATCACAACCATTAGAATCGAAACCATTAGAATCGAAACCATTAGAATCGAAACCAGTTTTAGAAAATATTAATAAACTAGAATGCATTTATAATCCAGATTCGACTTTTGTTAGTGATAATATAGAATATGGTAATGAACAAACAAAAGAAATGTATGTTGATGGTTTAACGAAAGCATTGAGTTGTTCTGAAAAAATAGAAACTTCAAAAAAATGTGTGTCAACATTAGAAACAAAAGAAAGATTTAATTCAAGTAAAGAATTTTGGAAATCCAAAACAAATGAAAATTAATACTTAAATTTTAATTGCATTTTCCTAAATTTATTAGTGAAAAATTTTTTGAAACTATTTTTATATATTTTTGAATTCCATTCTTTGAATGCATTCAATACTATTCTTTTAGTCCAAAACAGTAAACACAAATGATATTTTGAATGTTTTTTATTTGAAATTATTTGTGAATGAAAAGCATTGCTGGCAATATCTATAAATATGTCACTTTTTATTTGATGTTGTTTCAAATCTAATATTTCTTCATAATTGTCATTATTTTTTAATATAGATAAGTATTTTGTGTATTTTAGAAGAATCAATTCTGTTTTTTTAATATTTTTAATGTTTAAATCAGCATTATAATATTCGCAATAATTATTACATAATTGAATTATTGTTAGTAATGATATATAATCATCGTTTAGTAATTTATCTGAAATATTGAACGCTGTTATAGAAAATAATAATGTTTTACTGTCTTCTAATATATTTTCAGATACATAGTTTTTTATAATAGAAGATGCTAATTGAATTTGTTCATCAAAGCATATATTATCTTTTGAATATATATTCGATTTGTACAATGTTTCTTTATTGTCTTCTAATATTTCACCTATTTTATACAAAATATCTTCATATTCCACCAAATTTTCTAAGTATATATTTTTGATATCACTCATAATACTAGATTTGCTGGATGTGTCACTACAAATACTCATAATATCATCATTTGTACTAGTAATATTATCAATTTCACTCATATTATGATCAATGTTATTTTCACAATCCATATAATCATCATTTAACAATGAATACATCACATAATTTACCTTTAAATCTTCGAATATGATTTGTCTCATTTTTATTATATAATTATTGTCTTAATGGGATTATACTGTTTTATTATTGGTAAATCCAACACTTATATCATATTGACTATTGTTATCAATATTAACAGGTAATGGTATATTTGGTTTGTATTTTTCTATAATAGATAATAGTTTTGAATACTCAATATTATCATTAGCCAAAGATTTACTATAAATATAGTTACGGATAATATTATATGACCTGTCTATCTCTTGAACATCTTTTGTAGTTGTTAAATTATCAATCCATGATTGAATATCTTTATCAAATGTATTTTCTTTAATAATGGAAGGTTTTTTGTAAATAACATAGGTAATCATTATTCCAGCAAGTAAAATAACAGTATCAGATTTAGAACGCTTATAAACAATTAATCCAAAAATAAATATCCAAAATACAAAGATGAATGTGTATTTATTCATTGTCTATCTAATTAACAATGAATTTTTTTTATAATGAAATTTGTAATGGTAAATTTAAAAGCAATTTCAATATTGATTGTATTGTTAGTATTGTATATTTCAGTAATATATGCTGGTGTTAGAGAATCTTTTACTAACAAAACAATAGAAAAAGAGAATAATGATTGTGGATGTAACGAATCTTCGGATGAAAAAGAAGAATATGTTGATGATGAAAAAGATACTAATGTTGAAACAGAAATAGCATCAAAAAACTCTGTTGTTAGTGATAGTATCGTTATAAAAGATACTGTCCGTAGAGAAAGTAAAATACCATCTTCTTTAGGATTTACATATTTAGACGAACATTGTGAAGTTAGAAAAGATAAATATCCAAACTTTCCAGTAACTCAACAAGACATACAAAAAACGGAACCAATTACTCCTCTAATTGACAATGAAAACCAACATGTGAATTTTCAAGAAGTTTATGGAACAAATATCAAAGGTGTTTTAGAAAGTTCAAATGTTGAAAAGCTCGAATATAATCAAGACAATTCAACACCAAAAAATGATTACAAACAAATGAGTGATTTCCATTCTGAAATGTTTGATGATTCTGAATTAAAACCAAAACCAAATATGAATGCACCATATGGTTTTGTATACTTTCCAAATAAATATTGGAAAGAATGGCAAAGAAAGCTCCCTGTATGCACTCCAACATCAAAATGTAAGGTTTTACCAACATATACTCAAGGAGCTCCAGTTGATGTTTTAGATTATACTCAAGTTGGTTCTATTATGCCTAAATTTAAATATTCAGAAGAATTTGAAGAGTAAACATGTTCTTAATCATCTAATTATATGTGTAAATCATAATAAAGGATGACTTTGTATGTAATTATTTCAATTATTATTTTGATATTGTTTTTGTTTTTTATGAGAGATGTATTGATTAAAATTATGAATAAAAGAAGAAATAGTAAATGTAAAACTAGACCTGTAACATATGAAAAAACAGTATCTACATTGGATGGAGAAACACCAATTTCTTGTCCAAATCTAGATGATTATGTTCATCGTTCTGAATTAGTACCACAACATACTTTCAGAATAAATCCGTATTATGTCAAACAAATTGAAAAAATTGATAAAACGGTATACAAAAACGGTACTTGTAATTGTGACGAAAAACCCAATATGTATGAATACGATTGGATTCCAGTTCTTGATTCGGAATGTAGAGTTGAATAAATAATATATATTGCTTACATTTAAATGGCAAAAGAATCCGTATCAAAATTAGTTTCGAAAGGTGCTAAAGTTACAAAAGGTGTTGTAACAGGAGTAGCCAAAGGTGCAACTGGAGTTGCTAAAACTGCTTCAAAAGCTGCTGTTGGAGTCGTTGGAAAAGCCGCGTCAACAACTGACAAACTTGCTCAAAATGTTGCTTCAACTACGACAAAATCGACTTCTAAAGCTGTTGGAAAATTACGTGGATTATGTAATCTTGATAACATTGTTCCATGTGTAACAGCTTTAACACTCATTGCGTATATTGTAATTGTTAGCCCAACTACTGTATTAGATATGTTTTCTACAAGAGTAGGTAAAGCTTTATCAATGCTCGTTGTATTGATTGCTTTGTTATTTGATGTCAAATTAGGTGTAATGCTTGGTTTAGCTGTCATATTATCTATCAGTCTAGCTAGTGTAAATAAGGATCTTTATGAATCTTATAACGGTGGAGTATTAGAAAAATTCGAAACTGAAAACGCTATGGGTGCTATGTATGACGTTTCTGAAAATGAAGTTAGCGATGTTGTTGATGAAATCGACCTTGCTGCTATAGAACAAGTTGCCGATGATGAAGTAGAATCCCCATTAGCTCCCGTAGAGCCTCCAGTACAAGGTTCAGACTCGGAATGGAAATGTACTAGAATGGAAAAACGTGAAAATTTTGTAGGTGGTTCAAATGATTCAGAACCATACGATGTAATGGGTGTAGATTCAACCGTGTGCAAATATGCGTCATTTTCGAACGACTCATAAAAATAATCAGCAAATATATTATAGGATGGACGCAATAAAATCAGCCAGTAATAATTTAAAAGACTCTTTAACAAAAATAGCTACTGATGTAACAAATGAAACATTAAATAATTTAGATACAGTTATTGAAAAAACAAAAGAAACAACTAAAAGTAGTATTGATAATACTGTTTCTGCTTTAGAAAAATCAACTGATGTTGCATTAGATGGTTTAGATAAATCTGCCGAAAAAACGAGAGATGTTGTTGATGCCGTTGTTAAAATTGCGGAAGAGACTGGTGATTCCTTAGAAGAAAACATAAAAAAAATGAAAACAAAAATTGTTGGTGGAAAACGCAAAAAGAAAACATTAAGAAGAAAAAAATTAAGACGAACAACACGTAAAAAGAGAATTGTTCGTAAAAAACGCTAATATTAATTTTTAATCTAGATTAATGAACGGTATTATAGTAGATAAAAATATTATGACAATAGACATAATTACATTATTGAATTTAAGATCCAATAATATATCAGATAATACAATAATCAATCATATATCATCATTTTTACAATCAATAAATGTTTTGATTATTAATATTGGTAAAACATTAACTATATCAAAAATAGAGAAAAATTTATCTTTTATAAAAAAAATTGCCATTATGTTTTATAGTTTCCAAGATCTGAATATAAAATCTTGCAAATTAATTAATACCCCAAGTTCATTTTCTTCAATATTTAAATTTGTAAAACCATTGTTAACCAAAAATGCTTTAGATGTTATTGAATTTGAAGCCGCGCCTAAATCTGAATGTTTATTTTGATAAAAAAATAATGAATAATACAACAATTGATGCATTAATTGTAAATAATTTAAGTAATAATATTGAAGTTATACCCGTTTTTTTTAAAATATTATTCTCTTCATCAATAGCAATTAATATAGTTTTAGTATATCGTTATGAATTGTTAATATATATTCATTCATTAATATCTATTTTCAAAGGAAATTTTGTTGACTATTAGATTTTATTAAACTAGAATTATTGCTTTTTTTATTATCATCTCGATCAGCATATACAATTGATAAAATCTCTTTAACAACATCTTCTCTTTGGACGTCCTTGTTTTCGAGCTTAATTAATTTAACTTTTGTAATCGAATTTGAAGATTTATCAAGTCTGTTTATTAAATCAGATAATCCATTTTGTTTAATTTTTCTATCGCATTGTGATGGGTCACCGACAACTATTAATTTAGAACCAGAACCAATTCTTGTCAACAGCATAATCATTTGTTCAATAGATGCATTTTGCATTTCATCTGCAATAATAAATTTATTTTCAAAAGTACGTCCTCTCATGTATGCTAAAGGTATAATTTGAATTTTGTTGTTATGAATCATATGTTCTACATGTTGTCTAGGTATAATTTTCTCAAATGTATCAAATAATGGTTGTGTAAATGGTTTCATTTTATCATCTAAATCACCTGGTAAAAATCCAATGTCTTCGTCGGCACATACAGCTGGTCTAGTAATAATAATAGAATCGGAATCATTATTCAATAAAGAGCGTATACCCTCTTGACAAGCCATAAGTGTTTTACCTGTACCCGCGGAACCATGACAAACAACTACTTGAGAATTTGGTGACATTATTGAACTTAAAAAGAGCGCCTGATTTTTAGTTTTTGGTTTAAAATATTTTGGACAAGGATTTCCACGTAAATATTTCTTTTCATAAATACAATTGTCCATAGAGTCTTCTGACGAATCAGAAGCAATACTCAATAACCGTTGGCGTCTTCTAAGTTCTTTGGCAGCTTTTTTATTCCTCCCTCCCATAAATTTTTGTAATGTTTAATTATATACACGTGAAATTTCAAAATAGTTGAATATTAAATAAAGATATTTAAAATAAAATTATTATAAAAATGACCATACAATCTTCTATTAATAATAAGTCTAAAGATTATAGTACCATGTATTCTAACATTGAAGAATCTAATTCTGGTAAATCACTTTCCTTTGATATTAATGGATTGAACGCATCGATTGTAAATGGTTTGCGGAGGACGATATTGAATGATATTGTCAATTTGGGATTTAGATATGAATCTGGAGAAAAATCAATAAAGGTAAATAAAAATACAACTGGTTTACACGACGAATTTATTTCACATAGAATATCGTTATTACCGGTTACAATAGATAATTGGATTCAAAATCCAGGAGAAGTAGATATTGATGATTATACATTTAGTTTAAATGTTAGTCAAAAATCTCAACACAAAAAAAATGGTATTGTAACAACGGACGATATTGTTGTTAAATGTAACAACAATGGTAATATATCAGAAATTGATTCAAAAAAATGTTTCTGTAGAAATAAAAAGTTCAATAGTCCAATTCTGATTACTCGTTTTCCAAATAGAGATGGTTCTGAACAAGAATTAGATGTCGAATTTACTTTAACAAAAGGAACCCATTCCAATCATGCATGTTATTCACCAACTGTTTATTGTGTATCATTTGAAAAAGAAGAAAATAAAACAAATGAAATGATTCATGAATTTAAACTAGAAAGTATTGGTATTTGGTCGCCTTATAAATTAGTACAACAAGGTATTTTGAATTTGATTTATAAATGTAAGAATATTTGTAATAAAATTGAAGATAATATTGCTTACAAATACAAAGGATCATACATGGCAATTGACTATCGTTTTAACGGTGAAAGCCATACTATCGGAAATATTATCCAAGAATGGATTTATAATTCTGAATTTGTTGAAAAAAAAGTAAACGGAAAAAATCTATCTCACATATCATATCATGAACCTCATCCTCTAGAAAATCATATTATTATTAGATTTGTATTAAACGAAGATAATGCTCCAATGGATTTTGAAGATTATAAGGAAAGGACGGATGAACTATTTATCAAGTACATTAAGGAATTAGAAGAGTATTTGATGGAATGTTTGTTACAATGGAAAAATATTACAAAAAGTGATTCAAAACATTCGTTGTTGTAAAAATAATATATAAAATTTATTGTTATTTATAATAGTATTCATGTATACCGGATTCGAATATACTAAAAAATTTCAAAGAACAACTCAAGAACCGGTTACTAGACTAATAAATAATGAATTAAACCGATTGGAAAATTTAGAAAAAAAGTATTCAGAAATTGAAAAAAAACTGAACAATATTGAAAAAAAAATAGAAACAAAAAGATTTAATCTGAATTGGAATTTGTCTTTTTTATATGACATTGAAGATTTTGTAATAAATCAATATACTAATCATAATTAAGTTTTCTTCTTAATTTAAGTTTTCGTCTTTTACCTCCAGCTAAAGTTAATCGGTTTGACCGAACATTACAAACTCTTGCTATTTGTTTTTTCAGAACATTAATTCCTTCTATAAGCTCAGGTAATTCTTCATGTATATAATTTATGTTCAAACCAGTTATACACAAAAATGCAGGTCCTCTTGTATTATCATGATTTTTCATATGTATACATATAGAATATGTTTCAAGAACTTCATCTTCCGTATCATTTTCCCAGTCACTAAGCATAGCATCTGGATTCCGAACATCTCCCATGATCAATTCAACATATCTCAATGGTTCATTTGGAGGTATTTGTGTTCCGTCAAAATTTACTGCCATGTAAATACCTGCCCCCAAACTAAGATCTCCAGTTGAAATATCTTTTAAAAATCTTTTAACAGATGATCTTATTGATGTATCATCTGTCAATAATGGACCAATTGCAGCCGCCAAACTATTATAATCAAATATTCTATTAGAAGAATATGGGATTCCACTAATATATATATTTCTATTGCTTGGTTTAAATTTGGTTAGAATATTTCTAAGCCACCCTTCTAAGTAGTTCATCTTATCATGATAACTATCACATTTAAATTTTTCTGATTTGGTATTTAGTGGATACGAGTCTATCATATCAGTATTTTTTGATTCATTTTCATCAAACAAATTTTGTTCACCTAAAAATGTTGGTTCTCTAACTACAATTGTATTGCCAGAATCATCTGTTTTATTAGTTGTTTGCAATTCGTCTAACTGTCTCAATAAATTTTGAAATTTCATTTCATCTTCCATAGATTCAATTTTTGGAGCACCACCTAATAATTTACGAATTTTCTCTTCTAAATCATCTGGAAGAGTGTTCACAATTGAATCTTTTCGACTAGCTTCTAACGCTAGTCTTGTTTTATCTAAATCAGATTTGAGAACGTTAATAATTGATTTTAGAGCATTTATTTCATCAGATAATACTACCGCTAAATCCCAAGCTTCGCCAGTCGACAGATGATCAATTTGATCTACTAAATCGCGTATCATATTGAATAGAGGCAAAAAGGCTCTAGCAGATCTGTTTTCTACATATGTATGTATATCAATTTGTTCTCTGTCCTCATCCAAAAAAAGATCAATATCATTATTGAAATCGTTTATAATATCTCTAGCTTCTGGTATAGCTTGCGCGAAAGATACCATATTAATTTAACATAGAATATTTTTAAATGTTTATATCTATATATAGCAATAAAAGGATATTCCAAATAATACACCCAATACAATAAATAATATAAGGCTAATACTTAAATTGTGAAGCATGGTTTTATCATTTTTTGATATTTTAGATTGCATATTCTATGATTTAACATAGAATATTTTTTAAATTTGATCTAAAATACTTTGAGGGATTTGATTTCCGGAATAGTTATCTATATGTTCTAACAATTTTTTATCATTCTCATCTAATAACGATTCCATCCATTCATTTATGTCAATCATTTGTTTGGGTGCTTTAACAATTGGCGCTTTTTCGGTCCGTCCTCGAATAGCTCTTTTTTCTGCTTCGGATAGCTTTGCCTCGGGACCATATTTAAACGTTAATTGTCGAAACAATTCCTTCTCCTTTGATGAATATTTTTGAACCAATTTATCAACATCACATAATTTTTGGGGGGCATTTAATTTATAATAACGAGTCAATCTAGTTTTGAAGTCCATTAATTATTAATCAATAGTAATTTGTTTACTTAATTTTTCGAAAATTTTTTTATAAATCTTTTCAACTTTATATTTTGTAATGTTATATTTCCTAGAAATTGTTGAATAAGATTCTTTCAAATCAAATCGTAAATATATCAATTGCTTTTCTAAATTAGAAAGTTTTACAGATTCTAATATATTGGTATTTTCATTATATTGTAGCATTTCAAATGCTCTATCGTCGATATGCTCAATTATATTGATATAATCTCCTTTTTTGTGTTCAGGAATTCTGATTAAGCTATCTTTATAAATATATCTTAAAATATAGCCTCTGATCCAATATGATGAATATGTTGAAAATTTTACGTTCCTATTTGGATCAAATTTATCAGCTGCAACGCAGAGTCCATACATTCCTTCTTGTAATAAGTCATTTTCATTGTTTTTAGATGATTTATAGTTGTTTGCTATATAATGAACCAATTTTATATTGTTTGTTATTAATTTATTGCGCCTTATAGCATTGTTGCTATTTGTAAAACCGTTAACAATTGTTAAAATAGTAAACAATGTGCATTTCATATTTGAATATAATATGTTGTTTATATTGATATTGTAAATCAATGTTCATTTTTCTGAATTATTTTGGATTGAACCAAATGCAATGTATATTTGGGAATTTATTATTCATTGATAATATGTGTGAATATTTATCATCAATGAAAACATAATTCATATTTTTTTCAATATTGACCATATTGTATTTTTTATTTGAACCACAAAATTGTATAATTTTTATTCTATGTAGTTCTAATTTTTGTAATGTATTGTAGGTTTCAGTTTTAACGAAAGAATTTCTAGATGTTAATGCGCTAATATTTCCTTTTATTTTGTTTAAAATATTTGGAATATTAGAATCAATTAGTTTGAATTGTAAATATTTTACCATATTACTCCAAATATTTATAATAATGTGTTCATTGCCTGGATTATGTTTAATTTCAGAGTCGAACCATTTTGTTGATCCGATATATTGGGTTGTTTCAATTAATGTATCATCAATGTCTAATAACCAATGTGTTTTGTTATCAAACAAATTATGTTGATTTGCAAATATTTCTATATCTTTCCAAGATTTTAAGTCATATATCATAAAAATTGCCAATTTATTAGATAATCTTGTAAATCAATTTTAACATAATTTAATTTTTAATCAAATAATATTAAACTAGATTTATTGCATTTGTATTTAAGTATTAGACAATATATTATTATAAATGTTTAAACAATCTATAATTTATTTTTTGTACATAGAAATGGGTTTTTGTTTTGTCAATCCTTGTTTTAAAACTAAAGTTAGTTTAAGAAGACCTCGTTGGAAATATGCTGGACAAATGTATTCAAACAATGCAAATATGGATGAATCAAAAATATCTAGAGAAGAATTGATTGAAGCTCGCGTCAATAAGCAATATTGGTCTTTGTCTGATTTATATGATAATATTGAGAGAAAGAAGATTTCTGTAGCAGCAATTGGTAATGAAGGTAGTTTTGTCGATGTATTGGATATTAATAACAATAGACATACAATAGATATATTACCTAGTGATGTTAATAATATTGAAAATTTATTACGTAAAAACAATATACGATTTGCGATTCAAAAAAAACAATTTCAGAATTTAAGCAATACATTTAATCTAATTGGTAGTATATTGATACCATCAGCTTTGTTATTTTATGTATTTGCTTTATTTAGAAGATTAAACAACACAAATGATCCTGGTTCTGGTGGTGGATTATTTGGTAATAGTTTAGGAGGAGGAACTCATAATATTAATTTAGAACCGGATACTGGAGTAACATTTGATGATGTTGCTGGTTGTGATGAATCAAAATTAGAATTAACAGAAGTAGTTGATTTTTTAAAGAATCCTGATAAATTTGATGAATTGGGTGCAATGTGTCCAAAAGGAGTTTTATTAGAAGGTCCACCTGGAACTGGTAAAACTTTATTAGCAAAAGCTATTGCCGGCGAAGCGAACGTGCCGTTTATATCAACATCTGGTTCAGAATTTGTAGAGGTATACGTTGGTATGGGTGCCTCTCGTGTTAGAAAATTATTTGCTGATGCTAAAAAAAATGCACCTTGTATAATATTTATTGATGAAATTGATTCAATTGGCAGAAGCCGTGGAAAAGGTGGTCCTGGTAGCAATGATGAAAGAGAACAAACATTAAATCAAATTTTATCTGAAATGGACGGATTTTTAGGTAATACAGGTGTGATTGTTTTGGCGGCGACAAATAGAATGGATATTTTAGATTCTGCTTTGTTAAGACCTGGTCGATTTGATAGAAAAGTTCCTGTTAATCTTCCAGATAGACAAGGTAGATATGATATTTTAAAAGTTCATTCTAAAAATAAACCGTTTGAATCCGACGTTGATTTAAATAATATTGCTGCTAATACAATTGGTTTTTCTGGTGCTTCTTTGAAAAATCTGTTGAATGAAGCGGCTATAGTAGCAGCTAGAAATAATAAAAATACAATTGGAACTGATGAAATTGAATATGCTATTGACAGAATAACAGTTGGTCAGCAAAAGCCAATAGGTAAAAATGTTCGTAAAGAAATTATTGCATATCACGAGGCTGGTCATGCTTTAATGGCTGCTCTTATACCATCATATGATGAGGTAGCTAAAGTTACAATTATTCCTAGAACAAATGGTGCAGGTGGATTTACATTGTTTACTCCATCCGAAGAGCGTGTTGAATCGGGTTTATATACTCAAAAATATTTAAAAGAACAATTGATGGTAGCATTGGGTGGACGTGTTGCCGAAGAAATACAGTTTGGTGAAGAACAAATCACTTCGGGTGCTTCTGCAGATTTACAGCAAGTTAGAACATTGGCTCGTAAAATGGTTACACAACTAGGTTTTACAAATCAAACAGATATTAATAGTTTTCCAGTAGCTTGGGAATCAAATGATCCAAGTGAGACTATGTATAATAGTAAATTATCAATAAATACTGAAAATACAATCGATACACAAATTTCTAATTTAGTTAAAGAAGCTTATAATAAATGTAAAGATATATTAACAAAAAATAAGAATTTGTTGGATGTTATATCGGAACAGCTAATTATACATGAAACAATTAATAATAAACAATTATCAGAATTATTAAACAATAATGTTATTGCGTGTGATAATATAATAATATAAAATCAAGTTGTATATTCTAATAATATGGTAAAAAAACAAAAAGGTAAAAAAGCTAGAAAAGAAGCCTTAAATGCATTAAATGATAAAATATCAATATTAACACCGACTGTTAAATCGAGACAACCTTGTTTATTTATATTAGCAGAATGTATAAAAAAACAAACATATTTGTCTAGAATTAGTCAATGGGTAATTGTATCCGCTGATAAAGATTGGACAAAAACTGATTTTGATTATTTTATAAAAAGTTTGCAGTGTGTAATTCCTAGTGTCAAAATTGATGGTAAATATGTAAATAATGAATCTGCTATTTCTGAAGGTTGGCCTATTGTAGATGATTATGAAGCAATTGGATACTTAAGAAATATAACAAATATTATTGCAACTGGTGATTATATAGTATGTATGGACGATGATGACTATTATCCACCTAAAAGAGTTGAGCATGCTGTTTCTGCTTTACGTAAAAGTACTAAAGAAATGGCTGGGTGTTCTGGACATATAATATATGAAACTGATTTAAAACTTTTATTACAATTTAAGCGTTTTGGTCCAAACCATAGTGTTAATAATTCTCTTGCTTATAAGAAATCTTATATTGAATCTGGTGCTTTATATGATTCTACAAAAAAACATGCTGAAGAAAGGTCTTTTTTGAAAGACTATGCTACTCCAATGATTCAATTAGATCCTTTAGATACTATAATTCAAATGGTTCATTTTAATAATACTTATAGTAAAAGACATTTACTCATACGGGCTGAATGGATGACACCAGATAAGAAAAATGTAAGCAAAATTTCGTCATATCCAAATAAATTTATTCCGCAAAACATCTTAGACAAATATGAACAAGCATTACATTATAGTGAGTCTACAATTTCAGAATATGATATAGTTTATTATTTAGGATTAGGTGCTCCAATATGGTCACCGTATGATAAAAAATTGGGTGGTTCTGAGCAAGCCGTCAAACATTTAGTAGATGCATGGTCAAATCTTGGTTATAAAGTTGCTGTATATGGAGAATTTAGTGATGCTGTTACACAAAAAAGCATTTCAGAAGGAAAAGGAATTTATTTAAATTTTTCAAATTTCAAATGCTCAACACATTATAAATATTTGATATTATGGCGGAGATATGGTACTCATCCATTAATATCGTGGACTATCAGTGCTGATCATTTGTATTTAGATTTACATGATAGCATTCCATTGACAGAAACATGTTTAGACAATTTAGATAAGGTGGATAAAATAATATTGCGTAGTGATTTTCACTCTAAGATTATATGTTCTCAGCATAAAGCATATGATTTAAATAGTAAAATGTTGGCTATTAAAAATGGAGTTAGAATAAATGATTTTGTATTCAAACAAAACGATCCACAAAGAGATTTATATCGTTTTTGTTGGTGCTCATGTTATAAACGCGGATTAATGCAGATTTTAGCATGGATGTGGCCATTAATTAAACAAAAATATCATTCTGCAACATTTCATGTTTATTATGGAATGGACAATGTTGCTGAAGAAGATTTCAAAAAACAAATGAATGTGTTGTTAAAACAACCCGGCGTTGTAGACCACGGTAGACAAGGTGTAGATATTATTATAAAAGAAAAACAAACTGCATCATTTCATTTATATTATTCTAAAACAACTGCGGAAACAGATTGTATATCAATAAGAGAAAGTGTTAGTGCTGGTTGTATACCGATAATAAGTAATTACAATGTGTTTGGTGAAAGGGAAGGTTTAAAAGTACCTGGTGATCCACATAATTATGGTGATCATCAAAAAGTTGCTTTTTATATTAATGAATTGTTATCTAAACCGGATGAAGTTGAAAGAATTAGGAATAATATGTGTGGTAAAGAGGTTGGTTGGGATAGTGTTGCAAAATTATGGCCAATCAAAAAAGATTAACAAATACTCATATCATATTTCAAAGATGGATAATATGTATTAAAAATATAATTTTCAGCATTTTTAACATGCGGCAAATATATGTATGTAATAATATAAAAGTTATCAAAATTTTTCCAATATAATGTTTCATAAATTTTCAAAATTCTTGAATGTTTATCGTTTGATGATATAAATATCAATGGATTAGTATTGCTTGGTTTAATAGGTTGTTTGATGTCACACATAACTTTATTAAACAATATAACTTCATACGTATTCCACAAATGTTTTCTTAACAAAAATTGTTTGATTTGTATCCATATATCTTCGTTAATTATCATTGATTATTTAATCAAACTTTGTTGTTAAATATGTTGACAAATGTTCAACCATTTTTGAATTTTTGATGTTTTTATTAACATCGTTACCTTTACCAATACATCCCATATAATGTAACAATTGTTTACGTTTCATAGATTTGATGTTTTCTATATTTTTCAATTCATCACAAATTTGAAACTTATCATATTTTTTTTCATTATATTTTTTGCGCCAATCAACTAAATAATCTTCGTTCATTTTCAAAGCTTTTTGTTTGTAAATTTCTTCTTGTTCTTTAGGCATCGACGACCATTTTTTACTTGCGTCTTTTCTAATTGAAATTAATGTTTTAAAATCCAATTTAGAATCTTTGTTTCCAGCATTTTTATGAAATCTCGCAATTTCATCATTAACATAAACACCCCAACCACTAATGCTTTGTAAACTAATTAGTTTTGTTTTGGAATTTTTGAATACTGGGATTTGTTGATAATTATGAATGTTTGTTTTCATATGACTATAAAAATCTTCAGGACTCATTGCTTCCATATCCATTGCAATGTGTGACAAAATATACTTTCGATCATTGATAATTCTCGCTGGAATATTGTTTTCCGTTTGAATAGCTGCCATAAATAATATTCTTATTTGACTTTTTCTTTATATATTTTTTTTGAACCAATTAAATTGTTCTCATATGTTGTTATTATTAACAATTTGTGTAAATATATTAAGAATATTTTAAATAATTTTTAAAAATAATGAGAATAAATCTATATTATTGGTCAAATAATATAGATGATGATATTAGTGATACAATAATAAAATTTCTTAGTTGTCAAAATGATTATTTTAACAGTTTATATTCTCATGTGTATACGAATCGATTTCTTAATAAAGAATTAAAACAAATTATTTTAGGAAATATTCAAAAAATCTTGTTTAATAGATATATAATTCGGAAAACAATAAAAAATCATGTTTTCAAAAAAAGAAAATTTATTAAAATTAACAATAATGATTTACTGATGCAACCATTTGCAAGTGATGTTTTTTATCCTTATATAGTTGAAAACAATAATATTTACAGATTTGGTAAGTCCGATTTTCGAAATATTATAAAAAGTAGTATAAAAAATTGTAGATATCGTCATCCATCGATTTTACCTATCAAAAATCCATATACAAATTCAATAATATCTAAAACGCAATTATATAATTTATATATACAGTCATATGAAAGCAATCAAATGCATTGGATGTTAAGAGAGTTTGCTAGACTGGATTTTAATGCAACAGAATTTAAAATATTGTATTATAGTTATTTATCATCAAATGCTTTGAAAGAAGATATTGCTAGTTATTCTGATAAAGAATTTAGAAAAGAATGTGACATATGTTTTCGTAAATATATAGTGGAACCTTTTTATAGAGAAGGTTTTGTTTATAATGGTTTAGAAACAGTAAATATTGATATACTTAGAAAATTTTTTACACAATTTATAATATATGAATCTGAAAACGATAATATTTCTAAAGGTCGAAATAAAAGAAAAAGAATTACTGAACATATAAAAAAATTAATGTCTTTTTGGGGAAACTATACATGGGTATTTTGTAGAATTAGTGAGAACAAAAGTTTACAAGAAATACAACAAAGTGTTAATGAAGATAATGCTAATATGACATTATATTTAAATTCAATTAATAATCCTGATACAATGGAAAGAACTTCTCCATTTAGTTCTGAAAGATTTTCTAATGTTATGAATAGATTAAATAGAGTTGTTAGTACAAATAGGAGAAACAATTCAATATTTCCAAGTATTTCCAATGAATTACAAGTATTTGATTTTCCAAATTTGCTTTATGATTCTTCAAATGAAGATCGTTTTATATTTAGTTATACACCACAACAAATGGAAAGAGATATTAGATATATAAATGGAATAATCGCGGATGAAAATTATATAGTACAAGAAGAAGAGGAAGATTTAATAAGAGATGCTAATAATATTATGAACGATGTTGATTAGACTGCGTATTTTATATTGATGTTTATTATAATTATTAATAATGTGTATTATTAATTTTACATTATCAAAATATAGTATGCAAGATGAAATGGATTTTATATATGCAATAAAAAGTAAGTTGTCATGTTTTGAATTTAAAAGAATTGTTTCTGTATATAATGATTCTGATAAATATTGGTTTGAAATTGTTTCAAATGAATATAATATAACAGATGAAACTATTCAAATATTAATAAAATATCTTAGTTTAAGATTTCAATCATTATCAATAAAATTTCAATCAAATGAATCTATTAATGAATTCAAATTATATAACAATGAAAAAAATGAACGTATACTTAGTATATAAAAACATAAGTTAATAATATAAATATAGTATTAGTAATATGAATGAATTACTTAACAATATAAAAAATGTAAATAAAATACCACTATATCCATTACGAAGAATTACTAGAAATATTAAAACGGGTGAATATTATGCTGAAAAAGCTAGTATTTTACAACTCAGAAAATGTGTAGTTAGACAATTAAATTTATTAATGTCTTATAAAATTTAATATATATAAAGTTATTATGAATTAGTATTTAGTACTAAAATGACAAAAGTAAACATTGAAGAAGTATGTGAAGATACAAATGTTGAAAACACGAATGTTGAAAACACGAATGTTGAAAAGACAAATGCAGAAACATTTGCTTTTTCTGCTGATATTAATCAATTGCTTTCTTTGATTATTAACACATTTTACTCCAATAAGGAGATTTTTTTACGAGAATTAATTTCAAATTCATCAGATGCTTTGGATAAAATAAGATATATGTCTCTTACAGATGCTTCTGTATTGGAATGTGAACCAAATTTGGAAATACAAATTATTCCAAACAAAAATGACAAAACATTAACTATTTTTGATACCGGTATTGGAATGACAAAAGAAGATTTAGTAAATAATCTAGGAACAATTGCTAAATCAGGAACAAAAGCATTTATGGAATCACTTCAATCGGGAGCTGATATTTCTATGATTGGACAATTTGGGGTTGGTTTTTATTCTGCGTATCTTGTAGCTAATAAAGTAGTTGTTACTTCTAAAAATAGTAAAGATGAACAATATACTTGGATATCAACAGCGGGTGGTTCTTTTACAATAGAAAAAAACGATGAAAATTCTGAAAAATTGACTAGAGGAACTAAAATGGTATTACATTTAAAAGATGATATGCATGAATATTTAAATGAAAGAAGACTTTCGGAACTTATTAAAAAACATTCTGAATTTGCGACTTTTCCTATAAAATTGAATGTAGAAAAAGTTACAGAAAAAGAAGTTACCGATAGTGAAGCAGAAGAAGAAGTTGATGATGAAGATGATGATGACGATGCTCCTAAAGTTGAAGATGTTGATGAAGAGGAGTCAAAAAAAGAGAAAAAAACAAAAAAAATAAAAGAAGTAACACAAGAATGGAAACATTTAAATTCTGTGACACCAATTTGGATGAAAAATGCTGATGAAGTAACAAATGATGAATATACAGCATTTTATAAATCTATAACAAATGACTGGGATGGACATTTATCTGTAAAGCATTTTTCAGTTGAAGGTCAGTTGGATTTTAAGTCTGTTCTTTTTGTTCCAAAACGTCCCACATCTGATATGTTTCAATCTGGTTCAGATAAAAAATTTAATTCAATTAAATTATATGTTAGACGAATATTTATAATGGATAATTGTAAAGATTTAATGCCTGAATATCTAAATTTTGTAAAAGGCATTGTTGATTCAGAAGATTTGCCTCTTAATATTTCAAGAGAAACATTACAGCAAAACAAGATTCTAAAAGTTATGAGAAAACATTTGATCAAAAAGTCATTAGAATTATTTAACGAGATATCCGAAGATGATGATAAATTCAAAACGTTTTATGATTCATTTGCTAATAATATTAAACATGCTGTATATGAAGATTCTGTGAATAGAGCAAAATTTGCAAAATTATTAAGATATTATACATCTAAATCTGGTGATACAATGACTTCATTACATGATTATGTTGGTAGAATGAAAGATGATCAGCCTGGTATTTATTATATTACTGGCGAATCTATAGATCATATAGAAAATTCACCTTCATTAGAAACATTAAAAAGTAAAGGTTATGAAATTATTTACATGATAAATGCTATTGATGAATTTGTTATTGGTCAATTAAAAGAATTTAATGGAAAGAAGTTAATTTCTGCTACTCGCGAAGGATTAAAAATCGAAAATAGTGATGAAGAAAAATCGAAACTAGAAGAATATACAAAGAAGACAGAAAAATTATGCAAATTAATAAAAGAAACAATTGGTGATAAAATACAAAAAGTCGTTGTCAGTCTTCGTTTAACCGAGTCAGCATGTGTATTGGTTACACCTCAATATGGTGTGACAGCCAATATGGAAAGAATTCAAAAAGCACAAGCGTTTGGAAAAAATGCTGCTACAATTGCGAAACATAATTCTGCTAAAAAGACAATGGAAATTAACCCTGAAAATCCCATAATCTGTAACCTTATAGAAAGAATTGAATCAGAAACACCTGATAAATCAGTCAAAGATTTAATATGGTTACTTTATGATACATCTGTTTTATATTCCGGATTTTCTTTAGATAAACCAGTTGATTTTGCGAATAGAATACAAAAGCTTATTAAATTAGGACTTTCTATTGATGATGAAGATGAAGATCTTGATAATGAAATGAGTGATTTACCACCATTGGATGATATTAATGCTGATTCTCCAATTGACGAGAATGAATCAATGGAACAGGTTGATTAATAATTATTATTTTTGTTTTCACATTGGATCGGATTATACGCAATATAAATTAGTATCATAATGGGTATTATCTTTGTTATTTCTTATATCTGAGTCTCCATTGTGTTCCGACCAACAAAGCAATGGTTGAGAATTTAATATATCAAAATCATTTGTTAAGAGATATTTAATTATAAAATGGTCTAGTTGAAGAATGTTTCGATCCAAATTTTCTTCGAACTCTGAACAAAGATTATTTGCTGCTTGAAGTGATATAATATATGCATGAGTCGTCCTGTCAAGATCGGCGCCATTTTTTATTGGGTATACCTTTTCATGTTTAACAATATTTTCAGATACATTTATAACATTTTTGCTGAAATGATTTTTTTTAAAACGACCACCAATATAACAAACGTGAAAATCCGTTGGTAAATTTTTTAGAAGTTTATTAAGTTTAAAATTATAATTATCAGTAAACTGAACATCATCTTCATAAATAATACAAAATGGAAGTCCTATTTTAGTCATATATTTCCATATTTCATAATGTGATAAAAAGCATCCAATCTCACCTTTATTTAACCTTACTTTGGATGCCATCGACGATATGCGGGTGTCATCACCTTTGCCATCTACTGCTCTTTTTGTATGTAAATCTACTACATCAGTTTCTTTATAATTTAACTTAAATTTAGCGAGTCTATCGGGTCTTCTTTTTAAATTAATTACAAAACCATGACATTTTTTGAATATAGGCAAATAATCTATTTTTAGTATATCGGTGTATAGATTTGAATTTTGTTTAAAAATAGGTGGATCAATACTATATTGCTTAAATTTTGAATTTCTAAAATATTCTTGTGTGTGAGCATCAATTGCTCCAATATTTTTAATATTATAATCTAATAATTCTTTTGCACAAGATCCCTTTATTAAATATGATTCAGTTGTCTCTGATACAGCTGAAGAGAAATATATTGGTTTAGAGTCTCCATCACAATAGTCCATTTTATTTGGACATATGGTGGTTATGATAGGTCCAAACTTACCATTATCCAGTTTTTGGATAACATGGTTGTTATTTTCTCTCTCAGCAAATTGATTATTTAGATATATAATACCCCAGTCATTTGGAAATGTGAGATTACATATATATTTTATTGGATTATCCATATTTTTTGTAAACATAACATCATCTTCAAAAATAAGGTATATATCATTGTCTGAATAATCAAGTTTTTTATATATATTTAAATGAGATAAACAGCAACCAATAACACCAAAATTCTTAGGTTTTTTATTAACAATATTCCACGAGTTTATTGTTGATAACATTTCATCAGTATATTGAATATTTCTACCATCAACTGCATCTATGACTTCAAAGTTGTTGTTGTCAATGTCTAATTTATTGAGTATATGTTTTTTGAAGTGTAATAGTCTATCAGTCCGTCGTTTTAGATTTATCAAAAAAATTTTTTTAATTTCCATAATAATTAATTTACTTATATTTTTAAATACATTATTAATAAGAAACGAATTAATATTGGCTTAAACTTAAAATAAATATAAAACAATACGATATATGAAGTATGTATTCTTATGGTTAAATCAGGATACAACTTATCTGGGTTCTTGTATAGAATTTGAAATGATAGATGAGTATATAACTAGAGGGGGTTTCCATGATGTAATTCATATAGATAATAAGAATATTAATAATTATGATTTAAGAAGTTTAATTGAAAATAACAATTACAGACTGGTAATTCTTGCAACAATAAATACTTTGAGAACTTTGAATCGTTTTTTTACAGAAATAAAGAAATTAGATTATTATCCTAAGTTTGATCAATGCACATTAATACACATGGGCGATGAAGGTTTTGATACGCCATGTGATTCTGAAAGGAATAAATTATATACTTTGTTTAAAAATGTCATTCGTTTTGGAAATAAAGATTCAAATAAGTATTCTAAATCAATACACGTAGTTCCAATGGGATATATAAGTGGTATGCGTCGCGATGATGCACCATTGACATTGGCTTCACAACGTAAATATAATTGGGTATGGTTTGGTGCGATCAAACTTGATAGACAACACATGATAAATAGTTTAAAATCAATAGAACCGTGTTATTATTATAATTCTCGGACCTGGGGAGGTTCAATGAATAATATTGGAAATAATACGAAAAAATTTCTTAGAATAGCAAAATTCGTACCATGTAGTTGTGGAAATGCTTGTGTTGAAAGCGAAAGATATGCTATAGCATTAGAATCTGGTGCAATACCTTTAATAAAAAAGTACAGAAAAGGTGAATTAAAGGCTTTAAGAACTGGTTTTGATGATTATTATTCGATTTTGTTCGAAGATTCTTCATATCCTCTTCCATCATTTTATGAATGGGAACATATGAAAAGTTTTATTGAAAATATATCTGATGATGATTTAGATATTCTTCAAAAAAAATGCTTAGACTGGTGGATAAAGAATAAAGATTATTTTGGAAAGAAAATGTGTGACGTTATAAGAAGCTAAGTTTGGAGATGTATTACAATGATACTAAAAATAATATGTATTATATAACATAATGGATGCACAAGTCTCTTCATCTTTCATATATGCAGTTCTAGCTGGACTTTTTGCTGTTCTAATATTTATATATTATCAAAAAATTAACTTTCCAGAAAAAAAGAGACACCCTCTATATTACGCGGGTGTTTTCTTTATTGTGTCTAATATTATATATAACACAACATCACCAGAAAGTATTAATTCACAAATGACTTTAAAAAATGTTTTTAGTCCAGTCGTTTGTGAAATGAAAACGGGTCAACCATCTTTTTAAGATTTTTTAATTGTTTTCGTTTTGGATTGTTGTCCAATTAACTTCTTCACCTCTTTTCATTCTTTCAAATCTTTGTACAAGTGCTTGTTCTAATTGTGTGTCAGAAATTTCAGGTGCTTTACAATATGTTATTTGATGATTTAAAATTGCTTGGGATGGTACCCAGCCAAGATTGTTTCTCCATATATCATTAATTTTATTAATACATACTTCATCTGGATTGTTAGATACATTATTTAAATCATTCAATTCGTTACATTTTATACAATCATTTCCATATACCTCGTCACAATGTTCAAAATTTCTTGTTCTACATAGGTTACACATTATTTTGCATTCTTGTTTTGATTCACCAATTCCGAGTTCAGTATCATCACCATATTTGATTTCGGAGTTGGAGTTGTAATTATCTTCATTTGTTGAGTTACCATTTTCTATATTCAAATTATCATCATTAGCATCATTTATATTTTCTGAATCAGGTGATGTATCATTATTAGTATTATTAGTATCATTTTCGTCATTTCCAACATATGGTGATGTGTTACATTTACCTTGTTTCCAATTGTTATGACCCGCTTGAGATGCTTTACAAGCATTTCCATATGTCATTCCTTCTGCACAAACGGGAGCCCAATTTGCTGGGCATGGTGTAGGTTCAGTATCATTGGGTTGTACAGATTCATCAGACTCAGTTATTTCAGAATCATAATTAGGCACATCTACTTTAGTATCAACTTCTGTTGGACATGGTACTGGAACTGGGCATGGTTCACATGGAGGGCAATGTTTTGTATCATCTCTAAATTTAAGAATATAATACGCATATGCATATACAGATACAGATATAACAGCTATTAAAACCACTAGTAACAGTTCAATCATTATTAATTATAGAATATATATAAAATTGATATATACAATGTCAAAATTCCTTTATTTTTATCCAAGATAAATAACCCATTTGTTTGTCATAATGGACTCGAAAAATATTTTATCATATAATTTTTAATCTATTTCAGAATGTTGACTTCATTAATCGCACTTGCAATCCCCTGAACACCACTAGTTCTATTTATACAACTATCTCCAATCTAATTTATCAGATTTTAATGACTTTCTCGATACCAAGAATAATTTGGATCAACCAGACGTGCTTTATAGTATGACATATCACTTGTTGTATATGCCCAGTCAGACGGTTCAATACCACCAGCAACGCTGACGAAGTATTTGCAGAAGCCACCGTCATTGGTGCCGGCGAATACGGGATCCGATCCCCCGATCGGAGTAAAATCTCCATTATCAGAATCAGGTGTTTCAGCATATCCGATTTCTTTACCGTCAATCCAAAGTTTAACACGACCTCTTCCAGAATTTTCATTGCCACCAATTCTTATTTCCCAAGTAATCTCATGTTCACTACCATCAAAGAAAGTTGATATATTGGAAATTGGAATATCAAGAAGTGCAAGACCAGCCGCGGAGACGGCGGCGCCTGCGCCGCCTACATCTGTTCCTCTTCCAGCACGGTAACGGATGTATTTGTTACCCGAGTTGTCTTGTATGATACCGAGGAATGATCCCCACGCGGTACCACCTATTTCCCAGAGGATGCCAGTAGTAGGTGTGTCTGCAGGAAGTACTGTTACACAACTCGCAACCATATCTTGTCCGCGGTTTATATGGACATTTTGATTTGTCAAACCAGAGATCAATACGCCTGGTTCAAATGTGTGCGTAACTTCGTTATTATATGGTACACTAACATCTATACCATCTGAAGGTGTAGAATCACGAAGCATTGATGTAATAGGTAAAGATGTAGGAGATGTATTAACGATCATATCAAATAAGATATTTTTGGTGAATGTGTAACACAATGGGATTGATGGTAAAATTCCATTATTATAATAGTTTATTAAGTCTTGTCCACTATTAATGGTTGGAGTCCATGAATCAAAATCATAACCTTCTGTTGAATAAACTCCCCTACTTATAGTATTTCCTTGTAAATCAATCTTAACCATTCTAAAATAATGTGGGGTTGTAGTTGCACCTAAAATGACGCTGTCATCGGACGAATCATAAGCCCAATATTCTACATTTTCAGATGCTACATTTTCAGATTGCAGAATAATACCTATATCCTTAACAATCTCATCAAATGTGGTATTTTTTGCGAAGATGGTTGGATTTGCAAAGGTTTCTCCACTGGAATAAATTTCTAATAAATCTTGTTCGCTAGTAATTGTTGGAGTCCAGGTACTAGACCCATAACCTAACGAAGAATACTTTCCATTCTCTCCATCTATCTCATTTCCTTGTAAATCTACTCGAATCATTATAAAATGTGTAGTGCTTTCTTGGTGAATGAGTGAACCTACAACGATTGTATTATCGTTTTCATTAAAAGCCCAATATCCTACAGCATTGGTATCAGGTAAATTACCGGGACCACTTTCATATGGCTCAATATCACCCAAATTGTCTGTTCCAAACCGTTTGCCAGTAGTTTTCCCAACATGGGAAATTTCACCCAAAAGGTCTGTTCCAAACAGGTATACTGTAAATAAATTGTATTCAATTAAACCACCATATACTTGTATTGACGCATTTGAAAAGCGATTCTTTAAAAATCCAAACAAATACTTTTCATTACTAATATTGCTTTGAATTTGTTTTGTAATAGTTTTAACCTCTTGTCCAATTGTATGATATTCATATTGTATTGCATCATCACTCCATGATAATTTAATATCACTATTAAAAAGTGGATAAGTTGTTTCGTCTGAGTTAACACCACTCAATGTAACTTTATGAGCGGATGTTAACCCTCCGGAATAATCTGATGGGCTCATTCTATAACGTACTTCAATTGATGCTTTGTCATCGAATGTCCAACCACCATAAGTTGGTATTATTTCACTATATTCACTACCATTAATTATATATGTGACTTGCCAATTTGTATTATCAACAAATCTAAACTTCAATGTGTGTTTTGTTCGGAATGCGTCCCATACTTCCTGACTTCCAAATACAGTATTCGGCCAGTCCTCCGAAGCGAGTGCACGCCACCTTATTCTCGGATTACTATATGCCTCGCCAATGCCACCGTGTTGTGGCTCATCGCTATACCACCACCATATAGGACCTCCATCCCGCACGAAATCACCTGTAACATGATCTCCATCATTATCATTATTATAAGTTAAATAATAACCTCCGTGTTGAAAGCTAACTGGATCATCTTCCCATTCGATTTGGTATTCTTGAGAATAAAAATCTGAACTAGATGGGTCTAATGTTAGAAGTTCAAATGTATTCCAACCATTGGTTAGTTGTATTTCATTTGATATATCTGTCGAATTTTTAGTGACAGTGTTTACATTTATTATATCAATATCAAAAAGTGGATAAGTTGGATCATTTCTTATTTTTTCTTGGGAGTTGTTAACTGTTATTTTGTGAGGCGATGTGTACGTGTGGGAGTAGAAGTAATATCGTAATTGAATTGAATCTTTATCGTTAATTGTAAAATTGTCAATTGTAGGTATAATAAAAGACACATCTGAACCATCAATAACATAAGTCATTTGCCAATTTGTATTATCATAAATTTTAAATTTCATTGTATGTTTAGTCCTAAATTTATCATAGACTGCTACTGTTGATTCATCGGCAGTACTTCTGCCATTATAAAAAACATATTCATTACTATTTACTACGAACCATGCCTTATCTGGATTTTGGGGATCGGTGTACCAATGCCACAATACCTGGCCCCTCAACTTCGCGTCCGAAATCCCAGTGCCTCCATCTTGATCAGGTCCATGATTTAAGAAATAACCACCATGTTGAGCTGAGACGGGGTCATCTTCCCATTCAATGATGTATTCGCTAGTATCAGTCGGTTCTATACTTAAAATTGTGAAATATTTCCAAGTGGACACACTGTACAAGTCAGTATTTACACCATTTTTTTGAACACTACTTGTGGATAGTATATCAAATACAATATTCTGCGACTGTATTATTCTACTGGAAGTGTTAATATTTCCATCATTAAATGCAAATATTTCAAAATTTGGATTTGTAAATATATATTCTAAATTCATTGTTGTTTCATAAAATAAATCATCTTTTAAAAATAAGTAATTTGCAGTACTAAACACCGCATCATCATAAAATGCATTTATTAATTCTGCGCGACTAGAATATGTAATGTCATTTCCACTAATAAATTTACCATTACGCAATGTCCCGCCACTATCTTCTAATAATACTAATATGCCTGTTTGTGTGATTTTAATAAAACGGGTAGTAGGGGCGCCGCTCAAGGACTGGTCCACGAAGTCAAGGCTGCGGTCAGTTAAAATTACGTTATTATCAGAATCTAATGCCCACTGATGGATATTGGAAGCGTTGGCGTCATTATTTGTTCTTTGTCCAATGCCGCCATTACTTGTACCAAAAGGATTATTTATCCAGAAATTACCAGTATTTGGATAACCAGCAGAATCAGGTGCATAAGCTGCATCATAAAATTCATAAACAGTTGTATTAGTCCAATTGTCGCTGCTTAGATTTATTATTTTTGTTGCAAAATCATTCTCATTATCTGTTAGAAGACTACTCGAAACGGTCCACCATGCTGGACCGTTTACACGATGATAAGCATTGCCTCCTGTAAAAGAGTTTCCATCATATACAATGTTCATATTACTGTCTAATAGTTGTGGTTTGAATCCTTCAATTCTTTGTGCGGAGCTTCCACCAGAGTCTTGATTTCTGTTATATACAACAATTGCCTGTAAATCAGATATTTTATAATCATTTTGTAAATCTATTAACATACTAATGTTCAAGTTGTCCTGGTGACTATGAGCAAACGGATATGTTGAAGAGACACTTGGCTCTGTACCCATAAGATTATTGTTAGCCAAACTAGCATAATGATAACTACCTGAGCCATTCCAAGTCATATCATCTTGTAATAAAGCTAAATTTCCATGATCTATCCATATTGCTGGAGCTGCTACTGAAGGTTTTCCAGCAAGTTCACTTGGAACGGTGAAATGGGCTTCGGTAAGACCAGTTCCACTCAATAATTCAATATCATCATTTGCGGTTACTACATTGGGACCATCTACAGCAGTCCCGCCATTTATTTTGAACTGAGTAGGCGTTAGCGAACCACCTATGCTGTCATTAACATCAAGTTCGAGTTCATTGTTTGTGTTAATTGTAAAAGTTGCTCCATAATTATCTGCCAGAAGGGAATTGGTGCTCAAAACGTATAATTGATACCTAACACTGTTGGGTGTAGCATCTGTTTTTTTATTCCAGTAGTATGTGTTTACCCAACCGCCATTCGTGTGAAACGTAATAGTTGAAGGCGGCGTTCCAGAAAATATTGCACTAGTTGCAATATTTTCATTTCCAACCCAAACTTGTACTTCATTTAGATTACATATTGATGTTCCATCAGCTTTGAGTTGTAAATATCTGAATTTATCAAGACTTTGACTATTTAACCAATTTTTTGCTGGTTGATTACAAATCCCTACATAAAATTCAAGGTCTGCACCTCCATATGGTTTTCCAGCAAGTTCACTTGGGACGATGATTTCAGCATCAATGTTACCTACATTATTCCGTAATTGTATAGTGTCGCCTACAGACACTTCGGCTGCAGCAGTCAATGTGCTACCGCTATTTATTGAATAATTCCAAGGATCATTACTTCCATGTGGTGATTCATTAATGTCAAGTTCAAGATTATTGTTTGCGTTAATGTAGAAGCTAATACCATAAATTACATCAATCAAACTACCAGATTGATACAATTCATATCTCACGTAATTATTAGTTGCAGAGGATGTATGTTTCTCATAAGTTCTGTTCGAAGCCCAACCACCACTTGTAAAATTAATTGTGCTTGGCGGCGTTCCAGAAAATATAGTACCACCACTCGCATCTATTCTAAAGCGTACAAATCCTCCTTCTTGTAAAGTGGGTATTCCGGATTCAATAGAATTTATAGATATTGTTGACGACTTTAATGGATCATTTGTACCAAATGCTAAGTAATGATTTGATGGTGGATCAATGGCGAGACTTGTATTTCGTGATAAAACCGTTTTGTTATCCGAAATACTAAGATATTTTGTAGTGTAAAGATCAAAGTTTAGATTTTTGATGAAAGTGTACTTTTCAGCAACTGTTCCAATGTTGTACGCATTTATGAGATCAGATTGAGATAAAATAGATGAAATAATTGTTGTATCAGATACAAATCGTAGAGGATCGTCTACATTTGTAGGAGTGTCACCATTTTGGGTAATCTTTACCATCTTCAAATTACCACTATCTTCTGCAGCAACAATTATATTATTATCATATGGGTCGACTGCCCAATATTTGAGTGGAATCGGATCACCGTCATTAACGTGTTCACCACCCATTTCACCAATATATTTCAAGTTATCATTTCCGTCATCTTTCCCAAAGAACTTATTTGTAAGTGTTTCAAAATGTATATTTGATTCATAAAAACCACCATCATCGATTGTCAATCCCACTTTTCTTTTAAGTTCAATATGTGCATCATAACCCAAATAATTATATTGAGTGTTTGCAATAGTAACAGCATCACTACTAAACGCATGTCCATAACTATCTTGTAATGACCACCCGTATAATGTATTACTGTAATTTTCAACAGACATTCCCGAGCCGAGAAACATATCGTTAAGTTGAAGTGAATTATTTCCATCGGACCATGGTACAGCGCTATTGAAAATAGTCCAATTTCCTAAATTTTGATTAAAGCGTTGTGATTTTTTAACTAACCCACCAAAGTAGCGGACATAATTTATATTCCAATCTGATATATTTGCATTGAAATAGAGACTTTCACTAAACATATTGTTTAGATTTATACCATTACCATTTTGATTGTTAACACTGTCCCAATATCTAAAAGCATACATTGTGTTAGTAGTGTGTGTATAGGAGTCGTCGGAGTCTTCATGGTTTCTATTGAGGTGTATGGAAGTAACAGAACGTGTTCCCCAATCTCCTATGGATTGTGCAGACTGAGTAACACCATTTATAATATAATAATAATATCCACTTGAATAGACAATTCTTACTTTATTTCTTTTATTGGGAACATAGTCTGTGGTATTAAGTGAGATTAATTCAAAGTAATTTTCTAAAGCCACATAATATTTGCCATCCCAACTTCGTACGAAAAAACGTCCATTAGTGCCGTTACCAATAAATATATCCGACGCGTCATCGGGGTAGGTGGCACCGCCAGTAATATAGGTGAGCGTATCCATATGTTCCCATTCAATAGTCCAATCGTTTGAATACCCTAATTCCATCACCATGGGTATAGATTCAATTTTGGAACCAGGTAATACCGTTGATACGTAATACGAGTCAGCATTACTATAATTAGTCCCAATAGTCCAATTATTCATATATACATTTGCGTCATTACCAGAAGAATCAGGATTCTGAAAAGAATCATGGAACATTTGCGCTAATTCTTCATTATTTTGGAAGTTACAATCATTCATAATAAATACAGAATCTCCACTGCCAAGATATTGACAATTGCGAAAACATTCTTCACTATTGTTAACATAACTATAGTCCCAGCCTTCATCATATTTATATCTAATTATTACTATACCAGACCCCCCATTCCCTGCAGTATATCCATCTCCGGCCCGTAATCCGCCACCACCACCACCAGTATTAGCTACTCCATCACTTGCATCTGCGCCGTAATTACCATCACCACCACCACCTAAACCACCGATACCAGTGCCTGACACACTTGCGTCTGCGGCTAAAGGCTGATAACCTTGTCCGCCGCCGCCTGCATAGTATGTTATTGTTCCAGTAATTGCATTTGCAAGACCATCTCCACCATCTCCTTCAACCCCTGGGCTTCCAGCACCACCACCACCACCAGATCTATCACCATCCACACCAGCAGCACCGTCAAAACCTTGGTTTGAAGTTCCTGAACCACCTGCATAGCCTCTATAAGACCCACCTCCAGAGCCACCAGTCCCTCCTGTTTCATAACCACTAGTTAATATTCCACCATAACCTCCTCCTAGAGACGTAATACCCGCAAAAGATGAGTCTTGTCCATTTGTAGGTGCAGTATTAGAGGCTATGCCACCAGCACCAACAACAACATTGTAAGTGCCAGCTGAAAGTTGCAATTTAGACTCTACTGCACTTCCACCTCCGGAAATAGACCCGTAACTTGTGCGATAACCTCCACCACCACCACCGCTTCCCCAACCTTCACCTGGATCACTTCCACCCGCTCCTCCTCCACCAACAACAAGGAAATCTATATCCGTTCCACCATTTACTATTTCAAAGGTACCACTACTAGTAAAAACATGAACTTTATAATTACCATGTGTAATTATTGTTCCACCATTTGCATTAGTAGTGCTTTGGCTAATATCAATATCTTGTTCATTACCTAAATTAATACAACTACGGAACATTTTGTTCATACTATATCCAAGTCCTTTTGGTGATTTTACAATCCATGATGATAAACCTTTGCCTTTAAAATTTTCGCAGTCGTGAAACATAGATGTCATATTCGTTGGATCTGTAATAGTCCAATTACTAACATCACCGTTAAAGTACGACTCTCTACCAGCAGTGTCACTGGTACCAAACATATCACACAAACTTATGCCCCAGTCCCCAGAAAGGTCGTAAGGTGCAATATTCCAGTTTTTTAATTCTGTATTAGTATAATTAGGTAATCCAGATTCAAAATATTCATTGTATATTGTAATTTTTCCTATTTTAAGTTTTCCCATATCATAAGATGAAACGTCATCATTTATATACGCCCCTACTCTTGCTAGGGATGGAATAGTATTAACATCAGACGGGTTTAGAGTTCCTATTTCTTCTTGAAATCCATCAAGTACAATTCTTAAATTATTTGTAGAAGCGTCTTTGTTATAACTTACAAGGAGACTATGATATTTGTCATCATATGGTATACCTATATTTTGTCCATAATGTTCTGTAGTATTGTCCCACATAAATATAGATATTTTGTTAGGTGCGTTCGGATATGAACTCGATTGTTGAATAATTGAAAAACTTTGTCTTTCTATATGCCCCGTTCCCAAAACAAGCAAAGCAGACGCCTTATCAGAGTCAAACAATTGAATACCTTCTATATAAATTGATCTTGACATATTTCCACTAATACTATTTATATCGTATCCTCCATATTCAGATTGTGTTATATCATAATACATACTGGGTACATCACCACCTATTTCCAAACCAGTAAAATCATGATGATATACTATATTATTGTAAACGTCAACTGATGGGGTACATCCCGTACATAGTCCAAAACTATCAAAAAAAGTTTGATAAAGCTGCCCGCTACCTTCTTCCGATTCGTTTGAAATATTTTTAAGATTTACTAAATTACAATTATTCATTTTAAATTCACTATTATTACCAAGATTAGGAGTATTTCGGAATGCTAATTCCATAGTACTACAATAAGTATAGTCCCAACTGCCAGGAAGGTCTTCTATATTTTCAATACTTGTAACCGCAAAATTATATACTTTTACTTGACCAATTGTTCCAATGAAAGGGTCTTCGGAATCGGCTTTCGGAAATCCACCAATCATAAAACCCTCTCCTAATGTAGTATTCAACGAATCAGTCACGCCATCTTGAAAACGATCAAAAACCACATCCATTGTCCATGTTGCCGAATTTTCCTCTTTTTTAAAGAAATACGTGGTATTATTATGTGAATTATAACTAACAGCAATTGTAGTCTCCACATCCGTAGTTATTTGAAAATTGGAATAGAAATCATTACTATACCCACATAATCCCAAAGCATATTGGTCATAATTATTACCGCCGAAAGAAACGCCGTGTCCGTCAGTACCGTTTCTTAACCGAATACCAAAAGCTTTATTATCAATCCCCCACTCCCCGTAACTACATATAAATTGCGTATTATTAGAATCAGTACTTGTTGTTTTTATAGTAGCAACAATTGTTCTACTTGCGTTACCTAATATTCCTGCAGAATCTACATCAAATTGAGAACTTAAATCAATAACATTGCTTCCATTGAAATCAGTTCCAGTTGCATCATATGAAAATATATGAGATGTTTGGCTAATATCAATATCTTGTTCATTACCTAAACTAATACAACTACGGAACATTTTGTACATACTATATTCAAGTCCTTGTGGTGACTGTACAATCCATGATGATAAACCTTTGCCAGTAAAATACCAGCAGGCAAAAAACATGTCTTGCATACTCGTTGGATCTGTAATAGTCCAATTGTTCAATTCTCCATCAAAATAAGAGCTTTCATAAAACATCTCATATAAATAATTTGTGAGATTCCATCCTTTTAAAGATATTGTTTTGTGATTATAATTATCAAGTTCGTAACCATAACCAAATGATTTACGAAACATTCGTTCGCAACTATCAGAATTATTTAAATCCCAATTTTCAATTATTACATCAAAATTATTTCCCAAATGTGGCGTATCATTAAACATTTGTTTTGTAGTAGTAATTCCAGAAACATTCCAATTAGAAAGATTCAAAGTAGTTTCATTGTCTCTATGACCTTGGAAAGTAGAATGTTTGAAAGCAGAATCAAGACTTGTACCAGTTCTTATAGAAGGAGCATCTGTCGCACTTATTGTTCCAGCAAATCCCTGAAATTGATTACTATTTGAATAGAGAACTATTCCATTAAATTTAGTTATATTTAATGATGAATTACTAGTTATATTTTTCTCATAAAAATATACTCCCCATGTTTCATCTGAATCACTTAAATCTGGAGTAGGTAAATATATTTGAACAATATAGGCACTAGAAGTGTCTAAATTACTAATAGAATCATTTTCACCATAAAATCCTGTTATAACTGGCTCATTATCGGTTGTTTCTACTTTTACATATGTTTCTTCATAATCTCCAACTTTCCAACTATTTCCAATTTTAATAGGAATATGTATAGTCTCTACTCCGGATATATTAAATACTAAAGGTCCATTACTATATGGACCATTCTCACTTTCTCCATGAGAGGTTATTAGACTTTCTCCTGATACATCAAATCCTTCGTCGTCCCAAGTAAAATTATCATCTAATCTGGAAAGTAATTTCGTTCTTGCAACCCAACCTTCTTCATTATATTTCGATGAGAATACTATACTGTTCCCAGATACGTCTAAAGATAATGTAGCAAGTTTTTCCCAACCAACTAAGATTGAACTATAATTATTTGTCGATATATTAGTACCTTTTGCAAAATTAGTTGTAGAATTGACGTTAGAAATGTCCCAGTCAGCAATGTTTTGATCGAAAGATTCTGCATTCCAAAACATATTGGTCATGTTTGTTACATTAAACACATTCCAATTGTTGAGAGGTTGATTAAATTTTTTTGCATGGCTAAACATACCTTTTTGATCCATTACACTCAATACATTCCAACTATTAAGAGGTTGATTGAAATTTTCAGCTTTATAAAACATAGATGTCATACTTGTTACACTCGACACATCCCAGCTATCTAGAGGTTGATTAAAATTTTCAGCAAAATAAAACATATTAATCATGTTTGTCACACTTGAAACATCCCAAATACCAATAGTTATATCATCAAAATCCTCTCCTTTTATAAATACATAATCCGCGTCCGACTCTGTAGCACTATTATACGCATTTATTAATTCTTGCGCGGTAGAATACGTGAATCTGCCGCCGCCATCATTATGTCTATACTTTGTCGAGTCTAATACTACTCCCGTTTCTGTGACTTTAACAAAACGTGTATAAGTGCTATCCATCAAAATCATAGTTAAAATTAGGTTATGATCAATATCTATTGCGTACTGATGAATGTCATAGCCATTTCTATGCGCGTCGCTGTCGGAGTCCGGGAAAGCCATAATTCCAAAATCAATATCAGAATGTATTGTTCCAAATCCATTAGCAATAGGTTGATTAAAAGCATGTGCATAGGCAAACATAGCTTGCATTCTTGTCACACTTGACACATCCCATTTATTAAGTGGTTGATTAAAAACTGTTGCACTTCTAAATACGCCATACATATTTGTAACACTTGATACATTCCAATCATTTATATTTTGATTGAAAGCTTCTGCATTGTCAAACATCCATTGCATATTACTAACCTTGGACACATCCCAACTGTTTAGACCTTCGTGTGGATTGAAATTAGTCGTATTAACAAACATAGATGACATATCTGTTACGCTGGATACATCCCAATCCTTTATATTTCTATTAAAAACAGATGCCCCATAGAACATATGATTCATATCCGTTACACTAGATACATCCCACTCCTTTAGAGGTAAATTGAAAGATGATGCTCCATAGAACATAGCATTCATATCCTTTACACTTGAGACATTCCAACCTCGAATATCTTGATTGAAAGCACTGTTGCGGAACATAGAGCCCATATTTGTCACTTGAGACACATCCCAATTAGAAATATCTTCATTGAAACTTGAATAAGTACCCGAAGTATCATAAAATAAATTACTCATATCATTAATTGCAGATACATCCCACTCATTAATAGGTCCATATTTCGCTAAAACTTCATCATTATTCATAGTTGCCCATTCATAAACGGCAGTTTGTAAATCATTCTTATCCAAAAATATATTAAAAATTTCCGGTTCTGGTTCGGGTTGAGGTTCTGGTTCGGGTTGAGGTTCTGGTTCGGGTTGTGGCTCTGGTTCTGGTTCTGGTTCTGGTTCTGGTTCTGGTTCTATATAGCCATTATTAAGAAAAACACCCACATTTGGTATAAATCTACAAGAATCATTTACAAATTCTAATCCAGATGCATCGACTTTGATTGTGTTAATATTATCCTGTATAAGCAATGTTGACCATTCTGTACTATTCAAAGCATGTCCCACGGATGAATACAATATAATTTGATTATTATGAATTGATGATTTCCAATTAGGTGGAATAACAATATTATTTTGTACAATATTATCTTCAAAAATTAATTTTGTTGCACTTAAATTAAACGGCGAATTATCTTCTATTTTATATTCCGTTACATTATCAATTTGTCTGATTGTTATGAATGTTGTAGACAGTTCTGACACTTCACCTATAATATATTTAGCAAGATATGATACACCCCCTACAAAATCGCTATTATGTATAGTATCATATATTGGATCTGGAGTGTTACCACTATTATCTACATCGAAATGGGATACTAAAAAAATCAAATCCCTAAAATCGACGTTCCCATCATTATTGATGTCACCCAATAATCCTGATGCATCAAATACTACCATATATTATTAACAATTATTTTGTATTTTTCATATTGTTGGTGAATAAATCTTTGATCTTGTACTTTTGAACATTTAAATGCATTTTTTGTTCTAATATGATTATAATAATTTTTATAAAATGTTTTATTTCTCAAATCTTATAAAGTTATACAAAGGATTATCTACAATAACTTCAGGATTATTCTTAATTTTACATATATTAATTTCAGGATAAGGATCTTGTATATATGATTTCAAATCTATAAGATGTAATTAAAATATTTATAATTAAAATATGTGATAATTTAAGAGATAATGTATAAGTCAAATCCTTCTAAAAGTTCGTGGAAATATTTTTTTGGATTTAGAGTACCGAAAACTGGAGGTTCAAAGCAAACTGGGTCCGCTTCCGATTCCGATTCAATAGTTGATATTGTTGAATTCAAGAATGGATGGTATAACAATACCCAAAACTCCGATGCTAATATTGACGCTTCGGTTCTAACAGCAGAGTATATATATTTCAAACATAACAAACACGATAGTTGGTTGTTTGATATAGATACTATGCATGATACAATTAATCCTCATAAAATGCCAGTTGATAAGATTAATGATTTTCTAGTAAAAGGTGTTAAAGATATAAATAATGATGAAATTCCATCTCAAATTGCTAATACACTTCATAATAAAATAGAAACAGCAAAAATATTGAACAGAAATGATATTGATACATTAGATGATAAATATACAATAGTAAAAGACTATGGTCCGGGTTCTCATTTACTGACTTTAGATTGCTTAATCGATTCTGCATCTACTCCAAGTATTAAGAAATTCTTGAAAAAGAAAGGAGATTTTTTCAATATTCAGGAAAGAGGTTCTTGTATAGACAAAAATACAAATAATGGACCAAAACCTAGAACTTTTGATTTAACACAATCATCAACAATAAGTTGTGTAGACAATAATTCATCTATTAGTGGAGTAGATATTAGTTTGTATAAATATTTAAATAATAATTATGCCAGATTTTTCCCAAATCCAGATACAACTTCTAGTGAAGATAAGAACTTAATATTACTCAATTATATTTGGCAATTGAATCTATATTATTGTATTTCTAAATGTGTAAATCCTAATGATAAACCTAAATATAGTAAAGCTTTATTAACATTGAATCGTCTTGCATTTACAGGATTTGAAAAAACTCCTGGGTCTTTTGTGCCAAAGTTTAGTTATAAACATAATAATGGCGATATTTCAGCTATTCAGAATATATTCTTAGATAAATTACAATCAGAAGGAGAGAATTATGTTAAAAAAGATGAAGTACAGCCTATCGAAACTCAAATTCAAGACTTAAATGAAAAAAAACAATTTGTATTTAATATATCTCAGGCGGAAGTTGCCAAACATATTATAAACATTTTACAAAAACGCAATCTTAATGATGATAATAATGCTTATAATGCAGCCAATATTATATCTAGAAATGATGGAGAAAATGTTAAAGATAAGGATAAAACAATCAAAGTATTAACGAATTATTATTTCAAATTTTTTGGTGGAAATAAAACTGATGATCAAACTTATGTTCAATATATTTTTATGCTTCGACTTTTAAAATTTATGGGTGATCGTTCTCATATTGTAATGGCAAAGTTAGTAGAGAAAGCAAGTGGAGAAGATGATGATATTTTATCTCCGATTTTATATACTGGTGAAAGACCTTTACAAGTATCTTCGATAAATGAAGGTTTAAATACGGTTATGCAGCACGTTAGTGTTCACAATAATTTTTCTTCAGCTGAACACCACGACTTTCTTTTTTGTAATTCTGGCTTAAAACCAAAAGAATTTAGTAAACTTGTATGTTCGAAAATAATTAGTGCATTTTGTTGGTATTATGTAAAAACAAATGGGAATGAGCCATCAGATAATTATACAATTATTAATACAATAACAAGTACAAGTCTTAGTATAAGTCTTAGAATTACTTTTAACAAGGATAACATAGTTTATATTGATTTTGTTGATGATAATTCAATTAATTTCTTTACAAGTGATGATCGAAAGAAAGCTTTAAGTAGTTTAGAAAATGTTAGTTTTAATAAAGTTGTTGATAATAACAACAATGTAGCTTTTGTACAAAACGGTGATGACTTAACTAGTCAAATTAGTATTGAAGGTAATTTACCCATTATTTTAACAAACTTTTTCAGAGATATAGATACTACTAATATTGACAATAACAAAAAATTATGGCAAGACTATAAAGTTATAAACAACATAGAATTTGGGAATATGTTTACAGAATTTTATGGCAATACTATAAAAAAATTAAGTGGAAAGAAGCATTTATTAGAGTTGCGTCGTTGGATATTTCAAATGCTATCAATTAATGATAAGAGACCTAAAGAAAATATTTTAATTAATGAAGCCGTAAATAATCCTAAAGCAGCATTTTTTTATTTTTTATGTACATCAGAAGAATTTGGTCAAGGTCGTTCGACTTTATTAATTCTTAATACTTTAGAAAAAGCATTAAAACAATTAAAAACACTTTATGATAAGAAACAAGAAACTAATCTAAATCCATTGTTAAAACAAAAAGCGAAAAATGCATATGAAGATTTATGTTTTAAACTTTCAAGCATTAAACCCGTTGTCGATTTATTTCATGCTGTTAATCTAAAAGTTAATCTAAGTGCCCCAGAAGTAAAAAATAAAATTAAATGCGATATTGATGCTGAACGCGATGTTGATGTTAATAATTTGAATAACAAACTTAATGAAAATGTTTATTTGTTTAATACTGAGTTCAAAGACAATTTAAATGAAATACCGAATAATAATTCGAGTATTATGACATTTAGAACAGAGACTGGTGAATGGAATAAATATTGCTGTAATCCCACATTATTATCACGTAATGGTATTCTAGAAAGCAATACTAATTATATGACTAGAAATCCAATTTATGGAAGTGATAGTGATAAACAGAAAAATAATAATAATTGTGTTGTAAATCACGATTCCCGCTTAAATATTTATAATAAATTATTAGATATTCGAAAGCTTTTCTATACTAGTCAATTATTCAAAACTGATTCAGCAAAAGAAGAAATTGAAAATATACAAAAAGAGACGATTGTTGAAGAAGTATGTTTAGATACTATAGAAGATAATTCCGGATTAATACAAACACTTTTATCAGGTAGAACTCCATCGTCGAGTTCTGATGTATCGGCTAGCTCTGAATTTGTGTTGTCAAGCGATACAAAAACAAAAATAGATGTGAACTATAAAAATCTTTTTGATAAGATTTCAGAAAACTATGACTATTATAAATCAGATGACATCACTTCAGATGAAAGAAAAAATCATTTAATAGAATTGGGCAAACGTTTTTTTAGAAAAGGATATGAATTTTATAAGATATTTACACATAACGATGAAGCAGTTCCGCACTCGCCCCCGCAAACACCCGCAGCCGCCGCCGAGCGCGCTGGCCCACGCCAGCGTATAGGCAATCCGCAGTCCATGCCGGCAGTTGGTGGGAATAAAACAGGAGGGATGAATGACGGCGACAGCTCAGATGGCAGTGCCAGCACTGTGGCGGATGATTATGACCATTTAAAAAATAGTGAGTGGAATGAAATTAAAAATCATTTTTTGTTTAACTGTATAGTAGAATATTTAATAAATGTACATTTTGAGAAATATTTGAAATCAAATGGTACAGATATAGATATAATAGATACAGAATACTGGAATAACCTAAATATTGATAGTAACATACAATATTCTCCTAAAAAACTTAATGATACACCCCCTACTGCTAATACATTTTCTCAAGAAGTATCATTATTACCGACACCAAAAATGTCTGATTTAGATGCATATATTGATTTATTTGATAGTCATATATATTCAATTCCTATAACAATGGATTTCAAAATTAGGTTTAAAAGGGATGCAACACAAGCTAATGAACCACTACCGCCCACAACAGATGAAACGCCACAAAAACCAGAGGAATCTGCCGTCCCCGCCGTCACTGGAACGCCGCGAGCGCCGCCGGAATCGACTGGCGTCGAGCGCAGCCAGCTCGAGGAGGTGCAGGAGAAGCTCTTCGGCTCGCAAGGATCGCAATACTAATTCCAAAAATGTGTACAAATATTTAATTTTATTAAATAATCAGAACTAATGAACAATTTTCATTTGGTTTTAATGTGTATTTTTGTATACGTAATATTGTATATACGTTATTATTTATTCAAATTTCCGCGTGACAATACAATTTATATTGAGGACGATCCTGTAAAAGAATTACGTAATGATGATAAGTTAACAATATATGAGAATTCTGTTGAATCTGAGTTTATTGGTAAAAATTTAAATGAATTGAGATTGAATAGATGTTTTTATGGTCGTGCTTTTCATTGCACTGCTCCCAAGGACATGCAAATTGAAATATATTTGCTTCCTCCTGAAGAAACGACATTTCTATATCCAAATACGCATTTGTTTAGATTGAATCAAACAAGTGAAATAAATGTATTGGAGCCTGATTTTAAAATTCATCCTTTATTCAAGAAATGTCAGTATGTAGATGTACCGTTAGTTGGTGGGCAATTTATTGTAATACCAAGGGGTTGGTGGTTTTACACAGATAGTCCTAAAAAGCTCTTAGAAATGCGTTTCTGATATTTTAAAAATTCTTAGAGTAAAATCTGTAAATGTATTACTAATGGTAACATTTTGTTTTGACAGTTTTGGAAAACTAAAGTTAATAATTTCAAGATTAGAAAAGATATCTAGCGAAGTGAGTTTATATTTACATCAAGAAAGTTGTAGGTTTATATGTGATAATATATGTTTGGAAAGTTTCAATGTGTGTGTAACGGATGGTGTTTTACCGGAAAATGGTATTTGTATAAAGATAAATTTCACAAATCTTCACAATATAACTAAAAACATTCCAGCTGTGAATAGGTGTTATCTACGATTAGAAAATAATTTTTTGTTTATAATAACTGATAGTATAAGAAAGAAGAAAAGTGTGCGTCAAAATTCCTGTAAAATAGCAATAAAGCGTGAAGAAATGTGCGAATACGACAAAAGATTTGATGTGATTAATAAACTGGATAATATTTATAGTTCAAACAATAAAATTTCTCTAAATATTCACAATATTATCTGGTGTTTAGAGCGAATGCATAATTGTTTTGATAAATTCGAATTTGATTTCAAAGAAGAAAAAATGATAATCAAAGGTTTTTGCAATGAATATAATGGTGAATCTGTAATAAAATACACTGATATGTATAACATAGGAGAGCACAATGTAGATGTAACTGGTGCGTCAATTCTTAAGAAATTCTGGTTATTGGAGTTAGCATCATCAAATTGTAAATGTTTTGTTGATCCGAAAAGTTTAGAAGTGTGTATAAGTTCTAAATCGGAAGATGAAAATATATTAATATTTCTAGATTAAAGATTATATTTAGATATATTATGAGCATGGCAAGTAAAAGCAATATAACAATAAGTCCAAAAATATGGGGTCCACCGCTATGGGATATTTTACATTATATAACATTTGTATACGAACCAAAGAATTCGGTACATGTAAATAGATTATTTACTTATCATTTACCAAATTTAATGCCGTGTAGAACTTGTAGAGAAAATTATAAGAAACACATTGTTAAATATCCAATAAGACTTGAAAGTAGTGAAAGTCTTAGCAAATGGTTGGTAAGAATTCATAATGAAACAAATAAACGTTTGAATAAGAAGCAAGTAAAATATATTGATGTTAAAAGGAAATATTTAGCCAGAGGATCAAAGGAAAGAGTAAATAGAAATTTCTTTAAATGGGCTCAAATAGTTCGTGAATATGTAGTACATGGTTCTCCTCGTATTCAAAGAAGTTATAGTATTTTAATGAATTATATTGTAACAAAGGTGTAGATATAATAATAATTTATACTTTTTGAAAATACAATATATATTGATAGTGATAACCAATAGTACTTAGGTTTGTGGAATGTTTAAGAAGCAAATTATGTTGACCCATTTTGTCTACAAATGTATTAATATCAATATTTTTAAGAGTATGTCTTTGTGTTCTGATAGTAGGTCTATTTTTTAAGTGAAATGCTTCATCAAAATATGCATTATTTTTTGTTAATGAAAAATTCGAGAAATAAATAAATTTTTTGAATGTAACTTTTGATTCTGTAATACGATTTTTAACATATTTTTGTGGATTAATTCCCAAAAATGGAGAAGCCGCATCTAATATAGGATCAAATTTTTCCAAATCTACAACATGCACAACAAACCATCCTTTTGGCTTTAGCCATTTTTTAATATTTTTCATAAATCTATCATTATAAATATAGTAAAGAGTGAAATAGTAAGATGTTATATGAGAAAATGATGATCTCATGAAAAGATCATTATTTTGTATATCTTTTTTAATCAAACGAACATTTTGTGCTTCTTCGCCTAGTCTATTCTTTGTTTCAAGAAGCATTGCTTCTGATTTGTCGATACCATTTAATGTAAGTGTTTCAATATCTTCATTCGCTAGCCATTTGAGATGATCTGAACCACCACAACCAATATCAAGAAGATTTGCAGAATTATAATCTGTAAGATCTGTTTGTTCAATAAGATCTTTAATTTCAAATTTAGTTCTATCTATAATTTGATCTGAAATCAATGTAGAATATACTGGTGCATAAAATGAATCATAAGGATTCTTGGCTTTTAATCTTTGAACTGGTTTTTGTTCATTGTTTTTGAAAGATTCGGCGTTATATGATAATCCTAAAAATTCAGCAATTGTTTTGCCAATAATTCTAGATATAGAGCATTTAAAAATGTTTTGTTTGCCGATAACACATGGTTTATTGCGATTGTGTACTGCTTTAACATATGTAATACTGATAGCAATTAAACAAATAATAATACTAAGTAAAACAAGCAATGTTTTAGCATTCATTAGTCTTTCTATTTATTTTTTTAAACAAGTTGTGAATATGATAAACTTTCAATATCATTCATATTATTTCCTTTTAAATTAGCATTAGGTGGAAGATCAAATGTAACTGGTCCTGTTGACGGACTATCATTTAATGATACAGATTCGCCGTCGATCGAGTTCAACAAATTTGTATTACTATTAATTTCAACTGTTTTGATTTCTTCTGCTGGTGTTGGTGCTGGTGTTGGTGCTGGTGTTGGTGCTGGTTGAACACATGTTGGTGCTGGCGCTGGTGGTGTTAAATCAGGTGTTAATGGCTGTCCTTGAGTTGATATGCTAGGATTAGCTGGTTGTGGTGGTATATTATTTTGTTGAAGAACTGAACCAGAATCAGTTAAAGGTGTACTATTACCAAGTGGTGCAGATTCTACAGGTTCTATTGTAGATCCTCCTCCTGATAGTGGTGGTAATTGTTGCATTGGTAATGTTGTTTCCATTGCAGGCGATGTTTCGTTTGGTAATGGTGAGAAGTAAGTAGATGCTGGTAAATTATCCAAACTAAATGGCATTGGTTCGTCTAACATTGCAGACCCTCCTTTTTGTTTTTGTTTATCAATTTGATCTTCGTCATCATCATTTACAGTATATTCACGCACATGTTCAACAAGCATATCTCTAACAGGTAACATATCATCAATGGTATCAATAATACTTTTCCCAATTTTATCTTCACAAATATTGGTGTTTTGTTGAAATTCGCAAGAATTTTTGGAGTCTTTAAATAAATATGCAAATTTCCACATATCACGACATGTGTTAATGAAAGCTTGGAAAATAAAATTTTCTATTGAAGGTAGTTTAAGTTCAGATTTTTTTGTAGAATTATGATGTTGAATGACAGCTAGAATTTTAGTATGTATTATGAAAACAGCTTGTAAAAGTTCTTCAATATAGTCACATTTTGTTTGTGCAATGATATAACTATTAAACTGTTCAATTTTAACATCATCCCATTCAGGTACTTTTTCTAATTTGTCTTGAAAGTATATTAATACTTTATCATCTTCATGCATATCATTACATTGCTCTTTTACTTCTTTTAATATGCTGAAAATTTTTTCACAAAAGGGTGTTTTAAGTTTACGAACTAAACGTTGTGTATATTCTTTTTTGGCGTCTGTTAAACAAGCGGCATCAAATCGCTCCATTATAACTCGTGATTATATTTAATTTTATAAAATTACAACATATTACCGGAGGCTATATATATGGAATTTTGTGTTTCAAATATCAAATCATATGAGGAATTTTGATTTGATTCAACATTTGAATCAATTTTAAACATACCCAATAAAGGTGAAGTATATTCTTCTGGATTTTTATATAAAAATTTTTCTCCTTCGGTTCCGTTTCTAGCAATTTTACATTCTTTATTGTAACTAGCGACATAATAGTCTAAGCATATGGGTTTGTCAAGATCAATTGCCATTTTTGCAGCTTGCATTAAAGTTTTGGATAATGGTACTATTTGATTTGAATTAGAAGCAGCACTAATAGCCGACATTTTTAAAATTATAGTAAATATTTGTTCGAAAACATTGAACGCATTTAAGATTAATTGAAGAATAAAAAATTATAAATGTGTGCACTATATGAAACAAAAGGAAGTTTGTTATTAAATTCATTGTTAATATATTTTGAGAACAAAGTAAATATGGAATCTTTAGTTGAAATACTACAGGATCGATCCTTGGTGTCTTTGCGTATGATAGATTGGTTTGTAACTAAACATTCCCGAGTGAAACATTTACAATATGATGTAGACGGTAAACCTTTTGCAGTATATTCAAATTATAAATCTCAATTAAAAGCTTATTCAAAGAAACAAATGGATCCATTTTGTAGACGTGATCGAATTGTATTGAGGAAACATGGTTCTGAGTTAACGACAACAATAGGACAAATGAATTTTTTTAGATGGGCTATTGAAAATAGAATTTTGAAATATATATATGATCATTATGATGATTTGGAATTAGAAATGAAAAATGAGAATAAACAAAAAACAAATTTATCTAGAAAGAAGACTGGTTCAAATCAAAAGCGTTCATTTTCAAGAACAAATACGTCAATGATGGTAACTTTTGACTAATAATATAATTAGCTTTCAATAATTCTTTTGATATTTGCATAAATATCAAAAACATCTCTAATTTCTATAGAATGAAGATTTGGATATTTTTGACTAATAAATTCATAAATACTTTTCATTTTGTCTAAATGAACAAATGGTTGATTATTATTTGATTTCATATTGTTTTCTTTACAGGGTATTTCTTTTATATTTTTAAGTATACTTGATATATCTTGTTTTGGATTAGATTCTGTTACAAGGTCATTGTCACATATTGTTTTATATATGAGAATTAATGATGATATTAGTGTAAATATATTGATATCATTGTTTTGTGAAAATATATGTTTTCTAACAAAAGCATCTATGAGAATTTTAGATAAATCATCAACCTTACCTTTTGTTTCTTGATTCATATTCTACAAATTATCTATATTTAATAAAAAGTTCTTAATGTATTGTTTCACATTTTTTTTGAATTGTGGTATTGTTTTTGGATTTTGTTTATCTAATAATATCCATACTAAAATACTAAATATAAGTGACATATACAATGATACATGTAAATCTTTAGTAGATAAGAAACATATAGCAAAAACGACAAGCCATTTCATGATTTTATGAGAAAAAACTCCTTTTAATATAGTTTGAACATCACTAACAACATATGATGAACCCATATTGATTAAAAGAGTTAAAGTTGCATTAATCCAATTACTGTTAATAATTTCAATCATATTTGTATTAATATTTTAATTAAGAATTTGAGTATCCTTCAAGTATATCTAATGAGAATACTAGTTGATTACTAATATTAATGATGTTATTTTTTTGTTTAGTATTTAACATATAATTTTTAATATTATCGAAATGGGTATGTAATTCAACGATAACTTGTCCATTGATGTCTCTATTAATATTCTTAATTTGATGTTTATTTGAATTTAATATGTTTTCATGAATATTTGTAAAATCATTATATTCACTATTTGTAGTAGTATCATTAAAAACAGTAATATCAAAAAAATCTAGAGTTTTATTATTTTTTGACAAAGATATTAATAATTCTAAATCTTCGTCAATAAATATATTATTGTATTCGATTTCCATATTAAATGTTTGTGGATATGTATCGATAATTAGATTTTCATTATTGAATTCTGAAATGGTTTGTTGTTGTTCAGAATAATCTGAATCAGATGGATATAGTTGTATATAATTTAATCCATTATTACCACCATTTGAAGCAATATACAAGTAGTTGTTACTAAATCGAACATTACAAGGATTTTCGATAGTTTCAATTGTTCTTAATAATGTGAGATTTGGGTTGCATTCAAACAAAAATATATTTTTACTAGAATAGCATACTACGAATAAAAGTTTTAGATTTTCTTGATACAATAGTTGTCTTGGCTCAATGAATAATTTAGATTTATAAACCGATTCAATAAAAGGGAATGTTTTGTCACGCAAATTAATTGTAATAAGTGAATTTTGTCTTCTTGAAATAACAAATGCAAAGTTACCATGTTCAGTAACAACAATCTTGTAACTACCATCGAATCTTGAATCAGAAATATTACTTATAATTTTAAGATTCTTTGAATCAAGTATATAAAGATTGGTATTTGAAACAAGAAATATATAGTTATTGTAGATTTGAACACAATTGCTGGGTATATCTAATAATGTTTTATCTTGATGATTTCCAATAAAAACTTTAAAATTCTCTAAAGAACATATATACAAATTTAAATTTCCAGAACTATCATAATGATAGTCAAAGTCTAATGCACTATCCAAATTGTTAATATAATTATGAACAATCAGTCCACTAACATCGATAATATCTAATGAAGTGGATGTTAAACTATAAAATTGTCTAGTTTGTGAATTAAATTTAATATTTGAAATAAATTCAAATGAATCAATTGGTCCTATACTAATAGAAGCCCCCAATGGTTCTGGTTCTGGTTCTGGTTCTGGTTCTGGTTGTGGTTCTGGTTCTGGTTGTGGTTCTGGTTCTGGTTGTGGTTCTGGTTCTGGTTCTGGTTCTGGTTGTGATTCTGGTTCTGGTTCTGGTTCTGGTTGTGATTCTGGTTCTGGTTCTGGTTCTGGTTCTAATTGTATTCCAGACGCATCTAATAAAAATGCAAAATAATTCGACCTATTACTAAATCCTAAATTATTAGAAAATGATATTGCAATTTGATCTATATAATTAGAATATGAATCTTGTGAATAAGATTGTGAATAGGATATTTGTGGTACATCTTCTAATTCTTTCCATTTGTATGGTGATGAATAAATAGTATTAATAACACATTTGTTTGAATTTTGTTTATTAGATCCCAAATAGAATTCAAATTCAAATTTAACATTTTCTAAAAAGTTAGAATTGTTAAGAAGTTGAATTAAAGATTTAAAATGGAAACTAATATTACGAGTATTAAATTTATTTAATTTAATAGTTTGAATATCTAAACTTTCATATAGTTTATCATCAACATATATATGTGGAATAAATGTTACAAGACCATTGATATATTTATCTAAAACTAAATCTAGAGTGTAATTGTTTTTGAAATTGTAAGATATAATCTTTGTAAAATTTAATTTATCTGAAACTGGAATGTTAGTATTTATTATTTCTAATGTTCTATCTATTCTTTTTGCAAACTTGATACAGTCACAATGTGTAGGATATTTATTATCTGATTGTTCATATTCAATTAATATATTATCATTTACATCGATGTTGTTATAAAAAAGTCTTGGAATATTCAAATGTTTTGAATTATAGTTAACAATATAACCATTATCTTCTAATATTCCTAATGTTATAATAGTAATACATGATTGTTGTGTTAAACTGTGAATCATAATATCATCTGGATATGAAGGTTGAAGATCGCAATAAGTTAATTTGTTAAATTTGTCAACTGGAATACCAGTATAATTATGATATATATTATAAGAGTTGGTAATTATATTATAATTTTCAACACCTTTATTTCCAATATAAAATCCATTTTTAGTAAATTGTTTCCAATTATAAGCAATCATATAGATAATTTCTTTTAGCAAAATTGTAACAAGAGGATTATTTGTTATAAATTTAGTATTTATGTTATCAAAAATAAAATGAGAGTTAATTTGGATAAGTCTATGTTCAAAAAAAGTTCGAATCAATTCGTGGTCATTTTCAAAACAACATTCTTCAATAGTAATTGGTAAATTCGATATTGTAACAGAATTATATTGCAAAATGATATTTTGCAATAAATAAGTAATTTCAGATATGGAATCTTTAAGTAATTTTGAAGAGTTTTCTTTAAATTCTAATCTTATTTTAAAATCATAATATATAGGTTTTTTAATAGGTTTTCCCATCATAACACGTCTTTTACCGATAACTTCAGATATATTAGTTAAATATTGAGTAATATTATCAGATTCGATTTCTTTTTGTAATATATTTGCTGCAACAGCAAATGATTCAAAATCGATATTATCATTTTTATCAAGAGTATTATGACAAGTTACTGCTTTTGATAAATATTCTCTTGATTGAGAGAATGAATTATCAGATATCAATACATTATAATGTTTAGCGATATCATTAATAAGTTGTGATACATTACTTTTATTTGTGAAAGAGAAGTTTTTTTCAGCAATATGTATTGCTAATTTTGTACTAATTATTGAAATGCACACATTTTTTTTAGAAAATTTATTAATAATAGTATAAATAGATTTAATTGTGGAAACGATTTGTAAACATACAAATCCTGCTCTAATGTTATTTGTTTTTATGTAGTCTGAATTAATATATTCTACTCTTAATATTTTTGAAAATAGTTGATAACTATTTTCAATTAGTGTATCATTTAAAATATAAGAATTCTTATTTTTAAATATCAAATAATCAGTTATCAAAGTTGTAATAGGAGTAATATATAAATCATTTTTATTGTTAACGATAGCTTTTAATTCAATAATATTTGGAGAATAATATGATGTATCAATACCTCCATGTGCACATGCAATAATATGTTGATCAGATATTTCATTAAATTGGAATAATCCATTAGAATCTGATAATGATGTATTTATTTGTTTACCTTTGATTGTTCTGAATATAATTTTTGCATTTTTAATATAGCCATCTATAACTGCGCCTATTTTAATGGTTTTATTGCTATTCGACTTATTATAATAAATTTTATCTTTTGGAATAAATAATAGATCGTTACTAGAACAAGACTCGTGAAGATTGTTGGTAATAAGTTCTAAATATCCATTTGAGTTTATTCTAGCATTTCTGATATTGAATCTATCAGTATTTTTATCAAATTTTGTAAATGGATTGAAAATATCAATATTAAGTTTTTGAAAATTGATTAGTTGATCAAAGATCATTTCCGATGATGACATATATGTATTATGTGTAGGATTAGTATCTACTAGATACAATGTGAAACTGACATCTTTGTTATTGCATATTTTAGTTGGTATATTAATATGACTGTATCCAGTTAACTCATCAATTGATAAATAAATGATATGATTAAAATCTTTAAAACTATTTATAATTGAAATAGGTATATCAAGTCTAACTTGTTTAATGCCTTTAACATATTTAAGTCGATTTGAGAATGAACATCCTTTGTTACCACTAACTTCTGATCTAATATATCCAATAATATCTCCTTTTGGTTTATTTGAATCAAATGGTGGATATGAATAACCATCGTATGTAAATCCTCCTATATTATTTTGATTTTCTGGGTTAATTCTACTATTTTCATATAATGGTATATTTTCATACATAGTATCAACATATCCAAATTTGATATCAAAATTCCAAATAGTTTCTTGTGTATTGTTATTTTTAGAGAATGTATTCAATGTAAAATGTTGAATTTTTTGCAAATCGATATTTTCTTTTTCATTATTAGATTTTGGAATATCGAAGTAACTTTTGTTAATATTCATAATAAAATATGTTTTTTTAATTTTGAGTTTTAGCACAATAAATCAACTTATATTTAATGAGCGAATTAATTTTGACAAACAGTTTAGGTAGAACAGGAAATTGTATGGTTTGTATAATGAATGCTATTAAATTTGCAATTGATAATCATATATGTAAAGTGTCTTTTCATGCTATGAATTGGATGGGACCACGATTACTTCCAAAAAATAGTGATAGTTCTTCACCAATATTTACAAGTTATGAAATAAATATAGATTCATCAGATTTTCAAGGAAATAAACCAGATCATAAATCAATAGTAAAAAAGAAGGGATGTGTATCTGACGCTGGAAATAATAAAGTAAGTTCTTGGTTTGTGGGTTTTTATAATACAGATACTTCGTTTAAAGAAAGACTACATATTTGCAAAAAATATTTAAAACCTTTATTTAATTTTAATGAACAAAAACTTGGTGAAAATGACTTATTAATACACTTACGTAGTGGTGATATAATGGATAAAGGGCATTATGGTTATCTTCAGCCTCCTTTGTCATTTTATATAAAAGTAATTGAATCAAAAAAATGGGAAAATATTTATTTATTAACAGAAAGAGATAATAATCCATGTATGCAAAAGTTATTAGAAAAATATCCAAATATAATACATTTTTTGGGAAATAATAATATAAAAAGATGTCCCGGTGAAGGTTTTGGATTTAAACATGATTTAGGATATTTGGTAGGTTGTAAAAACTATGCGGTTTGTCAATCATCTTTATGCCCATTAGTAATTCAATTAAGTGATACAATAAAAAATGTGTACATCCCATCTTATATGTTGAAAACTTCTGGTAAATATGGTTTAAGAGAACATCCAATTTGGTGGTCTAGAGATTTTATGGAAAAGAAGACAAATTTTGAATATTGTAATGTATGTTATCATATTTATGATTATGAAGAATATGTAAATACTGATGAAAATAAATATGAATATCAGAAAAAGGAAAATATAGATTATTTACTTGAATATGGAATGAACACTAATAATAAAAAAAAGTAAGAGATTAATGGATGAAACATTAGTGGATTTGTTTTATTTTATAACAGTCGGTGTTCCTCCGAGAAACATGTCAAAAAATAGTAAATTGGCAACTGCAACAAATAAAACATTAAAAATGTTATTCAATGTGAATGACAACAAACCAACATTATTTTCAGGTGATGATTTTGAAAAATTATTGGAACATATTAAAGTGTTATCTGAGTTGTATCAGGATGTTGTAATAAAATATTTTTCTCAAAGTAAATTAGTAATCGATTTATCAGATGAAGCCCGTGAAATGAGAAAACAATTATATGAAAAAGGTTCTGTTAAAGGAATTCGTTTATTATATCCTCCAAATCCTTCTTCAGGAGATTTATCAATATTTTCATTAAACGGTTCTGGACAAGGCGGAGTCGTTAATATAAAAGATAACAAAGAAGCTCAAATAGTTTTAGGTGGAAATTCATTCAAAATATCAGATATAGTAATAGGATTTTTTAATAACGAAACATATATATTTAAAATAACTGAATTAGAACAAGTTGAATTAGATGCTGATAATATTCCAATAAATTGGAATATGCCGTTACATACTCAATTATATAGATTTTTCTTCCCAAATGAGTTTGATGTAGCTCAAGTAAGAGCTACAAAAAATATGATAGAAAGCGAAGGTTTGGAATATACAGTTAAATATTATGTGTCTAAGACACTTGGTTTTGTAGCATAATATTTGCAATGATTTCGCGTGGTGCATGTCCTAGCGCAGGTGGATTGACATCCTGTGGGTTGTCATTATTATATATAACTGGATCACATTGACCTGGCTGTGTATTATTGCGTATAGTATGAACATTGAGGTCATGACTAGGTTCTAAATCGTTTTTTGTAAAAGTTCCCTTAATATTTTCATTGTTTTGTAAATATATTCTATATGTATTTGAAATATATGGGCAAAAAATTTTATAATAAATTGATATTTTTTTGAATTCATTGTTGAAATAGTGTCTTAAATGATTGATGTCATCAATTAGATTAATAATTTTTTCTACACAGGATGATGCCCACAATATTCTAACATAATCTTCAATAGTTGTAGCAAAAACAACCAATGTATCAAAAATTATTTTATATTTTTCAGTTTTGTTATATCTGAGTCTTAATATTTTTTTGAAAGTATTTATAGAAATATTATTGGTTAATAAATCAATTCTTAGTTTTTCTGTGTCGTTTGTACATAACTGATTCCAATGTACAATTTCGTCATTTAAAAGACTATTTGTAAATCGTATAAGTGTTTTAAAAATTCTTCTAATTGGAAATTTTGGATATCCATATAATATTAATAAATCGATTCGTTTATCAATAATATATTGATTGACATTTTTAAAATGTGTTTCATTTATTTTGAAAGGAATAAGGTCTGGATTAATTTGTTCACATTCTTGGTTCGACATTCCAATCTTTCTAGCCCATTCAAAATAATGAGGATTGTGGACGTTTCCATATAAAATCATACCTGTTTTCCAAGAAAATGGTGTATTACAATTAGTACAATACATTTGATCACATCCATCTATTTTTGTAATAAGTGAAGAACATGATGGACACGAATGTGTATCATTTTTGAGTAAATATACTGTTAGTAAATCGTTTTTATCACAAACATGATTAATATTTTTAATCTTATAACAATGATTACATATAGTAGATTGACATGTGTCACAATTCCAATTAGAGTTAATTATTCCTGAACATTGATTATTAGTACAATGCATTTTGAAATTGAAAGAATTATTATGTTGTAAGTTGTTTAATTGTTTTAGTGTTTTTCTCTTGATAGTTTCTTGTAATTTTTGTTTGTGTTTATTATTTTGTTTTTTGAATATTTTGATTAGTATATTGGATATTTTTACAATTTCTTTAAGATTATTTCTTTGTTTATTTTTTAATATAATTGAGTAAGTTTTTTTGAAAAAAGTTTGTTCTCTGTTATACAATACATTTTCCTGAAATGTTTTAAACTCATTGTTAATAAATTTTTTTTGCATATTAGAATGTAAATATTCAAAATCGAAATATGTTTTGCATTTCATGCATTTGGGTAAATCTGAAACAGATAATATATATTTTTGTATACAATTTCTACATACTTTTATGTCACAATGTAAACATGGAATAATTTTATTTGATGATTTATTAGAAGAAATTGTATCACAACATATGTTACATTCCATTGATTAATAATAATGAATATAATGTTTAAGTATTGGAAATAATATTAGCGTTGCAAAAAAATGACATGAAAATGAGTCTAAGATATTAGTTATATAAAGAAAAGAATAATAGGAAAATGTCTAATAATCGTATACCTGGTTATGATTATTCGATTGATTACAATAAGTCTGAATTGTTATTGCCGTTACATAGTATAAAGATACTAAATGAAAAAGTAGTTATAAAAACGTCATCAATTAAGAATTTAGAAAAAGAACCACAATGTGTTTCATTAAAATGTATTAAAATAAATAAGTAATTAATGAAAGATGAACATTATATAAAAATTTTGAAAAAATGTTCTAAGCAGCATGCAAAACAAATAAAACATATACAAAAAAATGTATTTGTTCATTCTAAAGATTTAGTGAATATTCATGCTGCAATTATGAAACCTGAATCTTTTTTTACTGCATTATCAATTTATTCATCATTGAAACCACGAAATCCTCCTCCAGATGATTTAGCATATGTAATAGCATTAATAATTTTATGTGAACCATTTTTATTAGATAGCAAACATGGAAAAAAATGGTTAGAACATTTTGATAATATATATGTTAGTCGATTAAAAGAGTCTCCATCATTGAAGACTGAAACAATAAATTTGTATTTAAAAAACATAATTCGAATAAAGAACTACATATGGGTGAATCCATTAAAAAGTGTTGATAATACGTTATATACAATTTTGCATAATCCTGAAATTTTTTTTAAATGTCTTGAAGAATACGCTTCTCAAACGCCTGGTCGAATTGGTCATGATGGTCGTTCAGTAAAAACAGGATTGGGAGAACATGCAAAGGATAATATAACATCTGCTTTAGTATCTTTATTTATACATAATGAAACTTTTAAACGTGATCATTATGAAACATATGAAAAGTGGGTTCTTGGTCAGAAGGCATTACGTAAGCCAATAGAAGAGAAATATTTAAAAAATGAACCAACGAATAGGCAAAAGGATGGATATATATGTTATGAAGATGCAGTTAAAATAAGAAATGGGTTACCTGACGGTTCATATGAGAGATTATTATTAACATTATATACTGATATACCTCCTGTTCGTTCTGATTTTCATGATACGAAAATATACAATTCAGAACCATCAAATATGTCTAAAAATAATTTTATAATACTAAAGAATAACAAAGGAACTTTGGTGCTAAACGATTATAAGACATCAAAAAAACATGGAACAATAACTATAGATTTACCTAATGAAACTCTTAAACAACTAAATTTGTCATTAAAAAAGGAACCAAGAGAATATTTGTTTTTATCAACATCTACAAAATTACCATATTCTAAACTAAAAACTCCTGAGAAATCTTTTAACTCTTGGGCGAATAGAACACTTAAAAATATTTTCAAAAATGAAGATTTTTCTTTAACAATGCTTCGTCACTCGTACATATCTCGTAAAGATCTAGAAATGGAAAAAATGACAGGAACACAGAGAAATGAAATAGCTAAAAAAATGGCACACAGTGTTGCAACACAAGAAAGATATAGATGGATTAATAATAAAATTAAATGATAATATTTTTGAAAAGTATTAGGGCAAAACAGTCAGGCTGCTTCGCAGCAACACGCAAAAGTATTAGGGCAAAACAGTCAGGCTGCTTCGCAGCAACACGCAAAAGTATTAGGGCAAAACAGTCAGGCTGCTTCGCAGCAACACGCAAATGTGTTATAGAAAAATAATATAAGTAAGTTAATACAATAACCATGAATTATTAAATTCACTATTATGAATAAAATATGAGTTATATGCAAAAATGAGTGATAGTGAAGATAGTATTATAGGGTGGAAATGTTTGTCTGTTGATGATGATAAGTCATGGAGTGATGCTCTTAGTTATTGGTTCTCCGAGGACGTTGTTAATACATATAATTTTGGTAGATATATTTATAGTTTAGGAAATCAAAATATACCTATAGATGAAAATTTAAATCTTAAAGATTGGCAAAAATATGATACAACTGATGTTAATTTAATATTGAATAAGGAACAGCTATATTGGATTCATATTGAATCGGAAATTGAGGTCGGCCCGCAGGACGCTGGCTCTGAAGGTCCTAAGGTAAATTGGAAAGTTGAATACAAAGATATATTAACTGGAGAATTACTTTACGATGGAGATATAAGAAGCGATTCAAATGGAATGTGCACTAGACCAAATTTTAGTTCGACTAATGATGTTTATGAAGTTGTTTTTTCGTGTGTAGATTCGAGTGGTTATGATTTATTAACAGGCGAAACATCTACTATTGGTGAGAAACTTTCTGCTGTTGTAGAAAAAAATAATAATGATCGTGTTCAAGCAACTCAATTATCATCTATTTTAGCAGATGATTTGAAAGATAGTGGAAATGTTTCATTGGATAACTATAAATCTAAAAAAAAATCTATAGAAGATTCGTTGGGTATAGAAGATATTAATACTAATCCATATGATACAACAGAAGATTCTGAAAAATGTCTTAGAAATAGTGAAGAAATTATGAAAGTTAGTTCTTTTTTAGATGGAATGGAGTCTCTTTTATCAGATAATTCTAGTAAATCTTCAGATGAAATTAAACGTGAAATTAGAAAAGCATTATTAGAAAAATTAGAAAATTATTCTACTGATTCTAGTGGGAGCGAAGATACATTTGATTTAAGTAATGAAAATAATGTATCTGATTTAATTGAAAAAGCTGGACAACAAGTTGTTGATAATGGAGTAGACGTAAATACATTAAAAACAAACGGCAAAGGTATTTCTTCTTTCGTAAAAACAATTAAAGATACTATGAGTCAAAGTGATAGTTTATCATTTAGTGATAAACTTATTGAAATTCATAAAACACAAAAAGCAATTAAAGAAACAATCAAAAACGTTAAAGATGAAGGAGGTAATTACACAAATGATTTGTCATCAAATGTTAATGACAAAAAAGGAACTTTAGATTTTTCTAAATATGAGGATCCAACATATAAACCATCAAAAATATATGTAGCTAATAACGGTAAAGATAGTTTTAGGAGAAAAGGTACAATTAATGATCCATATGCTACATTATCATATGCTTGGAAAAGAAGTGGAAATAGAACCAAAAATATATTTATTAGAGAGGGTACATATTTTATGCCAGAATTTAATGTCAATAAAAGAGCAGTAATTTCAGGATATAATAATGAAAATGTTATTTTTGATGGAACGAAAAGTATAAATGATTTGAAAGATAAATCATCAGAAGGTAAATGGAAACCAATAGAAAAAACAGTTGTTAATGATAAAAACGAAATAGAAAATACTACTATATATAGAATTAAACTTCGAGAAAATGTTAAAATATGGCAATTATTTCATAATCATGAAGAAGTTATTAACGCGAGATGGCCTAGTGCTCAATGGAAAGATGATTCTGTATTTGATATAAACAAATGGGGTCATGGTTATTATAATTATAGCGATGTTGCTGGAACTATAAGAGATTATGATAATGGAGAAATAGTTGATATTCCACATAATGACATAAATTTATATGACTTTGTAGAGAAACAGAGAACAATTAATGATTCTTTTGATATTAAAGATTCTTTAATTCATTTAAATGTGGGTTCTTTTAAAAGTTATACCAAAATAGTAAAAGAAACGAATATTGATAGTACTAATAATATTATTCGTTTAAATTATGATCAAGTTGATTTGTGGAAAACTAAACATCACTATTATTATTTGGAAAATAAACTAGAATATTTAAATAGTGAAAATGAATGGTATTTTGATAACGAAAATAAATATTTGTATGTTAGACTTAGTCAACATAAGATACCAAGCAATCTAAATATTCGCGCCAAGGTTGAAAATTATGCATTGAATATTTCTGCAAAAAATGTTAAAATAGAAAAAATAAATTTTTTTGGAACAACTTTCAAAGCAAACAACGCAGATTATTTATTAGTCAAAAATTGTAATTTTTTGTATCCAAGTTGTTATGCGCATATGTTAGGTCAAATTAATAGCGGTCATAATTTAGAACCAGCTAATAATGAAGTATTTGAAACGAATACACGAATAATAAACAGTTCAAAATGTATTATCGACAAATGCGCTTTCAAATATATTGATGGGGATGTGCTTCATGTTAGTGGCGGATCCAACACATTAAGAGATAGTTATATTTCTTATGTGGATAAAACGGTGTGTAATCTGTCATCCGTTATGACAACATTGCGTTTCGGAGGAGATAGAAATTTAATTAGAAATAATACAATTCATAAAACTGCCGCATCATCTACAATAAATCCAGGTAATAAATCTATTGTTGAATTCAATAACCTTTATGAAACAGGATATCTTCAAAGTGATGGTTCGATGATACATCTAATGGTTAATCAACAATTAGATGCTAAAATACGTTACAATTGGGTTCATGATACAATAAAATATGGTATACGATGTGATGGTGATGGAGACGGTAATGGATGCTATATTCATCATAATATAGGATGGAATTGTAATGGTGGCATAATGGTTAAAGGTGGTATATTAGATGATAATAATGAATCTGTTGGAGGACATTATGTATATAACAATACGTTTTTCAATAGTTTTGAAAAGAATGATATTATGGCTTTAAATGTTCAAGCTGGTAAAAATATTAATTATGGAACAGTTGTGATGAATAATTTATGCGAGAATTTAAGTGGACACCGCAGTAATTCAGAGGATTTGGAACCCAGAATGTTTGATATAAATAATTATACAAATAGTGATGTGGAAATATTTTTGAGAAATTATTCAAACAATGATTTTAGACCTAAACCAGACAATAATAATATTGTTAATGCTGGACAACTTCAATCACCATCTGATGATTTTAAACCATTTAGACGTGATCGATTAACTAGAGATATCGGAGCTATGATGAGCAATAAACCAATCTGGAAAGGAGGTATTACATGGAATAAAACTATGGAATCAGATGAAGATTATGTAAACAGAAAACGATTTTCATTTATTTCTAAAACAATCACACCAGAACCAGTTGATGATGATAATGTATACAATTTTTACGAATTAACTAGTGAATATTCCGTTTTAGATGAGCAAGATAAATCTTACCATAATATAACAGGAACAATCAGTTACATTGATTTAGAAGGAGGATTTTATGGTGTTACTACAAATGATAATTCGAATTATTTGCCAATAAATATACAATTAGATTTAAAAAAATATAACACTAAAAAAATTCAAATATCTGGATATTCTAAATCAGATACAATTTCTTTTTATATGTGGGGAACAATGATATATGCAGAAAATTGGACTTTTATAGATGAAGGAAACAGTGTTGAAATTCTTCCAGTAGCATATGCTTATGTTAATTATGATAATTATAATGCAATAAATCAAAATGAACGTAAAGGAGTTAATATATCTTGGAGTGAATGGAATAACAGTACAAATCGACACACTTTTACATTTGATACTCCAATGATCGACTCTAATTATAATGTAGTCACAGATAGAAATTATGAAAGCACCAATGCTATACATATTTTTGGAAAATCTAATACTCAATTTACTGCAGAATGGGAAAATGGTAATCCTGAAGTTTGGGGTGGTACATTTATAATATACTCATCAACACCTACAAAAACTATTTATGGAACTGGTGGCAGTTCATCATCTTCTATTGAAATTCTCCCAGCAGCATATGCACACGTTAATTCTAATAATTATAATGCAACAAATCAAAATGAACGTAAAGGAGTTAACATATCTTGGAGTCCATGGAATGACAATACAAGTGAACATGTTTTTAGTTTTGATACTCCTATGAGCGATGCTAATTATAGTGTTGTGACAGACAGAAATTACGAAAGTACTAATGCTTTACATATTCATGGAAAATCCAATACTCAATTTACTGCACAATGGGAAAACGGCAATCCAGAAGTTTGGGATGGCACGTTTATAATATACCCATCAATACCTACAAAAGAAATTGGAGGTGGTGCATTTTCTATTGAAATTCTTCCAGTAGCATATGCACACGTTAATTCTAATAATTATAATGCAATAAATCAAAATGACCGTAGAGGAGTTAACATATCTTGGAGTCCATGGAATAATAATTCAAAGAGACATACTTTTACTTTTGATACTCCTATGGAAAACACTAATTATAATGTAGTCACAGATAGAAATTACGAAAGTACTAATGCTATACATGTTTTTTGGAAATATAAGACTGGATTCACTGCACAATGGGAAAATGGTAATCCTCAAGTTTGGGCTGGAACTTTTGTAGTTTATGCATCTGATCCTACAAAACAATTTGGCACAAAAGAACCAGAACCAGAACCAGAACCAGAACCTGAACCTGAACCAGAACTAGAAACACAACCAGAACCAGAACCAGAACCAGAACCAGAACCAGAACCAGAACAACAATTATTATCAAACTATATAATTGTTTATAACGTTCCTAATTGGTTACAACCAATTAGTTATTCTAATACTATAGATCCAAATTATGTACAAAATTTTAAGGCATGGTGTTCTCCTACAAGTGCGGCAAATCAATTAGGTCATTTAGTTGATTCTGGATTATTGCCGGTGCCACCTCAGATTAATGACAATCATATAGCAGGTACAGAAATGCCTCATTCTAGTCCAGCAAGCACTTTTAATTGGGATACTGCACACGGATGGGGTGATTATTTATTAGATGGTCCCGGATTTAGAGGACAAGGATTATTAAATGGTGTTGTTACAGACTTTGGATGGTATATGGACACAAATAATATGGGTATGAATTCTAGTACTTCCAATAGTCCAGTAGGAACAACAATAAATTGTATATATGATGGAATCCAAGCATTTTATAGCAAAGTCGGTTGGTCAGATATGGTTGGAATTGTTTACAATAAAGGTTCAATGCCTATGTATAATGGTAAAAGACCAGATTATTGGCTAACATATGGTTATGATGAATCTATGGCATTTGACTATAATATTATGCTTTCAACAATCAAATATGAAATTGATAACAATAGAACAGTCATTGCATGTTATAATGGATGGCATTTAACATATATTTCAAATTATTCCACACCCACATCAGCAGATCATGAAGGAGCATACTATAAATTCAATCCTTCTCCAGATGAACCAAATATTAATAATGAAACCGGTGAACAATATACAATAACAATTCCAGAGGGTGATGGTGATAGTTATGGTACTATGCTTGGGCACACTGTCTTGATTGTTGGTTATATACCCGCAGGCTCTTTAGAAGATATTCATGGTAATACAGATTGGTTAATTGTTCGTGATAATCAACAAAGTACAAGTGGAACACACAGAAACGTTATAATACCATATTATGATCATACTTTTAATGACCCTTCGGGATGGGATAAATTATTAGCAACAGTGTTTGTTAATCCTTCATTGGGTATATATAACGAAATACAACCAGAACCCGAACCCGAACCACAAGATGAACCAACGACTATATATGTAAGTGGTGGTTCGTTTGGTTTCCCATATTATCGGTTTTATTCTGATTCAGCCGGAGCAAATGAAATTGATGGACTATATTTATCAGATGCAAAATATGAATTTAAAATGCTTAATAATGGTGGTCAATATCATCCATTTTTCATTAGTGACGTTGGATATAAACAGCCATCAAATACTCTAACATTTACAGGAGATATCAACTATATGATGGGTATTTCAGGTACTCAATCATTTATAGTGAGTTTGAATAATCTTCCAACCAGTTCACCAATATATTATTATTGTACGGCACATTCTAATATGATTAGTACATTCAATTATTATAATACTAATTTGAATAGTCCAGAACCACAACAAACATCATTTAATCTTAATTATGTTTATACAAATGCCGTTACAAATTTACTAAAACAACATATGTTGCAAGCGGTTAATATAGTAGAAGAAATAATTGATGGATATAAAGATGAAATATCACATATTGCAACAAGAACAGTAACTATAGACGAAGATAATTTATCAGGAAATACTTTAGGAGAAGCGTGGCCTGGTGATTTTAAAATTGTAATTAACAGTTCAAATTCAGGTAATGTAGGATTAGGTACTAAAAATGGAACAATAGGTGTACATATTAGTGTTGTTGTTCTTATTCATGAAATTATACATATATTAGGAATCGGTACAAACTATAATGCTTGGTATGACAATTTGGTAAATTCTCCTGCAGATGGAGAACGTAAATTTTATACTGGAAGTGCAGGTGTCCGTGAGTATAAAGCAATATTAGACACAAAAGGATATTCTTATACTAGCATTACAGGAATACCAGTCGAAGATGATTTTGGTAGTGGAACTGTAAATTCACATTTTGAAGAAGGTTATGATGATGATGCAGATCATAATTTTACAAATGAAGAATTTGTATATGATGGTAATGGCATTCAACATCCAGTTATACCTAAAGATATAATGACCGGTTTTATCGATGGTGATATAAATAATATTAGTGGAATAACGTTAGGTGTATTAGAAGATATTGGTTATTTTGTAAATTATGATTCACTATATTGTACCTATAATGTGTATCTTCAATTTGAAAATTAATAAATTCTAAAATTGTATGTATGATTACTCTGTATTTTTTACGGATGTAATAAATGGTAGAGACAATAATTTATTGAAGATTGCACAATTTAAAATGCCAGCATATGTAAATTATTTATATGACTCATCTGGTGTTACTGTTTTAACAAATGGCTTACCAAATTATGTACCAACAATGTTTGGAGAAAGAGCGGATACAATTCAAGAAATTGAATGGAATAGTGTTTATAAAAATACCAATTTATCTAGAGATAATAATCCAAATAAATTAAAATTTAATTACGTAAGATATCGCTTTAATATACCAGATATGTCTCTAAAAGACGGGCGACTATTAGATGATGATTTTGAATACGGACATTTAGCACCAATGGGCTCTATTGGTGTAGCCATTAATGGTGTATCTTTATATAATTCTTTATCTCAACCCAATATAAATATACAAGTTCTGGGTATAATATATCCAGTATATTGGAATAATAATTTAATAACAGATCTCGGGACAAAATTAGATTCTTGGATTCGAGTAGGAAGAAACGTATATTACTTAGATGCTATATCTGGTGGTGAGCAGTTTAGTACTTGCTGTGGTCATAATAGTGAGTATCAATATCATTATCATAAATTACCATATTGTGAATCAGGAACAAATGCTTTACATCCTGACCCAAGTGCAATACTTAATATGAAAGATGTTCATTCATTTTATGACAATAAAAACAAAAACAATGAACATTCAAGAATTATTGGATGGTTAATAGATGGTTATCCAGTATATGGTCCAATTGGTTATAAATATTATTATGAAAATAATAGAACATCTGTTTATGTTGTAGAAAATGATTTAGGAGAAAAACAAACGGTTTTTAAAAGAAGTTCATACGAATATGTAGATATATTAAGAGATGCTTCTGGAATACCTCAAAAAAAACTAGTTGGACAACAAAATATAAGATATTCTGGCTACAAGTTTGTAAAATCAAATATAGAAGATGATTCACATGGTATTTATTTAGATCATTGTAATGGTATATTCGGACCCACTCCTGAATTCCCAGATGGTATATATCATTATCATACTACAATAGATATTGATTTTTCAGGAAATCCAAAAAAAGGACTTGATTATTATTATCCATATGATATTGATAATATGATTATTTTTGACGACAATTTGCAATATGATACAGAAATCATTAGATATATTAATACAGAAGTTTGGGGAATTACATTCGTTATTAGTGATGATTTTAATTTGTCTTGGTATGATTGGTTATCTGTTATATATAATCCCAGTTATAGTTCTGCGTTTCAAAATAGATCTGGATTAGAATACGAAAATACATATATTAAGCATGGATTTGGGAGCAGCGACTGGTCTGATGTATCTGGTGGTAAAGTAAAAGTTTCACCACCAAATCAAAGTGATATTACATATTATTCGTATAATGAATGGGATGCAGCGAACGAAGTTGGAGGTTTGATTGCATTTTGGTTGAATGATCAAGGTAATATAGGATATAATAAACTTATAAGCCTTTATCCTAATAAATTTGATGTATTTGAATCAATAATACCAGTATTTCCATTTATTACAAATATGATAAGAGGAAATGTTGATATTTCTGAAAATGGCGTATCAACCGGTAATGAAGTTAAAATATTGCATTCAAATAGCCCACAACATTTGAAAAATGAATGGGTAAATGCAGCTAATCAGTATTTAACAACTAATACATAAATTAAAAATTATTTCATTAAAATCAATAATTTTTTCAATGAATTATTACTATATTCACCACTTATACGACCAACCTCATATGTATTATCATTATCATGTTTTAATATTATTAAAGTAGGGTATTCAACAACATTGTTTAACTCCGCAAATGTTTCACCCCAATCAATATAAATAGGAATTTTGTTCTCATACATGCATATAGACTTTTTAATTATAAAACGAGAACTAAAAGAACGTACCATCCATTTAGGTACACACGCAATGGCACATAACTCATTTTTATCTATATTTTTATGTTTTAATATTTCGTTTGACCATTCTCTTGCTAAATCACTTGATGATTTAGAAGCAATTATTAATATTTCATATTCTGTCCAATTAAGTTTTTCTCCATTTTGACTTGTAAGTGGCATTTTATGAAAAGGTTTATTATTTGCAAGTGCAGAACTATTACACAATGATAACAAAAATATAACATATTTAAAAATCATTAGAATTATCTATTTTAATTTTATTAAACAGGTGTTATACTATTTACTATTATTGGTGTAACAACATCACTCTTATTTTTAATATCTACAGGTGTTGCTCCATCTACAAAAACAATACCATATTTTTGTAAACCTATTTTAAGATGTTTATATAATATAGTTTGCATTAGCAAAAAATCAGATTTATTAGAATCTACACTAACAGGTATATTCAAAGTTAAACCTCGATCATTTTGTTTAACATACGCAACATTGACATCAATAACATTAGAATGTGTCATTAATATTTTTCTTATTACTGTTTCAAGAACACCCATATCATTTCTATTTGATATCATAATTTCTAGTAAAATTTTTTGCTTGGGTGATCTACTTATACTTTGTATAGTCATTGTCCATAATTTATGATTCGGTATTTCACTAATTCCTTGTGTTAAAGGATCGAGTATAGATGTTGAAAATCCAGATATATTTATAATTTTTCCTTCTAAATTTAATTCCTTTATTCGAACTAATTCATTTTGTCTTATCTTATCCATTGAAATCATAAGAATTCCACATACAAAATCTTGAGCTGGGGATTGTAAAGTAATCGGTAACATTAACGATATAATACCAATACCTCCAAATATATAGTTCATATTTATATTTGATATCATACCAGCAATAACTATTGAAATTGCTACAATTATCACTCTTATAAAAAGAATAAATAAAGTATTACTTATAAAATTTTTGTACTTGTTTAAATTTTTTTCTTGTAAAAGATTTGTAATTTTTTTTGTTATATTATCAGATATTGGAATTGATATTAGTATTATTGCAATGGAAATTATATATTTTAAATTTGTCACCATATCTATACATAAATAAAATATTAAAAAAAATGATGACCACTTTAACATAAATATATATGCACATTCAAAAATGTTAGGACGTTTACAAAAAATTCCAGTGATTTCTACATTCAAAATATATAAAACACCATTGTGTTTATTTCCGCATATTTATGGACTTGATGAATTACCAAAAAAAAATACAATCATGCATGCATTAAAATATATAAAAAATAATTTAGACAATGATTTGATAATACCAAACTGTTCAAAATATGGTTGTGATGATTGCTTAATGAAAATTAACGATGAAATGCGTTATGCATGTTATACTAAAATTTCAAAAGTAAATGTTATACATCTTGAGCCAAAACCCATATATTATGCATATGAACTAAATTCATTCAAAAAAAATTATCAAGAATTAGAGGTGGGTTTGTCTTACGGACATTTATGCGCTGCTTAATTATGTATTCAAAACTATGTTTTTTACACAAATATAGTTGTTTCATATTTGAATCTGTTAATAAAATATATTTGCTTATACTTTTAGCATCATTATTATACCAAATTTGACTAGTCATATTGAAAAAAGAATAGTCTATTAATGTATCTAAAACAATTGATACATCATATTTTTGTATTTTGTTTTTAAATCTCCAATTGGTATTATAAAATAGTTTCATTATTTGCAATTCATATAAATACTCATAATACTTAACGCAAGACAGTTCTAATTTCTTAAAATCACATAAATAATATTTAATATGGTTAATGCAATCCAATGGCAGTGATTCTATGTTACACATATAAATATCCACCAAATAGCACAAACATTATAATTTAATTATTAGTTGTCCTGTTTTTGATATATTTACAGGAAGAGTACTGTATTTTGGTATATATTCATGTAAAATCCAGTTTATAAATCGTTTTCTATGACTTTCATTTTCAATATGAAAATGCATAACTTCAAATGATTCCATAATAGATTTTATTATCATTTCTTCAGGATCTTCTAAATAATCACATATTAGTCCAACAACTTCTGCAGGTATTTGCTTAATTCTTGTATAAAGTTCATAATTGGGTAAATTTTTTTCAATGTTTTGAAGATATTTTATTATTTCACTTTCTGTGTAATCAATTTTACATACAATTTCTTTCTCATTTTGTGGCGTTAATTCATGATTTATTTGGTGATCTTCTTTTCTCTCATTATGTCTACAATAATTACGCCACAAATTATTATAAAAATGTTTGGGTTCTATAATTTTTGTCAATTTAGCAATTCTTATTCTTCTTCTTTTCTCTTGGTGTAATCTTTCGATTTTTTCTCTTTTTGTTTCATATTTCCAACATAAAGGTTTTAAACCATTTTGTTCATATAATGAATTAGCATAGGAGATTAAAGTATTAATAGAATATCTTTTCAGATATATAGCGAATTGATTATTATCAGAAGCTATATTTATACTTGGAATCGATTCCAGCGCGCGAGCTAGTGCTGCGCGCCCTAGTGCTGCGCGCCCTCTTAAAATACGATTTCTATTTAATGTATACAAAGCATCAATGCGCGCAATTGGCTGTGCGTCCAATTCCAATATTTTTTCAATTATTAGTTGTTTTCTGTTAGGCTTTATTTCAAATGTAAATGATCCAACCATTTTATTAATTAATATATTTATATAATTCCTTATTAGATGTTATTTAGAGAAAAAACACAATTTATTCCAACAATCGCGCCCATATGACCGCATATTAATGCAGCTATATCCTGTCCCAAAATTTCTGGATCATATTCATAGTTAGATTATTTACATGCACTAAAAATTATAATATTAAGATTGGAGACAAATATACATTTCATATTAAAACTCCGAGAATATTATAATGAGTTATATAATATTTGTTAATTCATAATTTTTTCAAAAATTTGATTTAATAACATTTTTAATATAAAATCAAAAGAAATAAGAATTAATAATGTTAAATTTCTTTACTACTTGGAGTTCTGCACTTTTTGTAATACCATACTTAAGAAAGAATGAATCCAGAAGTTTAATGGCACTCACATCTTGTGTCGCATTAGGAGGGGGAGGTATTTTAGTATCTAACTTCAAATATAATCAATGGTTCTGGAAAGAATATGAAATTAAAAAATGGAAATATTTAGTTTTAGAGGTAATAATCCATCAATTACCATTTTTTTATATGATAAATATGGAGTCAACTGGAAGTGCATTTAAATCAATTATTCCAGTAACAGCATATTGTACAATTGTTAAAAATCCTTATAAAGTTTGTGGACACAAATTAAAGAATTATTATGGATTAGTTCTTATTAGTATTGTTTCACCAATTGTTCATATTATAACAAGAAATAAGAATTCTAACAAGACATAAATTCATCTTCAGCATTCCATATTTGCTCCAAATATTTTTCATTATTTTCATTTTTACATACTTTATACATTACACATCCAAGTTGATTACTTGTCAAATACATTATTGTATCGCCAATATATGAAGCATTCAAACAAATTTCCAGTTGCTCATAATTTTCCCATATTCTAAAATGTTTTGGTTGTCTCGCATATTCTTTAATAATATTAGCTAATTCTGACATATGAAATACTTTGTAAGCATTATTCATATTGTTTATGTTATATATGAATAACTAAGAATCATTTTTATAAGTTTTTATCAAAAAAATGAAGTAATTTTATTGTATATTGGTAGATATAAGTAAAAATGTATCCCATGCAAGAATTTTCTGCATATGTATTCGATCCATCATTGGGGCATGATGTGATTAATGTTATAAGAAAATTTCTTATTAATCCATTTAATGAAATTAAAATTAATGGTACTCGTTCTCGCGCCAGATATATTATGAGATTATTGAAACATGATTTTACAACACAAGATGGTATTCAATGGGCTCATTATACAAATCGATTTTATTGGTGGGGATCTTTGGGTTATCTTATTCAAGAAACAGTTACTGACCAAGAGTATATGATTAAACAACTAGACAAGTGTTCTACTTGTTCAAGACAGCGGCATCAGCACCGCTATGTTCGTCGGAAACATCGAGACAAAAATAGTTCTGCCAGATTTAATGCTAAGATGTTCTTAGCTGGAAAATATGGCGATTGTCAATGTTTATGTGGACATTTTTCACGTCAACTTCGTTTGTATCCCTGTTTGCCTCCAGATGTACCTCGAATGCATCCCGGATTACCTGAGTCGCCACCGGTCAGTGATGATGAGGATAATGATGAAATTAATAACCATAATCAGGAAGTTTGGGAAGCTTGGGAACAACAGGATGAGGTTTTGTATACTCATCCATCTTATGAGTAAATCCAATAATGTGAGAAAACACATATTCATGCGCATGTCAAAAAAATGACATGATTTTTTTGCTAGATTGGAATATATAATAAAAGTCCATTAGTAAAATGCATCCTATTCAACTATGTTCTACATATGTATTCGATTCAGCATTAGGACATGATGTAATGAATCTTATAAGAGGATTTCTTATGAATCCATTGGCTGAAATTAAATTGAAAGGTACTATTTCTCGCGTCAAAATGCTTGCAAATTTCCATAAACAACAACTTGGACTTGGTTGGTGGGAAACACAAGGCACCGCCTGGACTCATTTACATAATATTATGTGGAAATATAAAATTGTAGACAGAGAATACATGATTAAACAACTAAATAAGTGTACTTGTTCTTATTGTTCAAAACATAAAGAACCCAATGATAGTATCGAATGCTTTTCTTGGGAAAAGGCTTCTGGAATAAGATTAGCAGAGAATGGAGATATGTATGATTCATTAAATGATGACAGAAAATTACCAAACACATATTCTAATTTGAAAAAATGCTTTTCTTGGGCGAAAGCTTCAAAGAAGCTTTCTTGTCCATGTAGATACTTTTCAAGTTCACTTGCTATGTCAATAGAAGATTCTAAAGAGAGAGAGCCAAATTCTGAACGCCCGCCGATCTACTACACGAACCCGGAATTTCGCCATATATACGATTCGACAGGGTACAAAATATCTTACTGGGATATGGTTGGAGATCCAATTGCAGGGCAATGGAATAATGGTTTTAAAAAAGATCAATATGACAATGAGGAACTATATTTCTATCTAAGTAAAGTAGAGATGGATAGAAAGTTCTCTAGAAAATATGGAAGAGAACGCGAATGGTATGACAATAATGGTTGGATCGACTACGACGACGACCGTGGCATCCCACAAGGTGTTGTTCCTCTCGGAGAAGAATTTGCTATAATTGAGTCCGAACCCAGTGATTGGGTAAGTTATACTGACTTAGATTACATTGATTCCATCGGAAAAGGAAAATACTATTACAACAAGAAGACTGGCGAAACAACTACAAAACGTCCAGAAGGATTAAGTATAGAGGACAGCTATTGGTATCGCTCTATACGCAAAAGTTATGCAGGAATCCAAAGAATCAATGTGGATGAAGATTCCGAAGAATCTGAAAGTGATGATGAATCATTTGATAACGATAACTATTATAGAATATTAAGAAGCTCATAAAAACAATAAAATCAAACAAAAATCAAAAAACAATAAAACCAAATAAAATTTTTTTATTTATGTTTTTGCATAAAATTCTTGCATTTATTTGCTATAATACTAAAAAAACCCATATAACTAAATTCAATTAAAGAACTTTTTTTTTCAAAAATAGTAACATGTTTTGGTGGAATATAATATGTTTGACCAGCTTTGATTGTATGTATTATTGAACTGTCTTTTATCATATATATCTTCATTTCGCCAGATTCTAAATATCCATAACGCGCCAGTTTAAAACAAGGTTGATTCGGTTGTGGCACATAACCTGCATCTATTTCAATTCTACGCAATTGCATATTATTTACATTTTTTATCCAAATTCTACATTGTTTTCCAAATGTACCAAATGTTCTATGTGGTGAATTTATGTCGCTTTGTTCACGTGGAAAGCATATTTGGGGATTTTTTATCATATATTTAATTTGAAATATTTTTAAATTGATTATAGTAATGGATAAAAAACAAGTTCGAATATATGCATTATTAACAGCATATTCATGGCCAAAGCGGCGACTTGGATATAATACTGGTTTTAGAAATAAATATTTTCTTAAAAATGCAAGAAAAGTTAACTTAAAAATGAATTTATTAAAAGATTACAAATTACTTGAAGAACATTCTAATCAATATTTATGTGCATTTCATAATGAAAAGAATAATGAAATAGTATATAGTATCAGAGGAACAGATTTAATAGATCCAAAAGATATTTTTATGGATTTACAAGTTTTAAGTGGCACAGAAAAGAGAAACAAAAGATTCAAAGAAAGTTATGAAAAATTGAAACTATTGCTACAAGACTATCCAAAATATACATTTACTTTATGTGGTGCATCTCTCGGTGGGCGAATCGCAATAGATTTACTTGATAGTGATTTAGGTGACAAAATAACAGAAGTTCACGTATTTAATTGTGCAACATCTTTAGCTCATTTATACAAATCGGCACAATGCTTATCAAAAGAAAACAATAACAAAAAAAATTATTGTAAAAATAGAGTAATCAAATTACATATACATCTTGTCAATAATGATCCAATATCAATATTGAGTATGGGAGAATTATCTAAGACAAAAACAGTATATCCAAAAAAATCAGAATCTCCTAAATATTTAAAAGGTAAAAACAAAAAAATACTAACTGTTCATTCAATACTCAATTTTGTGTAGAAAATATATATAGTTATAATATGAAGTTAATATGTGTTCTTAGTGTCATATTATTGCTTTTAATCATTTATTTTTATAATATAGAAGAATCCTACGAAGCACCAATACCTATTCACAAACAACAAATATACATTGATTCATTGAATGATTACCATCAAAATATAATAAAAAATAATAATCAAAAAAAAGGATTGTATTATTCAAACAAATCAGATGAATATGAATTATGCAAGCTGTTATATGATCCAAACAAAAGACAAAAAAAAATTTCACTAATTCCTAAATTTTTCACTAAAGATGAATGCCAAATTATTATAAAAGAGGCAGAAGAATATGCAAATTCCAATAAATGGTCAGTCAATAGACATAAAGAATATCCAACAACAGATAATGAAATTACTAAGAAATGGTATTCTTATAACAAAATAGTATATTCGATATATGATAAGATTATTCCTGAAATAGTCAAATTATTTGAAATTAATCCACAAATTGTTAGCGTAAATGAGATATTTATTTCAAAATACTCTATGAATGGTCAAAAAAAATTAAGGACTCATCGCGATGGTTCTGAATTTAGCTTTATAATTGCACTCAATGATGACTATTCTGGTGGTGGAACTAAATTTGAAAATTTAAATAAAACAATTCAATTTAACACTGGTGACTGTTTAGTATTTTGTGGTCAAGAAAAACATAAAGGTATCAAAATAACATCTGGAACAAGATATATTATAGCCGGCTTTTTGGGAATAATAAAAAATGATGATTTTTGTGATAAATGGGCACAAGTTTATACGAATTTATCTGAATCTGAATCCGATGATGATGAACAGAATGATGATTTTTCTACAAATTGGAACAAATATTAGTATTAACCAAACGTATTTTCACCAGAATATGTAATATATAAAAACCCATCTTTATCTTTATATTTATCATATACAGTTAATATAGAATCAGAATTTGGAGGAATGTTATTATTAACAAATACAAATATTGCTTGCTCGGGTTTAATATCAGATCGTTTTCTTATAATATGAATAAATTGACCAATACTGAAATGTATTGGTACTAAATACTTCATTTTTCTAATAATTGGTATATCTTTACAATGTATTGATCTTTGACAAATAATTGGAACTCTTTCAGGATATTTTTCTAATACTTTTGTTGATTCAGATAATCTTTTTTCAAATGACATGCTTTTCTTAAAATCTGTACAAGAATTTTCTGCCATAATATATTATTTAACAAAAAATAATATACATAATGTCGCAATATTTAATATAAATGAAATATAGAAAAAATGAAATACAAATATGATTTCAATTAATAAGAAATGATTTATTCTTTGTCTGATTTTAAAGATATTGAGAATTTAAAACCAACTATATCTGGTAGTATTATAGGCAATAATTATCATAGTTTATATCATAAAGTATCATATAACAATTCTGAATCACTAATATCATTTCAATCACCACTAAGTAATATAATCAGTTTCAATAAAAATTGGATATGTTTCGAATTTAGTAATGAAGAAAAAATTAATTTAAATTTTTATAAATCATTTCAAAAATTATTGGCAAGAATTGTTAAGAAAACAGAAAATAAATATGAAAAAGAAATAATATGGGATTTGCCAAATAACGGACCCATTGTATCATTAAGTGGAAATATTGTTAAAGGATGCTTATTGTATGATGATAATAAAAATTTATTACAAATAAATGAAGAAATAAAAAATAATGTATCCGATTTCATATTCACTATTAGTTGTGTAAGATTAATTAGCCCATTTGATGATGAAACTAGATTATACGGAAGAATAATGTTTGAAATATTACAAATTCGTACTAGACCTCAAAAAATAGTTCCTTTACAATGTTTTGCTTTTAAATCACAACCACAATCAAAATATTTAGATATGCTTAAGAAAGGTGTACCTAGACCAGCGGTTGAGCAAAAAATGAAATGTGATGGAGTGGATATTGGTACATTAGATGGAAATGTTTCATCTACACATAATGCTACAATTCCAAAATGCATTATTAGCGCATCTGAATTAAAGAACACAAAACTAAGAAAAACTTCAATTGTTAAAAGCAGTCCAGTAAAAAAGAAAGGTATAAGTCTTGGAATTTCTTACGAAGATATTCATAAAGCCCTAAAAAATTTAAGAAGAACTAATTTATTGACATTTAGTAACTCAAGTTCTTAAATCAAGTAAAAGTGTGCATGGCGCACGAATAAAGCCCCTATGGACGCGAAGATGAGCGATGATGCGTTGGAATAATAGACACAAATGTATTTTTATCTAATTTATTTTTAATATTTGGATCAATGTTATCTATATATTTATATTTTTCATATTTTAATTTATAGTGATTAAAGCATATTTCTTTTACCGGTGGTGTAATTTGTCTTCCACTTGATAATTGTATATTGTGAACTCCTAGATCTTTTGTACAATTTACATTACAAATATTTTTATTACTATGATTTCTAGGTAAGTCATTTATTTCAGCATTTTTGATTTCAGTAACCAATTTGTTCAAATTATAAAATCTTGATTCAAATCTTATTTGACCTATTTTTACATTTTTAACGTTAGATGGTAAATTTGTAATATAATCACTTATATTATTAAAATTTCCTAGTACAATATATTCATCCATATCTATATTTGCACACCAATCAATATTATTATTTTTCATAATATTCAAACAATGTCTATGTGCATCAACTTGATTGTATAAAATATTTCCTTTATCATCGCTAGGTGACCACTCGATAATTTCAATACATCTATATTTATCACATAATTTTTTTAAATGGTCATTCATTTGATTATCATCCATATTTACTAATTCATCATAATTAATATTGTATTTATTTATTTTACCAAAAACAATCGTTTTTGAATGTCTTGTATCCCATCCAGTAACTTTATTTACTTTTGAATTATCGTATAAATAAAATTTGTTAAATCCTAATAAAATATGATATTTAATCCATTCTTCTAAAAATAAAATATTTTCTTTTAAAATAAAAACAGTATGTATTGCTATTTGCATAATACATAACAAATTAATATAAAAAGTGTGAAATATAAAAAGTGCGCATTTTAATTGACATTTACTTATCGAAAAAATCTTCAATGGGTTTATGTGTTAAAAATTCATTTAAAGATTGAAAAGATTCAGCAAGCATATATCCAGCAGCAATTGAATAAAATGTAAATCGAACACTTTTCCATTTTTGTTCTTTTGGAAACCATCCAAACCAATCCGAATATTTTTCAATAATATCTGGTTCAGTTTCTGATACATTTTCGATAATAGTGTTATTTTCTTGATCATATTGACCAGAATGAACTATTGTCATAACATTAGAATCTTTAGTCATAAAAGTTTTTGAAAATGGTTTATTGTAATTAACAAAAGCATTATTATAATTGGCAAATAGTAACAAAAGATATGATGAATAATACATCTTATAGCTATATTATCCAATGCGTCTTATATATTATTTTTTATAATTGCAACAAGTCTTTGTGTTATAATGTTATTTCTATAATCGAATGACTGAATGAATACATTATTTTGTTTTTCATAATTATTTATCCAAAGCATTTGTTTACCCATAAATGTATTTTTATAGAATCCTGGAACCAATGCAAAATTTATAATTTTGTTATCGTTTTCTTTTAGATTAGATATTTTAAATGCAAGATCTGTTTGATGTGGTTTTAGTGAAAGGAGATATTCTAGCATATGAAAATATGTAAGATTCTTATGGTCATCTTCTGATAAATCAGAAGCGTATTGACTTAATTTTTGAGAAAATATTGAATATTCTTTAAACATCAATTTATTCCATGCATTTATAAGAATTGGATATTTTTTGACGTTTGGTATAGTTCCGTAGTTCTCTTGATTTGATTCGTATTGCAATATAAACTGTTTTGCATCATTCAATATATTATCGCTTTGATCTAAATATAAAATGTTTTCATTAATCATTGATTGTATTTCATTATCATCTAAAACATACCATATAAACATTTGTATCATCTTTTTTATTTTAATGGAATTTTCTGTATTAACTAAGTCTTTTTTACGTAAATCTGTTATAATTTTTTTACGAAATGCCATCTTTTCAGAAATCATATTATTATTCGATTCATTTGAAAAATGAAGAAGGTCATGTACTCCTTGTTGATGTTTTAATGTTGCTGTTTTTAATCCGGGTCTTTTACATTTGACTCTTTCAAGAGTTAATATATCATTTATATTTTTAACTTCTGGATTACTATATATTATTTCATCACTAATGTTTATTGAAAGAATATTTTTCCAATATTGTTTATCTTTGTGATGAGTTTCTTTTCTGAAATTGTAATTACAAAATTGTCTAGAACATGCTGCGAAATCGGTATTATTGGACTTGGCACATAATTCATTTGATAGTTTTATTTGGTCTTTTATTATTATGAAAAACTCTTTATCTATAGAATATTTCCAATAAATAATATTTGAATATTTTTGTGGATTGGTTAACAGTTTGTGAAGATTTATTGGAAAATGATAAGCGGAGCCAAATTGTTTGTTTCTGTATTTCAATTGTTTTGTTTTAGAATTCTTCATTACACTTTATAAATATAATTATTTTATGAATATTTATTGTAAATATCCTCAATAGTATCAATCGCAAATCTCACATCGTCAAATTTTATTGTAGATAAAACAATAAATCCCGCAATCCACATTACTCTAACTATACCTTTTTTGTATTTTGGTTCGGATAAGTCTATAAAAACAACAGGAAATGACATGGAGATTAACAATATTCCAATAAAAAACTTAAAAAACATATCAACAACTTTAATATATGACTTTGCTTTTTCTGTATTTGAGGATCTAAAACGAATACTTATCCTTATCATTATGTAAGCAATGAATAAAAAGTAATACATATAATAAACGATTTCTAAAGCGATCAAAGCATTTGTTGATACCATTAATATTAAATACAATATTTTTTTATAAAAATGACTTGTTCAACTTAACATTAGTGAATAAGGTATAAATATATATGTCCATGTTTATGTAATAGGATAAATCATTCATGAGTGTTGAGTGCCCTATTACGAAGAAGGAAATAAAAGACGCAGTAATTGCACCTGATGGTATTACATATGAGAGAAATGCATTATTAAAATATATAAGAAAATACAAAAAATCTCCTGTAACAGGAGAACCTATTGATGGTAAAACACTAATTTATGGAAATAATTATTTAGAATCTAAGGAGGAAAGAGCAGAAAGAGTTTTGAATTATATTAGAGACGAATTAGAAGAATATATTAATTTAAGAAAACAAAGTCATAATTTTGAAAAAGTACCAGAAGATATTGAAATATATCTTAAAATAAATAGTGACAATACATGGGGATGTTATGCAAAAAATATTAAAAACGAAGAATCAAAACTACCAGATAAAATATTGAAATCAATTCAATATAATGCTTGTGCCATGTATTTCTATATACAAGGTTCTTCAAAATTTTATAAATCAAAATTTGTTGGAAATGGTAGATTGAAAATATTCGGTGATAATAAAATTAATGAATTATGTGAAAAAAACGGTAAGGTTGTTATTAACAGATATAGTTCGTTCACTAAAGAATTTCATGTTCAAAAGTGGTTGAATGAAATTTGTTCTGATGAAATTGTGTCACAACCTTTACGAGTTTTATTGGGTTTATCTGAAAATAAACAATTAAAATGCGATATAGAACATGATTTAGATATTAATATATTAAATGAATGTCAGAAAAGTGTATTTTCAAAGGAAAATATGCGTAGAGTACAAGTCATTGAAGGTCCACCCGGAACAGGAAAGACAACTGTAATAACCAGTCTTTTAAAATATTTTGATAAGTGTTTTGAAGAAGATAATCATTATACTATTGTTGTATCTGAAAAAAATAGAGGTGTTGATGCAGTTGCAGAAAAAATAAAAGATGATGATATAAACGAGAAAATATTAGCGTTTGGTTCAGATAATATTGGTGAAACGACTGAAAAGTTTTTGCTAGAAAACAAGGTTATGAAACATAATAAAGTGTTGAAATACATGGGAAAAATACACGAGTTAGAGGGTGAAATTGAACAAAAAATACGTAAACTAAAAAGAACTATTTACAATTTAATACCAAGAAAAATTCATAAAAATTTATCAATGAAAAATCTTGGTTATGTGGAATATATTCTTAAAAATATGAATATGAATACAAATAGAAGACAAAAAATTGATAATATTTTAAATAATATTAACGCTATAAATAAAGAAATTTGGAATATTAAGAAAATTAATGAACATATTCTTAATGAAGCAAGTCTGGATTATGTAAAACAATGCACTATTATTTTAGTTACATTCGGTTCTTTACATCAAGTATTAAACTTTCTTAAAAATAGTGAAAATATCAAATTGACTATAATTGTAGATGAATCATCAACTATGCTTGCTTGGCAAGGACTTTATTTGGAACATTTTGCAAATGATATAGGTTGTTGTTTAGAAAATATGATATTAATCGGTGATTCAAAACAATTACCGCCTTATTGGCCAGACCATCAAAATCCCAATCAAGAAAAAGGATCATTTTTAGATTTTGCAAAAAACAAATGCAAAAATATACAATTTCGAGAACAATATAGATTACCAAACGATATTATGAAAATATTGAATAAAGAATATTATAAAGAATTACCATTGTTATTAGGACATGGACGTATAACAGAAGATTCAATATCTTGGAATCATAGTTTTGGTGTGGATAGTGAAGAAAATTCGCAAGAAGCAATGAATATTTTAAAATTGGTTTCGAAATATCCAGTTGGACAACATTTACTCATTGTTTCACCATACAAAGCTCAATGTGATTTGCTAGAAAATATTTTCAAACAATATTATTTTAACGTGACTATTATGACATTAGATTCCGTTCAAGGTCATGAAGCTGAAATTGTTATAGTATCATTAGTTAAATCAACACCAACATCATTTCTTACTAAAAAAAGAACTTGTGTTTTAGTATCAAGAGCAAGACAAAAATTGATAATGTTTGGTAATAGACAAAATTGTTTAAAATCACCAAATGGTAGTCTAAGACGTTTGGCAAGATATAAAGAATGCAATTATAAATAATATTCAAAAAAATGAACATTATGATACAATTGAATTAAATACATAATCAACATATGTAATAAATATCAATAAAACTTATTCAATCATGTTACATGATTTACCTAATGAATTATTAATCAAAATATTTGAGTTTGATCCAACACACAGACCCAAATATAAAACATGTTTACAAAGTATTAATCTAATTGGATTATATTCTCGTTTTATAAATTTTTTGAACGATGTGGATGAATATGTTTTGCAATATAATTTGGATGAACCATTGAATATAAGCAGAATCATCAAAGAGCATTTCAAAGAATCAGATATTGAATCATTGGAAAATGATCCATTATTTGGAAAGCCTCTTAATGAATACGGCTGGACTAAAGATAAAATAAAGATTCATATGCAAAAAATGTTCAGTTATTTGAATGAAACTATGATAAAAGTTATTGATATTGGTTTAAACAATATTGATTATACTAAAAAATACAAATGGAAATCGAATCGTTTGTTATACTCGTTTAGGTCTAATGAAAATCTTGAAAAAAGTTTATTAGATTTGATAAGAATATGTTCAAAAAAAATAGATGAAGTTGTATATCTTTGTATAAAATCATATGATTTTCATACTAGGACTAAAAAGTTTGGGAAAATATATTCAAAATGTGTTGTTGACTGGTGGTTTATGAATATTTACTCTAAAATGCCTCCTGAAGCGGTTAACCATGTACAAATACATATTGTAGAAAGAAGTATTATTCAAAACATAGAAAATAACAATTTTCCTGAATATTATTATTATCCCTAGAATATTTATTAAATAATTAATTTATTAAATTAAAGTAGGTTGTAATCTTTGCATTTGTCTTACAAATAATGAACATTCTGCGACATTCTTTTCTACTTCTGTTAATAATGCAATAGTATTTTTCAAAGTTTCATTACACTCTTCTAAATCAATAATCATTTTATCTATTTTTAATTGTAACTCAGCTCTCTCAGCTATTTGTTGATTTCGAAGGTTATTCATATATGATTTTAGTTCTTCGATTTTCTTTTGCTCGTCTTTTAATGCTTCATCAAGGGCATTTATTTGTTCTTTTGTTTCAGCCAACTCTTTAGCTTGTTCTAATGCTTTTGCTCTAGCTTCTGCTAGTTCAATTGTTTTTAATTGGCGCTCGTATTCTTTTGCCATTTTTTCATCGTTTAGTCTTGCAATTTCTTGTTGTTTTTGTAGTTTCATTTCTAAATATGCTGCTTCTTGTTCTTGTTTAACTTTAAGAGCTCTTACTCTTTCTGCTTCTTCGCGTGCTTTTAACTCATTTTCCAAAGCTTCACGTTCAGCTTTATTAGCCCTTTCTTGTTCTGCTAATTGCAGATTGTGTTCTGTTTCTTTTAGTTCAGAATCTGAACGCAGATTCATTAATTTTATTCTAGCAATTTTACGTTTCATTAATTCAGTTGAAAATCGTAGTCTTTCATTGTCCTTTTTTAATGCTAATTCTTTATTGCTTTCATCTATAAGTTTTAAGGATACTTCATTTGTACAATTCGTTAAATATGGATTTGGAATATCAGAATCATTTTCTATACCTTCGTGTGAAAGTTCAATTAAGTCTAATCTACCTTTTAGTTCTTTTTGTTGCTCTGTTACTATTATTTGTTCATTATTTTCGAAATTAGACAAAGTTGTAACACCATATCTGTTTTTAAGTTCATTGGTATTGTTTTCAACAATATTTTGCAAATCATTATTTGATGATTCTATTTGTTTGTTTATGTTTTCTAATTGTAAGTTAAGCATTTTTTTTCTCTCTAAAATAGAATCACATTCTTCTGGTTTAATATCCATTTGACAAGTCATACTGTGTTTTCCAATAATATGACATAATTCTCCTTTTGCTTCACTACTTGAACCTCTAAAAACATCATTGGTATAAGCATAACAACCACTTTCACTTGCTCCTTCATTTTTAGATAAAATCTGAACACCTTTTAAATTTTCACCATGCTCAATTTTTGCTTTCTTATAGCAATCCAAATTTCTAGTAACATCTGATGTTCCTTTGTCAATGTTATCAAGTTTATGTATTCCTAATTGTTGAGGTTGTCCATCATCTTTTACACATATTCCAGAATCATATTGTATTCCGCATGAACCAGTTGAATAATAATTCGAAGGTGGCGGATTAGGCCATGAACATGAACCATCCGATTTTTCTGCACTTTGATCATAATTTTCTGCACCTTGTTGCATACAACCATATTTTATATATTCACAACTACCATCATCATAATTTGCGTTTAAATTCCTATTTTTCGCATTAGGATCTGTGCATCCACCAACTAAACAACTTCCGTCTTCTGTATTAGCAGAAATCTTATAATTTGAAGCTAACGGATTTGTACATCCTTTTATTATACAACTTCCATCATCTATATTTGCTCTGCTATTATAATTTGTTGCACGAATTGGACTAGAAATGGTACATCCTTTTATTACACAACTTCCATCATCTACATTTGCTTTATTATTAAAATTATCTGCAGTAAAATCAGTACAACCAAATGTAGAATTACCAGTATATTTAGAATTAAAATAACATGCCTTACCAGGATAATGTGATGTATTGACTCTATTGGACTGACCATGGTGTATAGCACAACCACGAGTAAACCATGGTCCAGTTGAATGTACTGTAATTGAACTATATCCATTTTCACCATATTGTCCTTTTGCTACATCTTTGCATGCATTTGCAATACGATCTCTACTCCATCCCATAATTTGTTTACCATCATTATTAGCAGGTCCGGCAGCACCAATATGAAAAGCTCTCAATCCGCCGCGCGTTTTACCATCACTTGGACTACATATTACATCATTCTTATGACCACTTTGTACATTATTTGCTACATTATTTGAGGGATTCAAACTTACAAAAGGCATAGGTTCTTTTTCACAAGATTCATTTGAAATAATACAGCTCCTATCACTAGGACGAAATTTACACTTTACAAAACCATCTGATTCACCAACATTTTTAATGCTATATGCATTATCACATAATGATTCATTATTATTTGCTGCATTACACTGACCTATTAGATTCTGACGATCTCCACAAGATCCATTTGAAAAACTTTCTTTTAACAAGTATTTAGTTCTGTATATAAAAACAAGTAAAATAACAACCAGGAGGAATACATACATATAAATGTTATTACTTAATCTCATTAATAATTAAAATATATAAATGTTTAGAAAAATACTGGTTCAATTCTTTGCATTTGTCTAGTAAATAATCCACATTTTTCTAAATCTGCAGATGTTTTATCTTTTGCACCTCTAACTTGTTGAATATTATCATTACAAGCCTTGACTTTATAATCAATTTTTGCAAATTCTGTTTGTAATTCAAGTCTGGCACTTGCATGATTTTTATTCATTTCATTTAATTCATCTTGTAGGTTTTTTAATTTATTTGTAGCACTATTAATTGCATAATTAAGTGCATTTTTTTGTTCATTACTTTGTGCTAGTTTTTCAGCTTCTATCAATGCATTTAGACGTTCCTCTTGTAATAGTACTTCCCGTTTAGCAATTTCTGCTTCTTTTTGTCTTGTTTCTTCTTCGATTTTCGCCTGTTCTTCAAGTAAATTTTTTTGATGTTCTTTATATAACCTAATTCTTTCTTCTTCCTTGGCAAGAGCTTCATCTTTCTCTTTTTGAAGTTTTTCATTTAATAATCTTTTAGTTTCTTCATATTGTTTATTATGAGCTTCTTGTTGTTCTTGTAATTTTTGCATATGCTGTTCTGCTCTTATAATAGCGTTTTCTTCTAAACTAATTATTTCTAGTTTGTTAGCAATTTGTCTTAAATTGCTATTTTGAATTTGTTGTGCTATTATTGAACTATTCAATGTGAATATGTCATTGATCAAATCCATTAAAATAATTGTATCTTCCGCACTACATGATATGGCACTTTCTATTTGTTTTATTTCAGCGTCGCGGACATTAGATAATAATTGTAATTTTTCTGTTTTTAAATTGTCCATTTCTGATTTATTTTTTCCATAAATATTTTCTAGTTGTGTTAGATTTTTATCACTCTTATTAGTTATGAGATTTTGTAGTTGGTTATTATTTTGAACTATTGTTGAATAAACATCTTCATATTCTTTTTTGAGTTGTTGCTTTCTAGTAATTAGTACAGAACATTCACTATTTTCATTAATTACAGATAATTTGCATAACTGTGGATCAGATATACTATTTTTACCAATTACATGACATATTGCATTATTATTGTTACTACCTTTTAAAATGGTAGGAGAAGTATGCGCATAACAACCTGCAGCATCATCACCAATACCCGAAACAATTTCTATTCCGCTTAAACTAGAACCATATTGTTGTTTTGCTTTATTATAACATTCAATGCTTCTATCAAAACTTTCTAATCCAACATCAATATTGTCTATTTTGTGTTTTCCTTCTTCTTCTGCAATATTATTGCTAGAAACACAAAAACCTTTATCATAATTTATTGTGCAATCATCGTTTTTTAATTCAATTACTTCTGGTTCAGTATTTAATGGTGGAAGAACAGGTGACGGTAATATACAACTATTATCATTAGTATTTGCATTAGGATTGAAATTATTTGCTTCTGGATCTGTACATCCTGTGATTATGCAACTATAATTTTCTTTATTTGCATTTGGATTATAATTATCTGCTTCCGGATTTGTACATCCTTTTATTTCTGGCACTAATGGAACAAAATCAGGATTTATATAACAATTTTTACCTGAATAGGGAATAGTTTCAATTGGTTTAGTTTGTTTGTGATATATATCACATCCACGAGTAAACCAAGGACCAGTATGATGTACACTAATACCACTATATCCAGTTTTACCAAATCTACTTTCTGCAAGTTTTTTACATTCGTTTTTAATACGATTATGGTCCCAAGACATAATTTGTTTACCATCATTATTAGCAGGTCCAGCAGCACCAATATGAAAAGCTCTTAATCCATATCCCCAGTTTACTTTTCCACCGGAATTTGTATTTCTACACGTATGACCAGTTTTATAATTAAAAAAAGCTTCTTTTTTATTTTTTTTTGTAATATATGCTTTTACAAATATAGATACTAGTAGTAGAATTGAAAATAAAAATATACATCTAAAAAATATATCGAAATATTTGTCATAAAAATTGTTATTATTTACCATTATTAGTTAATAATATTTTATATATTTTAGAAATAAACTGGTTGAATCTTTTGCATTTGTATATTAAATTTTGCACATTTTTTTAGATCATCCGATTCTTTCCCTTTCGCTCCCATTACTTGATCTATATTGTCAGCACAAGCATCTTGTTTATATTTTATATTTCTAATTTTTTTCTCTAAAGATAGTCTTTTATTTCTATGTTCCTTAATCATATTTTCAATACTGTGTTCCAATCCTTTCAATGCTTTAATCGCATCTTTATTCGCATTTTCTAAAGCTTCAATTTGTTCTATTGATTTTGCTATTTTTTTAGCTTCTTGTAATGATTTAATACGCTCTTGCATCAATAGTTTTTTACGATTTATAATTTCATATTCTTTTTGACGTTTTAATTCCTCTATAGCAGCAATTTCAGCAAGTTTTCTTCTTTTTTCTTTTAAATATTTTGCTTTGCGCTGTTTTTCAAGTTTTTGTGCTTTTTTTTGCTTTTTTACTAAATTAGAATCCATTAATTTTTGTATTTCCCCTCTTTTTCTATCGTTCTCTAATTTTTGTTCCTGAATTTGTTTTCTATATTCTGCATCTTTTATTTCACGATTGTATCTTAAATTGATTATTTCGTATTCATTTGCCTCATTTCTTTTATATTCATTTTGAAGTTTGTACAATTCATATTCTTTTATAAGAGACATGTTTTTATTTTCCACTTCTTGTAACTTTATTAAATTTTTAGCACTACAATTATATTCATCAATATATTTATTATTTTCGTTATATTGTGATTCTAATATATCATATCTTTCCTTTAATCTTGCATTAAACTCATCCATATTCATTGAATATTGATTTTTCTTGTCTTTGTTGTTTTGTTTATAATTCTCAATTAATTTATCTAGTTGTTCATTTTCCATTTTTATCTTGTTTATAAATGACTCTTGTTGTTCATTAAGCATGTTCTTTTTTTGTATAATCGATTCACATTCCACATCATCATTTATTACAGATAAATTATCCGGTTTACAATATTGTGATGCATAATGCTTTGCTACAATATGACAAATATGATTATTTGCTGCATTAGCTTTAAAAATCTGGTCTGACGTATGAGCGTAACAACCTGAATTATTTCTACCAGAAATAAGTTCTACTCCTGTTAAACGATTACCAAATTGAGCTTTTGCTTTTTTATAACATTCAATGTTCCTATGTGCACTGTTTAATCCAACATCAATATCATCTATTTTTGTTTTATTATTCGGTGCAACCTCATTATTCATAACGCAAAAACCCGTTTCATATTTTATTTCACAATTATTTTTTGTAAATAGTTTAGATTCAGGTATTGGTTGTTCTGGTGGAAGAACTGGTTGTACTGGAGAAGCAAATATACATTTAGTAATAGTAGAATCACTTTTTATACCATAATTTACTGCATCTTTGTCTGTACAACCGTATTTAGTATATTCACAAGTATTATCATCAATATTTGCATGTTCTGAATAATTATTAGCACTTTTGTCAGTACATCCTAAAATTTCACAACTATTATTTTCATAATTTGCCTTTTTTGAATAATTTTTGGCAAGTGGATTGGTACATCCCTTATAAATGCAAAAACTATCTGATTTTTCTGCATTCGGATTATAATTATTTGCATCTTTTTTCATACAACCATATATATAATATTCACAACCATTATTGATATTTGCATCTTTATTGAAATTTTTAGCATCTTTGTCCATACATCCTTTTATTTTACAACTATTTGAATCAGATATATTTGCTTTTGGATTATAATTATCTGCTCTTGAATCCATACAACCATTTATATCACATTTTCCAGATTTATTTGCTTTTGGATTATAATTATTTGCTTCAGAATCCATACAACCGGTTATAATACATTTTCCAGGTTTATTTGCTTTTTTATTATAATTATCTGCTTCAGAATCCATACAACCCTTTATATAACAACTGTTGTCATCTAAATTTGCCTTTTGGTCATAGTTATCTGAATTTGGATCCATACATCCTTTTTTATAACAACTATTATTATCAATGGTCGCTTTGTCATCATAATTGTCAGCCCAAGATTTATTACATCCTTTTTTATAACAACTATTGTTATCAATAGTTACTTTTTTGTCATAATTATCAGCCCAAGATTGTTTACAACCTTTTTTATAACAACTATTATTATCAATGGTTGCTTTTTCATCATAATTATCAGCCCAAGATTGTTTACATCCTTTTTTGTAACAACTATTATTATCAATGGTTACTTTGTCATCATAATTGTCAGCCCAAGATTGTTTACATCCTCTTTTGTAACAACTATTGTCATCAATAGTTGCTTTATTGTCATAATTGTCAGCCCAAGATTTATTACATCCTCTTTTGTAACAACTATTGTCATCAATAGTTGCTTTATTGTCATAATTGTCAGCCCAAGATTGTTTACATCCTCTTTTGTAACAACTATTGTCGTTTTCATTTGCATAAGAGTTATAATTATCAGCCCAATCTTGCATACATCCGCGTATTTTACAAGAACCATCGTCATAATTGGCATTATTATTGTAATTATATGCAGATGGATTTGTACATCCTTTTATTTTTGGCACAAAATTAGGATTTATATAACAATTTTTACCTGAATAGGGAATAGTTTCAATTGGTTTAGTTTGTTTGTGATATATATCACACCCACGAGTAAACCAAGGACCAGTATGATGCACACTAATACCACTATATCCGGTTTTACCAAATCTACTTTCTGCAATTTTTTTACATTGGTTTTTAATACGATTATGGTCCCAAGACATAATTTGTTTACCATCATTATTAGCAGGTCCAGCAGCACCAATATGAAAAGCTCTTAATCCATATCCCCAGTTTGCTGTTCCACCGGAATTTTTATTTGTACACGTATGACCCGTTTTATAATTAAAAAAAGCTTCTTTTTTATTTTTTTTTGTAATATATGCTTTGACAAATATAGATACTAGTAGTAGAATTGAAAATAGAAATATACATCTAAAAAATATATCAAAACATTTGTTATTGTTTACCATTATTAGTTAAGGATTAAAAAATCTTCCATCAACATTTGGACCAACATAATGATGTTTATCAACTAATTTGTCTACGTATACTGTCTTTTCAACTTCAACTGGTTTGTCTACATATACTGTCTTTTCAACTTCAACTGGTTTGTCTACATATACTATCTTTTCAACTGGTTTGTCTACGTATACTATCTTTTCAACTGGTTTGTCTACGTATACTATCTTTTCAACTTCAACTATCTCTTTCTCAACTGGTGGATATTTACAATCGTTATTCATAGTAACAGTGCCTTTATCACTGTCTGGTAACAACGCATAATTAGAAGCGTTTGGATCAGTACATCCGTAATATACACATTTTGTTTGGTCATGAACATAACCATAAGAATCTTGCTCGGAAATATTATTTTCTGGTACATTATTGATTTCTAATTTAGTATTACTTTTATCATATATAGAGTCTGCTTGATTTATTATACAAGATGGCGTTGGAGCCTCATAATTTGGACAATCCTTTTCAACTCCTTGAAATATCCATTTTTGATTTTCATATTGTTTATTCAAATTCATTTTACATTGCTCATTTTTCGCATTATTCTTTGCCTCTTCTTCTGCTTTTGCAGCAGCAGCTGCTCGTTCCGCGGCGGCGATTTGTTCTTGTGCAATTTGAAATGCTTGTGCTGCTGATTCACTACACGAATCACCAGTCTTACACTTATTACCGGACCATTTACATTTCAATGGTCCTTTACCACCAGTATGTGCCGCGTGTTGCCATCTACTGTTACAATCGTTTTCATTTCCTCCTTTATTTTTATGGTATCTTCCACAGTTATCTGTTCTCCTTCCAAAATGTGCTCCACAAGATGGCTTAAATGACTCTTTTGTGTCATTTTTTAATACATAATATACGAGTAAAACAGAAAATATAAATATACATATAAAAATGTAATTCTTGTTTACCATTAACTAATAAAATATAAGTTTTCATTGATTAATTTATTTGTCTTCTACTATAGGATATGATGCTGAATTAGCAATTCCACATGCATTTCTTCCACGAATAAGTTTTAAATATCCGGATTCTCCCCAGTTAGTTCCCCAACTGTTTCGTATTATCCAATAATTAAATCCATTTTCTGAACCATATCCAACAATTACAACACCATGATTTGCATTTGCTTTTCTACTTGAACAACCAAAAAACCTTTGTGGGATTAAAATACCATTACTATAAAATTGCCACTCATCTGATGCATCAACCGTTACAGATACTGGTCCAACGTTTGCAACTGCGTCTTCTAAACTATATTCATCACCAGATGGTATATCTACCCAATCAATAATCCTTGGTCCAGAAGATTTTTTTGAAAATTTGCAATTACCATCATGTCCTAAATATGGATATGAATCTTCAGTGTCTACAAAACCATTTTGGTTTTTTATAATATAATCAAATGCATTATCCATCATACCACCTTTACATCCTAAACAACATTTATCATTAATAGTTGTATCATTCTTAACACAATCAATTAAATTTTGTTCACTTAGAGGAACAACTGGTTTTTTATTAAGTATTGCTATTGCACTTTCAATAGAACATATTGTTGAAAAACTCCAACAAGCTCCACAAAGACCTTGATCTTTAATGTTTGCAACTATATTATGTTTTCTCCAATCTATTGAATTAGGTAATGGACCATTATTAATTTTATGTGTTCTTTTATGGATGTTTTTGTTATATAATTTTTGATATTTTTGAAATTCGTCTTTTGTCCAATCGGCAAATGGATTTATAAATAGTTTTTTATTTGAATGTTTTAGTATATTGTGACTATAAATAGTTAATCTGTATGCATATTCTTCAATACTATTATATTTTTTATCATTAAATTTAATAAATTTCGTGAAACTCTTGACAATATTATCAATATCTGAATTCATATGTGCTTTGCACTTATAATGACTAGAACATGTATTTGAAAGTGATTGAGAACAACATAAATTCATATTTTTAAATTCACTACAGATTACATTAACAAAAAGAATAAATAGTTTTTTCATTGTACTATTAGAAATAATAAATAGTGCTTAAATCAACATAAATGTTAAATAATATATTGAAATATGAAAATTGACTCAAATAGTGTAGTATTTATAACTGGAGGTCAACAAGGATTGGGATATGCTAGTGCAAAACATTTATCTTCAAAAGGAGCAAAAATTTTTATTATAGATTTAGATGAAAATAAACTAAAAGAGGCAGCAAATAGTTTGATATCAGTTCATCGTTTTGGTGGATTATCACCTTTTCGTAGCGCCAAGCCAGGTAAATCTCTCGTTAAATATATGGTATGTGATGTTAGTATTCCACAACAAGTTGAAGCTGCAATTAATAAATGCGTAAATGAATTTGGTAAAATTGATGTTGCATTAGCTTGTGCCGGAATTGCAACATATTCTTGTACTTATAATGAAGCATTAAATGCAGAACTAGATCTAAATATTTGTGAAAGAACAATGAAAGTTAATTTTTTCGGTTCTTTGCATTTGGCAAAATATGCTTCAAAAGTAATGTCAAAAAATGTTCCAAATGAAAGAAAAGAAAGAGGTTTAATATGTTTAACATCTTCTATTTGTGCAACAGAAGGATTGAGTGCTTCTACACCATATTCTTGTAGTAAGGCGGCTATAAATGGTATGGTCTTACCAATGTGTCGTGATTTATCACATTTAGGTATTAGGATTAATTCAATTAATGCTGGAACAATTGAAACAAACATGCAAATACAAGGAATCAAAGACGGATATGGTGTTGATGATCCTGAACAAATTAAGAAATTTCAAAAAGATTTTATAGACAGATATTATCCACCAGATACATATAACAATATTGGTCAAGGAACACCTGAAGATTTCGCAAAGTTTGTAGAAAGTATTATTGTAAATCCATTTTTAAATGGTGCTGTTTTAAGGATGGACGGAGGAATGAGAATGTAATCATATTAAAAAAATAGAGATAAATAAATATTATTATGATAAGTAGTATTTCATATGCATTTGTAAGCTTAGTATTTTATTTGTTTTACTGTACATTTATTAAATATATACGCATTTTTCCATTAGTTAATAATGATGAAATTAGTAAAGTTGTATTAATAACTGGTTGTGATACTGGATTTGGTCATAAACTTGCCTATACCGCATCTTCAGCCGGTTTTGAAGTTATTGCTGTATGTAAAACAGAAGAGGGACGTTCTAAATTTATTAAGAATAAAACAGAAAATCCTTCACATACAGTTGTTGCAGATTTGATGAATGAAAAGGATTTGGAACGCGTTGTTAAATTAACTAAGTATGTAATCAAAAATCGAGGATTATATTCAATAATTAATAATGCTGGAATTTGTATTCCGGGTAATATTGATTGGCTTCCAACAGATGTATTCAAAAAAACAATGCGTCTAAATTTTTTTGTTCCAATAGAATTGACATACAAATTGTTACCAGAAATAAAAAAAGCATGTGGTCGTATTATAAATGTAACAAGTGCAAATGCATTAACTAGTTTACCAACAATGTCGCCATATTCAGCTTCAATACAAGCTTTAGAAGCATATTCCGAATCCTTAAGACGTGAAATGTTAAATTTTAATGTTAAAGTCGTGTTAATACAACCAAGTATTATGAATACACCATTTGCATCTACTTTAGCCGAGAAATGGCTAAGCACATTCAAAAGTGCAGATATATCAAGGACAGCATATTATGGTAGTGATTGGTCAAATAAAACACATAATAATATAGTAAGTGTAATAAATAGTGTAAATGCAGATTACAAAGAAACCATATGGGATATCTTGGGTGCTTTAACTGTATCAAATCCACCAGAAAAAATTTTGAGTGGATATTTAGCAAAATGCATTTCTCTGTTTTTGAGTGCAATTCCTGACTATTTCAAAGATAGAATGTTACATTACACTATATATCCATATCATATTCCATTAAAAATTCCACCATATAATACAATTTCTCATATTACTATTATTGTTCAAAATTTAGAGAAATCATTAGACTGGTACGAAAAAATTGGATTTGTTAAAATTGGTTCTAAAATTGATAATTGTCATTTTATGAAAGCAGGTAGTTCTAAATGTTGGAAACCAATGATATTATTGAAAGAAGATATTTGTATGGTTCGTCAAACTTGTAGTTCAAAATTATGTATATATACATGTGATATTCATTCTGTAGTTAAAAGGCTTGAGACACTTAATATTTGTCCTTCTAAAATAAATAGAAACAATAAATATTATTTGGCACATTTTAAAGATCCAGATGGATTTGATGTGTATTTTATAGAATTTATAATGCCATTATACAATATTTTTATGTGCTTTGTTCGATTTTTTTATAAATTAAATGATCCTCAAATGTTTCATTTGACATTAAATATTGACAGTTATAGTAAAGATTATAATGCTTTAAAAATGATAGGATTTACTGATATATTATTCAAATCTCCATATTCAATTAGTATAGGAGATTTTTCAGATTCTAATATAATAGCATTAGTAAAATTACCAAAAGATAAATTTGTGATTACATTAACAAGTTCCAATAATACAAATATTAATAATGAAATCGAATATACATTACCAGATTCAATAAGTATATCAGTAAAAAATGTTGAAAAAAAGATTTTGAATCTAAAAAAATATGGACTTCGTTGTGAACAAGCTTTATTAACCAATTATCCAATATTTGGAAAAGTTTTAGTAGCAAAAGTATATGTAAACGATAATTGTATAGAATTATGTGAATATATTGGTGAATCAACAAACATTTAGAATAATCAAATATACAATCCACAATCAGAATACTAGAAAAATAGTCAGGCTGCTACGCAGCAACACGCGAGGTTTAAAATCCTATTACAAATTATTTTCAAAACTAAAATTTAAAAGAAGAGAATTCTTCTTAACAAGATATGCATTTCTCTCTTCAAGGATTTTAACTGTTAATCTAAGTTCACTAATCTCCTTCCTTAATTTGTTTAACTCTTTTATTATATTTCCAAATCCGAATAGTTTCAATAATCTGCTTTTTTTGGTTAATGAATTATTACAATATTTTTCATTATTTTCTTCATATATATCTAAATCGATTTCATCCATAGTTATGTTATTACAATATTTTTCATTATTTTCTTCATATATATCTAAATCAATTTCATCCATAGTTATGCTGTTAACAATAATATATAATTTATTATATCTTATTATATAAACATTTATGAATTTGCCAATGGATCTAATTGATATAATTTTTTCTTATTTAGGAGAAAAATGTATTATTTGCAATAAAAAATTAAACCCGTGGACTATGATTGGATATCCAACTGTATATTTATGTGATGACAAATGCTTTAAACAAACTTGTATACATCAATAATTTATGATTTAGTGCAAATAAATAATATTTCCTTTATTATCTCTACCGTAAACTTTTCCAGGATTATTTCTTGAATTGCTATCACACCAAGAACGGTCAGTACTTTTAGTTGGTGTTCTTTTACCAGTCGAAAGACAATTATTCACTTGCTTTTCGAAACTTCCATGTTGACCCCATTGCTTCGCTTGAATATCTTTATGTCTTCTATCTTCTATTTCTCTACGTTTTCTCATTTCTTCATCCACACGTTTTCGAATTGCAATTTCTATTTGTTGTCTTATTTTTTCTTCTATTTTTTGCCGTTCTTCCTGTTCAACACGTTTTCTTATTTGTAATTCAAACATTTTTCTTTCTTGTTCTTCCTGTTGTTTTCTTCTTTCCTCTTCTTGTTTTCTTCTTCTTATTTCTTCAGCTTCTCTAAGTCGTCTCATCTCTTCTTCTCTTAACATTCTTTCTTGCTCTTTTTTTTGTTCAGATTTACGTCTATACAAATCCTTACACTGTATTTCCAATTCTTTATCATTTAGCTTACTGCTATTATATTTAGGATTAAAATAACATATCTTATCGTTGGATTTTCGTGTATTCATATCTTTCTTGGACTGACCATGATGTATATCACAACCACGAGTAAACCATGGTCCCGTTGAATGTACACTAATTGAATTATATCCATCAACACCATATACATTATTTGCATAATCTATACATTTATTTGTAATAGTATCTCTATTTACACTCATTATATCAGAAATTCCAAGATGATGTTTACGTAATCCACGTAACGTTTTGCCATCAATGGGATTACATACTACATTTTCTTTAATTGTTTTTTGTGAAAAACTTTCAATATTTTTTGTGTAAGTATTTACTATGATATATGCGATTAATACAAGTAACAATACATAAATAATATATTCACTGTATTTCATTATATTTATATACATTTTTATTTCAATAATTATCAATAAAAAATTAAGAATTTTCATAATATTATTCATTAATTTCTATATTCACTTTCAAATCGTCTTTCACAAAATAACATTCTCCAGACGCAGTCCATTTAATAACTATCGGTAACACTTCAACACCATGTTTTACTGCTTCGAATACAGCATTTCTGTACTTTGGATCGATATTACTCGGTTGAAAAGATGATACATCGGTTCTTTGAATGACATAACATATAATTGTTCTTTTATTTGTGGTTTGCTTTATTTTTGAAAGTTCGTTTATATGTTTTAAAGCTCTTGGACTGATAGTATCAGTTACTTTTTTACGATAACCATCTGGAAAATATGAAATTTTATCATTATATTCATATTTTGATAAATCCATTTTCTTCTTGTCTTTATCTAGACAATCAACATAGTCCGCCTTCGGTGTATGTTTCACTTCTAATATGAATTCAGTATTATTTTCATCAATCCCAGTAAAATCAAAACGAGAATTCATAAAAGTCGTTTGAGTTTTTAACGATTTTATAGAACTTAATGATTTAATTAAATTGTTTTCTAAACATTGTTTAACAATAATTTCTGGTAAAGATGTATCTGTTCCAATATATTGGACATTGTCTTTTTCTTTGACTATTGATATAATTACTTTGAATTTACATTTATTGTTAACTTTATCAATCTTTTTCATTAATACATTTGATCCAGCATTTACAAGTCCACCACAACCAAGTGATGTAGTATGAGCCAATACAATACTACCATCTTGTAGTTTTACATCCGCTACATAAGGAGTCTTACAAGTAGATGATGGTCTCTTCACAACGGTTCCTTGAATTAAATCATCAACACTAAAAAGTTTAGTCATATTTGAATTATTTTATAAAATTTTGATTCTACTAATAGTAATAATCATAAATATTGTTCATTTTTTTGACAACATAAAATAGTATAAATCCTACTTAGTTACTTCTAATATTCAAATATTACAATGTATTCACCAAAATATGTTTTGTATAATATGCTTTTTTACAAAAATATAAATAATTTGCTTATAAATGTTAAACAACCTGATTATATGAATCATATTTCACAAAATCTTCAGGCTATTTTGTCTTATAACAAAGAAGTTTCTGTTATAAATACATATTACACATCAGATAAAGAATTTATTCTTTCTAAACCATTTATATCTGAAAATAATACAGTTTTTACATTTTCTTATATGAATCTTACTAAATCAAATGAGTTTTTTTCACACTATTGGTGGTTCAAATTAAAAAGTTCTGAATCATTTAAAAAAAATAAAATTCAAAATATAGGACAAAAACTGAATAAACACATATTTGAAGAAGCTTTCAATAAATTATCTAGTTATCAACAAAATGAATACAATCAATATGGAAAAAAATTGATATTTGGAGAAGATATTGTAATTTTTGCAGAGAAAAAATACGATGCTTTAAAATGGATATCTAATAAACTTGATATTGATAACACAAAGAGCAATATTGTAATTAGAAGTCCAATTATGTATACAAATATAAATGCTATTCCAGAAAAAGTTGCTGGTATGACATATGTTAAAACAATATCTCCATATCAAGTAATTGAATGGGTAACAAATAAATCTTTTCAAAAAAATCCAAATGGCATCTAATTAAGAATATTATTAAATCAAAAACCATAAAAATGATTGATAATCATATATTATATATACAACTGTATCCAATATGAATATCAAAATGTTTTTCAATTCAAACATTATGAAAAATATATGTTTATTCATTTCTGCATTCTTCTTAACATTTGGTGCCGGTGTTGTTGGAGGATATTTATCAATTATATTTTGTCATAAACTATCAATATTTGATTTACAACCAATACCAATTGCATTATTCTTTTCAAGTTTAGATTGCATATTCAGAAAAAAGATTACAAATCATTTTGTTATTATATTATCACTTTATGCACTAAAAAATAATACACATCTACATTAAAGATGGATTATCAGTAGATGGATCAAACTCTTCAATGTTCATGACTGTCATACTGGAAGTAATATGAGATACATCCTCTTGATGTTGTCCAGTTAAACATCTACTAACGACTAGAACTGCTCCAATCTTTAATCCAAGTTCCCAAGTGTCATTCATTTCACAATAATTCAGTTGAACGACGCCGTTCAGGATATCATCTATATGTAATCTATTCGTACTTTCTTTTTCACCTTTTACAATTATAGTTCTAACATCAGATCTGTATCTAGTCGTTAGATTTAAACCAAGATCAGTAGGACCAAGTTCATTTGAATTTAGATTAATACAATCTTCTGTAGGAAAATTTTGTGCAATAGATATGATTTCTGTTAAAGAATATTTAAGTTTGAAGTATTTAGTGGGATTTTTTATATTTTCTTCATTTTTCTTTAAAAGATTTGATAACGTTAAAAATATGTCATTTGGAATTTGTTCTCTTTTATCGAAAATATAATCCATGATTTCATGGTTGTTTACACTTTTGGTACCATCTTCACCCATGTTTGATGTTTTTTTTGACTTTTTTAGTTGTTTTACTCTTATTTGTATAAGAATCTATAACATAAATAGTATTCATTTTTTTGCAAAATATTTATGTTATGATTTTGCAAACTTTTATTGGTTTTTTACGATATTTTATTTGATTTTTGTATAATCATCGTAAAATAAGTCTACCATCCAGCATAAAGAATGTCTTCCTTTACAATATTTGAATCCTTTAGAAAGTCAATAATACTCTGACGAGTTCCTATTAATTCTGCATTTTTTGCTTTTTCCAACAAATCCAATTTATCACATTTATTAACCAAGAATGTTGGATATGTTTTAAGATGTTCCCATTCATAATTAAGTCTATAATGTTCTAATAATCTTCTTTTACTCATAATTTCATACTTATTTATTGGTACATTTTGGTGTACATATGTAATACAGCAATTATCCCACCATCTTAAAATTTTATTTACACATTTTTCTTCATTCTTATATTTTTCATTAAATTCTTTGCATGTATTTACAAATTTATTTCGATTATAAAGATACAAAATATTCAGAATATCCCAAGGTATTAACATTCTATATTCGTTATTATTTGCAAAATCATTCGAAACATCCATTGCGTCATTCAATTAATGTTATGAATTTATTTCATTTTTTTTGCAAAAATATTTGTGTTATGATTTTGCATTTTTTTATTGGTTTTTTACGGTATTTTATGTGATTTTTGTATAATCATCGTAAAATAAGTATTCAAACATTACGTCTTTTATTGGTGGATTAGATATATAATGATGCGTTGTTTCAAGTAATTTGTTTAAACGTAAATCCCAATTTTCTTTGTTCTTTATTCTTAAAATACCATCTTTACCAGCTTTCCAACAAGATTCTATTTTTTGATTATTAGAATCAACATAACTATCTGGATTAAATCGTATTACTACAATAGGTCTATGAATATTATTTTCACTAAAATCCTGACTTAATTCCATGATTCTCTTGTTTTCACAACTATAATCTCCATGTTTGTGTTTATTTTCATCACATTCTATGATCAATATATGATTCCCTAAGTCGCAAACCATATCGGGTCTCTTATTAGAACATCCTAAATCATATGCCTTATCGTTTACCCAATCAACGTCTGTATGTTGAGTTATAAATTCTACCATCGATAGTTCCTTTGTTTTGTAATTACGTTTTACAGCATATCCTTCTTGAATAGCACAAGTTACGCATAATTTATCGTATTTTCTATTTCCCATTTTTGATTTACATATTCTACAAATTGCAGAACCTTCACATTGAATACATGCTGACCTTTGTCTATTATGTTCGCAAATAGAGCCCCCGCCACAATCTTTACAACGTGACCTTATTCTGTTGTGTTCGCAAATAGAAGCTCCGCTACATTCTTTGCATGTTGACCTTATTCTGTTGTGTTCGCAAATTTCAGCCCCACCACATTCTTTGCATCTTGACTTTCTTCTGTTGTGTTCGCAAATTTGTGAACCACCACATTGAATACATTTTGACCTTTCTCTGTTGTGTTCGCAAATTTGTGAACCACCACATTCTTTGCATCTTGACCTTTGTATATTATGTTCGCAAATTTGTGAACCACTACATTCTTTGCATGTTGACCTTTGTCTTTTGTGTTCGCAAATTTGTGAACCACCACATTCTTTGCATGTTAACCTTTGTCTTTTGTGTTTGCAAATTTCAGCCCCGCCACATGTTGTGCAGCGTTCCTTTCGCTTATTGTGTTGACAATGCCATTTTTTACCACTCCATATTCGAATTTCACCTTTAAATATCCATTTTTCGCCTTTATTCCTTTTTAAATTACAACCGATTTTCCATTCTTTCAAGTTATATTTGTTATTATTTGCAAAAGCACCCGGAATATCCATTGCTTCTCTCAATTTATGTTATGATTTTAGATTTAAACTATTTTATTTCATTTTTTTGCAGTTTTTTTATTGGTTTTTTTTGTTTTTTAGTTGATTTTAACGGAAATTTTGTAATTTTTGCATATTTTTAGTCGATTTGGGGCGTTCCTATAATGAAAAATCTTTAAAAAATTCAAAAAATATGATTTTTTCATATTGTAAAAAGGGGCTGATGTGATTTGTCATAAAAATGGTAAAAAAAGGGCAAAATGGTAAAAAACGATATAATCAGATTATGGGAAACAAAGGGCAAATGGTAAAAAACGATATAATCAGATTATGGGAAACAAAGGGCAAATGGTGGTAAAATGGTCACGAAATGGTCATAAATGGTGGTAAAATAGACTTTTGGGTAAAATGGGGGACTTAGTAAAAGCGCTTTTAGAATCGATGGATATAGCCCCATTTTACCCGAAAGTTAAATTATACTCATTTCTATTATATCTAGCCCTTTCTTTACCAATCTAGCCCGTTTTTACCCAAATTCTAGCCCTTTCTTTACCAATCTAGCCCGTTTTTACCCAAATTCTAGCCCTTTCTTTCCCAAATCCCAGCCCGTTTTTTCCCAAACTCGTTTAAATAGCATTTTCTTTGTTATATACCAATTCGCCCTATCTTACCCATCTCGATTTTTTGTGTTTTTTGTGTTTTTTGTGTTTAAAAGTTAAAGATTTATTGGTTATTAATTATAATGTTTGATTCTATTAAATTGATTCTTAAAGTATTTCAAGAAGCAATACTAATCTATTATTATAGATTCAACAAATATCATGAATTAGAAGGAAATAGTATTCGAAATATATTCTATTTATTTGGACCTACTGGCATTAAAATCGGACAAGTATTGAGCCATCGCATTGATATTTTCAATCCAAATGTGTGCAAAGCTTTATCGGAACTAACAGATAATGTTATTATAAACGATAATAACGATGAAGATGACATATTGAATTATGTTAAAAAGTATATAAATTACGAATCAACACCAATTAGAATTGGTAGTGGTTGCATTGCTGTTACATATTCGTGTGTATTGAAAGATAAACATATACTTTTAAAAGTGAAAAGACAAAATATTGAGAAAAAACTTATTGAATCATATAACAATTTGTATTCAATATTATGGTTTTTTTCAAATTTTGGAATTATTGACTATGATAATAAATTAGAGAAAATCAAAGATACATTACTAAGACAAACTGATTTTGAATTAGAAATAGATGAGCTAGAGTATTTTTATAGTAAATATAAAAACAATAATGAAATAGTAATACCTAAAGTTTATAGACATTTATCAAATGAAACTATTATTGCACAAGAATATCTTATTGGTAAAAGTTTGAAAGATATAAATAGCAAAGAAAGGCTGGAATATGGAAATATATTGTGGAATTTTTCTTATGAAAGTTCTTTTATCGATGGACATTGGCATTCGGATTTGCATAAAGGAAATATTATATTTTTAGATGATAATCGTATTGGAATAATTGATTACGGTTTAACAGGAGTTTTGAATTCTTTTGAAAGAGCTGTTTTGTTAAACTATAATAGTCATATTTTGAAACGTGAATGGCACCAAGCAGCAAGATTGTATGTAACAAAAATGACTGAGAAGAGAATTAGACTGAAGAGGCATGATTTTGTAGATGATATTTCTCAAATACTTGAAAATAATTTCGATTCAGATCCAAATATACCAAAATGTGTTTCGGAACTTGCTACTTGTTCGCGAAAATATGGTACCAACTTTAACAACAAATATGTTCAATTTGAATTAGCATTTTCAACATTTTCTTTCACAATGTCAGAACTAGGATACCCTAATATTTATGATTTTATGAGAAAACAGATTCTTTAATTTTATATTTAAGAAGATTTCTTGTTTTATTACCACCCAAATAGGATTTTATTTTATTCATAGCGTTTGTATTAATACTATAATCGGTACTTCCTCTAGGAATTCTACCTCTAGCACCAGAAGGGTGAGCCATTTGCTCTACTAAAGTTCTTTTAGTTTGCCTTTTAGCAAGATGGTTGTATAATAATCCTAATATATCATGATATCTATATTTTAATGCAATAGAAATAGCGGATTCTTGATTATTATTTTTTAAATCAACATTTGCACCATTATTCAACAATGTTTCTATAATAACTTTGGATATACCGACTTCATAATCATCTCCATGAGATGCTGCTCTTAATAGCGTTTTTACTAGTGGTGTATCTCCATTATTATTTTGTAAATTAATTTTAATACCAGGAATTTTTGTCAAGTTATTAATAGTTTTTTTAATGTCATCAAGTGATTCAAATTGTGCATTACTAATCATATGTAAAACCGTGTTTCCATCATTATTTTGTAAATTAATATTTTCTTCAATTCCCATCTTATTAAATGCATTCAAACCATATCCATCTAGGACCATAGTATTAGTTGCAACATGCAAAGGTGTATTTCCATTATTATTTTGTAAACTAAGCATTTGTTTGTGATTATTATCTTGTTCAAAACGTTTAATTAACATTTTAGCTAGAATTGATCTATCAAATAATACTGCTTGGTGGATAACGTTATTTCCTTGTGAATCGGTGGATAACCAATCTCCATTTCTTTTCCATAAATCTCTAAATATATCTCGACCAGTTTTATTTCTATCACTATGTAATGTTATAGCCAAAAAAATTTCATCTAATGTGGGTTCTGGTAAAACAGGTTGGCTCGGACTTTCTGTATCTGTAATAGGAGATGCGTTACCATCATCAACTCCACCTTTGTATTTATATTTTTTTCTTGATTTTTTATTTGTTCTGAATGCATTTCGTTTTTCTTTGTTTTCTATCAAATAACCGCCTTCTTGTTTTGATGAAGGCATTTGAAAATTTCTTATTGTTTCATCTGAAGGTTTGAAAATATTATTTGATTTTTTTACTGGTTTAAATTTTTTACTTTGTTTTCTAGATTTGAATCCTTGTGTTTTATTATATTTCTTATTTTGTATATTATTAGAAGTATTTTGTACTGCCAATTGTGCGTTTACACTATTTATAGCTTCAGATAATTTCTTTTTATCTTCATATTCTTTTGACAGGTCTAATAGACCTTCAAGAATTTCTTTGTCGTCTGAATCTAAATCTCTAGTAAGTGCTTCTAAATTTTTTTTTGCAAAATTATTTAACCACAGATTGTCACTAACATTATTCATAAGTGCTTGATCTTCAGGAAGAATAATATTAGAATCTAATCTATGTTGAAAATATTCTTCTAAAGGTATAATATTTGGAATAATAGCCCTTGATTCTGGATTATTATCTTGAACATTTGTATTACTTTCCATTATTTTAATGTTTATTATTTTTTATAATCAAGTCAAGTCTAAATCATTTTTAGTCGGACCAAGCGCAAGCTTCATGAAGCTTGGAAGTATTGTTTCTCTTTAATTAGAAACTTTTCATTTGATGTAGATAGTGTTTCCAATTCAGATTTATAAGAAATAACCTTACATCTGGTTTTAAGATTGTTTTATCTTAAATATTTATAAAGACATCTCTGTATATAATGTTAATATGAGTTGTGAGAAGAAAAAGGGATTTATATATAAGATTCAAAGTCCAAAAGGAAAAATTTACATTGGACAAGTTGTTGAATTTTTGAATCGGAGACATAATGGAAAAAGTTTTAAGGAAAAAAAAGGAATTCATGCTAGATGGAGAGAACATATTAGTACTGCAAAGAGAGGAAATAAAAATGGTTCTGTTTGCCTAGGGCGCGCTATCTTAAAATATGGTCACGAAAATATGATTGTTACAGAACTCATGAAAGTTGATATAGACAAATTAGACCTATTTGAAGAGTTTTATATTAAAATGTATAATACTTTATCACCAAATGGGTATAATTTACAAAAAGGCGGTACTTTTACAAAACACAGTAAAGAAACATGTGAGAAGAGAAGTAAGTCGATTAAAAAATTACTTACTAGTCCTGAGAAAAGAGATATTTGGTCTAAAGCAAAAAAAGGAGTAAGACAAAAAACAAAAAGGAAATGTAAAGATCCAATAAACTCGGGTTTACCAAAATATATTTATGTCAAAAGGTCCACACCGAAATTAAAGTCGGGTATAAAAAAAGAATATAAAGCGGTGAGGGTAGAACATCCAAAAGGGAAAAAAACTTTTGGAAAAACATCAAAATATTCATTTAATGAATTGCTAGAACAGGCAAAAGAGTATCTTCAACATTTAGAATCTTTGCCTTAATTTTAGACCATATTTTATATAGCAATTTAGAAAAGCTATTTTATAATCAAGTCAAGTCTAAATCATTTTTAATCGATGTAGACCGTCATAGTTTAATTATAAGAACTTTTTTCCTATATTTTATACCTATCATCCTCCACCTGGCCCCCCTCTTAGTCGTAAAACTACGCTTATCCCCTATGTTTCCATAGGGGGCGGACTGTATCTTAAGGTATATCTGGCTGGTTAAACCATCATTTATACCCGACGACCGTGCGGTCTCTGAAGCAGTGCCATATTCTATCATAATGAACTTAGGCACTTCTGCTACGGATTACCCAATCCTTGAGGTTTTTACGATGAGTTAGGTCATTACCCCACCTATTTTAGAAGGTTTCCCCTCTAAAAGTCGTACTCAAGGCTCTCAGGGCTTCCCCGATTTATAAGCCGTCTTGCATCCTATAAGGATACTAGCCACTGAATTTAAAAAGGATTCTAACTGTTTTCCTCAATGCAGAGCCTTTTACATTGAGCAGGTGACTTTTCCCATCTAGTTTGTTAAATGGAGCGTGGATTCCTTTTGAACGTTATAATCTGCCAATGTTCTTGAGTCTTCCAATTGTTTGCCACTAAATATAAGCCTTTGTTGATCAGGAGGAATTCCCTCTTTATCTTGAATTTTCTGTTTGACATTATCTATCGTATCAGAAGATTCAACATCAAGAGTTATCGTTTTTCCCGTCAACGTTTTAACAAAGATCTGCATGGTATATAAATATATAAGAAATTTGTTTAAATATCATTTTATAATTGGATTTAATTCGTTTTTAATTAGAATACATGTTATTGTTATTTAAATAATTGTAA